AGGTCTGGGTCAAGGTTTCAACGTTGACACTACCAAAGCTGTGTTCGCTGGTGTTCTGGGTGGTAAATACTGTGTGTATATCGACCAGTATGCTCCACAGGACTACTTCACCATTGGTTATAAAGGTGCTAACGAAATTGATGCTGGTATTTACTACGCACCATACGTTGCTCTGACCCCACTGCGTGGTTCCGATCCGAAGAACTTCCAGCCAGTAATGGGCTTCAAAACTCGTTACGGTATTGGTATTAACCCGTTCGCTGATACTGCGGCTCAACAGCCTAAAGGTCGTATCGTTAATGGTATGCCTGATATCACTAACAGCCTGGGTAAAAACGGTTACTTCCGTCGCGTGTTCGTTAAAGGTATCTAATCCTTTTAAAAAATTATGGGAGACTTCGGTCTCCCATTCTTGTTTCTGTACCTTTATAAATAATATTATTATCCACTAAGGAAAAGCGCAATGGCTAAAATCAACGAACTTCTGCGCGAATCAACTACAACGAGCAGCATCCAATATGGTCGTCCGAATCTCGTTGCTTTGACACGCGCTACAACTAAATTAATTTACAGCGATATCATCGCGGAACAACGTACTACACAGCCAGTTGCGGCATTGTACGGTGTCAAATATCTTACCCCAGATAATGAATTCAGCTTCGCAACCGGTGCTACTTATGGTGGTCAAGTAGGTTCTAAAGATAGAGAATCTATTCCTAAGCTGACTTCTAAAGCCCAGAGCATTGCACAGGGCGATTATTTCGTATACGAGAACATTGTTTATAAGGCACTCGAAGCGGACCCCCTGGCGACGACTAGCGCAACAGAGCTAGCTGATGCTCTTAAAGAAGCTTTAATCCTTTTAAAATGCCGTTTAGTTCCGGATGCTGCTAGTACTGCTAAATTCGAAGATAAAGATGTAGAAATCAGCAATGCTGTATTTGAAGTTAATAAGTGGAATGCTCCTGTTAAATCACGTAAGCTTAAAACTTCTCTGACTGTAGAACTTGCACAGGATATGGAAGCCAACGGCTTCGATGCTCCAGCATTCTTAGAAGATTTACTTGCTACTGTCATGGCCGATGAAATTAACAAAGATGTTCTTCAATCATTGATTACCGTTTCTAAGCGTTATAAAGTCCAAGGACTTTGTGAGAATGGTATTATTGATTTGTCTTATGATAATTCACCTGAAGCATCAAGAAAATTGTATGAAGTTGTTTGTGAAATGAACTCTGAAATCCAGAAAACTACTTCATATTCAGGAACATTTGTTGTAGCAAGTTCTCGTGCCGCTGCATTGCTTGCAGGTTCTGGTTGGTTAAAACATCGCCCTGAAGATGACGAATGGCTTCCATCCACCGCATATGGCTATCTGATTAATGGACTGCCTGTTTTCTGTGATGTTAACAGCCCATTAGATTATGTTACAGTTGGTGTTAAAGAAAGTTATGGTGGTAATGAAATCGTAGGTTCTATTTTCTATGCTCCGTACACTGAAGGTCTCGATTTAGACTCTAAAGAGCATGTCGGTGCATTTAAGGTTATTGTTGACCCAGATTCTTTACAGCCATCTATTGCACTGATGGTGCGATACGCATTATCTGCTAACCCATATACTGTAGCCAAAGACGAAAAAGAAGCCCGTATTATTGATGCTACTGATATGGATAAAATGGCTGGCCAATCTAACATGTCATATCTGCTTGGTGTTAAACTTCCACCTATTATCTACGAGGCATAATATGGCCAAGATTAATGATTTAATTTACGAATCAACTTTGACCCAGGCGAACAGCTTGGGTCGTCCTAGCTTGCTGTCTTATACCAAAGCTACAAACAAAAGAATTTTTAAAGCTCTTGTGGCAGAACAACCTACGACACAACCAGTAGCAGCCCTTTATGGTATCAGAGTTCTGAACCCAGAAAATGAAATGACTTATCTGGGTGGTGCTACTTTTGCCGGTCAATTTGGAACGGCCGAACGTGCTGCTGTCCCTGAATTAACTGATCTATCAGGTTATTCTAAAGGCGACTTATTCAAATTTGAATCTGTTATTTTCAAATGCCTTGAAGATAATCCATTTGCCGGAACAACCGAAACAGATTTAGGTGAAGGTGTATCTGAAGCTATTGCAGCCGGGCATATTCGTATGATGTCTGATGCTGCGGTTACTTCTAAATTTGAAAGTAACGCTCCTGAAATTTCTGAAGCAGGCTTCAGAATTGATAAATGGCAGACTAATGTACGTTCACGTAAGCTTAAAACTTCCTTGACAGTAGAACTTGCACAAGATTTAGAAGCGAATGGTTTTAATGCCCCTGATTTCATCGACAATATTTTAGCGATCCAAATGGCAGAAGAAATTAACAAAGATGTTCTTCAGTCACTGATTACTGTTTCTAGTCGATTTAAGGTCCATGGCGTGTCTTCTAAAGGCGTGTTGGATTTAACTGATGCTCTTTATGATAATGCCCAGGATAGAGCTCGTGCACTTTATTACTATATGTGTGAAATGAACTCTGCCGTGCAACGTAATACTTCATTTGCCGGGACTTATGCGGTTGCTAGTTCTCGTTGTGCTGCTATTTTAGCTGCATCTGGTTGGGTAGAAAAGAAAGATGATACTGACCCTCTGGCATATGGCGTGCTTAAAAATGGCCTTCCATTATATGCAGACGTGAATAGTCCTTGTGATTATGTTATCGTGGGTGTTAATGCTGATTTGGGTGATGGGCAGACTGTAGCTTCGCTGTATTACGCGCCTTATATTGAAGGTGCTGATGATATTCAAGAGGAAAGTGATACCCCGGTAGGTTCTCACAAAGTTATCGTGGACCCAGATTCTTTACAACCTGTAGTTTCTCTGTTAAGTCGTTATGCACTGTCTGCAAACCCTTATACAGTGGCTAAAGATGAAAAAGAAGCTCGTATCATTGATGGTGCGGATATGGACAAGATGGCAGGTCAAAGCCAATTGAGTTCTTATCTTGGTGTTAAATTACCACCGTTAGAAAAAGAATAAGGGAGCCATTGGCTCCCTTTTTTCGTATTACTCGTCTGAAATCAGATATTGCCATACATGACGAAGAACGTCTTGAGTGGTTTTGATAATAGCTTTCTTAACTAAATCAGGATTATCAGCCGTTGTCAGAACAATTCCTTCACGTTCAGCCTCTTCCAACAGGTCTTTAACAGTCAGACCCATTACTTTGCCGAAATCTTTAGGACCTGGCTTACCAATCTTGCTCACAACGTTATTAATTCGGTTTACATTGATATATGATTCAAAGTCAAAATAAACTTTATTATCTTGTTCTGTTAACTCAACTTTAGGCTTAATTGGTTTATCAGATTTTGATTTTTCACTGAACTTAGAGTTCTTACACTTAATAGCCACACGAGAGCCATTAGGGAAGAACTTAGGATAACAAGGCTTCAGAACATAACCTTCTGCGATATTATCTTCAGCTACAACGGCTTTCCATACCTGTTTGTTGGCAACAGGAATACCTTCATTTGCAGCCAGCTCGTTATAATCGTTAACTACAACATCGAGCATATTAGGCAACTGAATAAGGTCATCAAACTTACCACGACCAAGCAGTGGAGCCATCTTGAACCCAAATGTATTACAGATGGTTTCCATCATATAATCGTCTACGAACTGATTCGTGCCTTCAGCGGTCTTGACCAGGATATCGAAGACATAAAAATCTTTCTCGCCATAATCGACGCCTTTCTGAATTCCACCACCAGCAAACTCACCGAAAACCTGCATCGACGAGCCTTCTTTAATAGTGTGTTGAACAGCTTTGATACTGTCATTGTATTTCTTCAGGACAATTTCGTAACCAAAGAAATCTTCACCTGCTAAGATAGGACCAGTGCGCTTCGCGCATGTGACTGCGTCACGTTCAATTATGATAGAGAAGTTTGTACCGTGAATCTTCTCACGTGCTACCCATGGTTCGGTTACATCAAAACCTGCATTACGAATCTTCTCAATGAACTTACCATTGTAGTGGTTCTCAAGACTAGAATATTTCTCAAACATATATTACCTTATAAATATCATTATAAATTAGAAAGAGAGTAACTAATCTTCTTACCACCAATCACTCTCAACTTGTAAACCATTATACCTAATATATCACAAAAATTCTTAAAGCATATTAGAAAACAATTTCGACCCAATCGCCATCGCGTTGGTCGTGTTTCCAATTCACCATTACACCGTCATCTTGCATCCATTTAGTTAACTGGTCTTTGTATTTCTTTGCCAGGGCTGATGGGTACCAGTTAAATTGACGTTTACCTTTCTTAGCTTGGGCCAGGAATTCCTGTTCAACTTCATCTTTCGCTTGTTTCAGCTCATCTGTAGCGACAGCGTCCGCCAGGGCACCGTAATGAGTCGCCAATGATGTAATACGTGTCTCTTTAGTAGACGGCTTCAGACCGCCAATAGGATGGCCTGTCTCATCCCAACCTTGGATACGACGTTCATTTTTAAACTGTTCTGATGGAAACATTGGATCACGCATTATACCCTCTCATCTTTTCAACTAATTTTGTGTGGTCTGTGATGTACCGTTTGCGATAAACTACTTTCTCACGGTTCTTTGCACGCTCTTTTGCTTTTTCAACTTTCATCCATTCTTGCATAGCTTCCTTAGCACTGATACCAAACTGCTTGGCGATGTCAATAAAAGTAACACCGTTTTCGTGCATCATATGAATCTTTAATGCTTGCATGACTAGCCTCATTTGTTTATGATGAGGCTATTAAATCATGTGTTTTTTAAAGCAAGAAATTTCTTAGTGGTAGGAAGGCTGAGACTGTAGGACATAGCGGACCGAAGCCCGCCATAAAATTATTTGAGTGTTACGAAAGATGAGTTGCGTGTTTCTCTAACAAGAATAGAACCATCTCTATAAATGTAGTAGAGTAAGCTGAATAGCGTTTGGTGCGCGCTAGGATGAGGGAAGCTGGTAGGTCGAGATTTCCAATCCGGAGTCTCTTTAATCCATTGGTAAATCCACCAAGGTAGAGTTACATAGCCTGGATTTTTGCCCATCAGAATAAGATGAGGGCTAAAGTCGGCTGGTAATTTAAACAAATCAGTCTTATTAGACTTTTCGGATTCGATAATTTGTCCAATAGCTTCTTTAAGTTTAACTTCGTCAACAGGTTGGACAGGTGATTCAATTACCTGTCCTTCATCAGTTACCGTAATGACGGCGTCACCAATTGGGGCACTTGGAATAAATGGCGTATCAATAGTAGTTTCTGCTTTGACGTCACGAACAACAGGTTGTTCAGATGGAGCATCGAATAACAGAACCGCTTCTTCTTTAGCTTCGGTTTCACCTTCAATATGAGCTTTAGCACCACTGATTTCATCATCGGCGTCAATCAAATCACTGATACTTAATCCACCTTCCACTTCATCAACTGGCTCAGCGGCTAGTTCTTTAAGACCGGCTTCGATGTCAAGTACTAGATTATCAAAACCTTTAGATTTTTTGAGTTGAAGGCCAAACTGTTCTGCATATTCAATAAGTTTAGCCTTAGCTTCTTTTTTATCGTCTAATTGACGGAGTTCTTCAATATACTGGTGGTCCATAATCATTCTCTTTTCTAGTGTATAAATATGTATGTATTTATAACTAGAGAATACCCTCATGCAAATTAAAGTTCATTTTGAAAATTTTAGTCATGTACGTATTGAGTGCGATGAATCCACTTTCTACGAACTAAGAGACTATTTCTCATTCGAAGCCGACGGCTATAAGTTTAACCCTAAGTTCAAATATGGTCAGTGGGACGGGAGAATTCGTCTTCTTGATTACAACCGTATGTTACCGTATGGTCTAGTTCCACAGATGCGTAAATTCGCAGACCAATTCGAATACGAATTGTGGGTTGACCCTAAAATCACAGAGAAAGAAGAAATCACTCGTGAAGGGTTTGATTCATGGTTATCTGAACTAGAAATTTATTCAGGTTCAACTAAGATTGAGCCTCATTGGTATCAAAAAGACGCTGTGTTCACTGGCTTGACCAACAGACGTAATATCCTGAATTTACCTACATCTGCAGGTAAATCGTTAATACAGGCACTCCTGAGTCGTTATTACGTAGAGAACTATGAAGGTAAAATTCTTATCTTAGTTCCTACTACTGCACTCGTCGACCAGATGATAAATGACTTTGCCGATTATCGTTTATTCGGTAAACAACATATGCTCGGTATTCGCGCTGGTACTAAGCGTGATTCAGATGCAATGATTTATGTCAGTACTTATCAAACTGCAATTAAACAGCCTAAAGAATGGTTTGCTCAGTTCGGCTTATTCATGAATGACGAATGTCACTTAGCGACAGGTAAAAGTATTTCTACCATTATTGAAGGTTTAACGAACTGTATGTTTAAGTTCGGTCTTTCAGGTTCACTGAAAGATGGCAAAGCCAACCTTATGCAATATATGGGCCTGTTCGGTGATATCTTCCGTCCGGTATCAACTTCACAGTTAATGGATGAAGGCGCTGTTACCGACCTTAAAATTAACTCAATATTCCTTCGTTATCCGGATGAATTCTGCGTTAAAATGAAAGGTAAGGACTACCAAACCGAAATCAAAGTTATTACCAAAGCAGACCGTAGAAATAAATGGGTTGCTAATCTCGCTGCTAAATTGGCAAAGAAAGATGAAAACGTGTTCTTGATGTTTAAGAATATCGAACATGGTAAAAAATTGGTAGAGTTGGTTAAAGAGGCCGGTGCAGAAAAAGTCTATTACGTTTCAGGTGAAGTCACTACTGAAGTTCGTAACGCTTTAAAAGAAATGGCCGAAAACGGCAAAGGTATTGTTGTGGTTGCGTCGTATGGCGTATTTTCTACAGGTATCAGCGTTAAAAACTTACACCATGTAATTTTTGCACATCCGGTTAAATCTAAAATTATTGTTCTCCAGACTATTGGTCGTGTTCTTCGTAAACATACTAGTAAGAAAGTTGCTCAGGTCTGGGACATTATCGATGATATGGGTGTTAAACCTAAATCAGCAACAGCCAAGAAAAAATATGTTCATTTAAATTATGCATTAAAACATGCTCTTGAACGTATCCAGCGTTATGCTGACGAACAATTCAACTATGTAATGAAACAGGTAGAAATCTAATGAAATCATTTGCCGATATTATCTATGAAGCCAGTATTGAAGGCTTTATGTCTAAGATTGGCTCTTGTCAGACCTTGGACGGTCTGAAGGAGCTTGAAAAATATTACAAAACTCGTGTTAAAGAAACTGATTTAAAAGATTCTGACGATATCAGCATCAGAGATGCTTTAGAAGGTAAGAAAGTAGAACTTACTTCTATCGATGATGAGGAAGAAGAGGAATTTTAATACAAAAAAGCCCCAACCAAAAGGAAGGGGCAAGACCAACAAGTTGGTTATCTCACTAGATTAAAAGCTGAGTCTCGTTTAACTGCTCTTCGGCAGATTCCGTTACCGGTAAACTTTCAGCATAATTATAACATTGGCCAGGATGGCATGGGCCTCGGTCTGATTCAACAACCAATGCATCGTCGATTGGCGTTTTACAGACAACACAAATCTGCGACATGATTGTCTCCTTAGTTGTTTGTATATGTTTATTTATTACGTTTTAAAGCCGCATTAATAAATTCTTGGAATTTACGCATACGTTCTTCAGATGGTTTAGGGCGCTTATTAATTAAGCCTACTTTACGACATGGCATTATTTTTCACCTGCTTCGAATTTACGGATGTCTAACATCGTTTTCAGTGAGAATCCACGAGCCTTGATTGCATCAAGTGCTGAACTACAAAAATCTTGCAACAATCCCCAATACTGCATTTGAGTATCAAGTTTTAAGATGCTTGAATCTGCAGCCATCACAGTCTTCATTTCAGTAGGCGTATATTGGTCCATACAGACTTCTTCGCCAGGCTCACTTCTTCCGGAATAGAAATCTAAACGCTTTTTAGATGCAGATTTTTTCTGAATCTCGATACGCATAATTTCTTTCTTACAATTACTATACAGACGTAACCACTTACTGTGTAACAGCACGTTGTGCTGTACTTCATATTGTAATTTCGTCCCGTCGATAACTAAATCTTTATCTAACTCTTCTTGGAACGCCTCTAATTTAAATTCTAGTGCCATAATGTTTCCTGTTGTTTAACCCATAGACCCATTATAACACAAGGCCTATGGACAGCAATTAACCACCACTTCTGAGCTGGATTCTAATTTGCTCTAAAGTATCCGGGTCATCGACTATTGAAAAGCGAACCGTAACAATTATTGAGTTGTCATCATAGATTGGCGTCACTTGAACACCCAATTGAGACACTCTTGGCTCGAAGTTTTTAATAGCAGAAACAATATTACGCTGAATAGTATCGGCCACTAGAGGAGTCATGTTTTCAAAAAGCTGGTCCGTTATATCACAACCAAATTCAGGTTGGAAAGGGCGTGAGCCCTTTCTTGTAGTAACGATACCGAGAATACTATTTTTAACTGCACGTGCGCCTACTACTTTAGCAACATCATAACGATAGTCTTTCTGCATATTAGGCGACAGATCTGAGTACATTTTATTGATGTTCATTATATCAACTTAAAGAACTCTTTAAGCCCCTTGACAACATGAATTTCGTTATGGCCGCACTCACAAGAGATAGGCACTGCTAATTGGACTTGTGGTTCAGTCAAATGAGCGAAAATCTTTTCAATATCTTCTACTGTGATAGCAGAATAAAGATCATTTACTTCTTCATCTGATAAGTCATCAGGGAAGATTTCGACATCATCAGTGGTAACAATAGAATGAATGCATTCTGCTACGGTTTGGGCTTTGTATTTGTCTTGGAAGATATTAGGCCATCTGAATCTAATTTTGAAGTTAGTAAAGGCCCAGACAACGTCCCTGGCTTCTGTAGTACTCGCCTGAATAAGATTCATTGGAACCATTTGTTCCCGCCCACAGGCGCAATGCCATGGACGTTCTACGTTAACTTCACCTAATGATTGGGCCCACAGCTTAACCAGCAGTAATTCTCCTTCATGGCGAGGGAGTTCAGGGGCGTCTGTACATTTCTTAAACAGTTCTAAAATTTCTTCTTCAAGTCGCCCTTCGAGTTTTGCCTTTAAAAGGTCTTTATATTCACGTAAAGTGAATGCACGACAATTGATGGTCTTATCACCAATCTTCGTCACAAAATTATAGTTCATAGTTGGCTCCTTAATAAGCGTATTTATAAATACACGAAAGGAGATACTATGGCAAATATAATCAGATGTACTATGCCAGATGGTGTCCATCGTTTCAAACCGTTTACAGTCTCAGACTACAGAGATTTCTTATTGGTCCGAAATGATATGGATAACTATCCGGAAGACGAACAACAAAAATTAATGGATGAACTGCTAGCAGATTATTTCGGAGATTATCCTGAAAGTTGGCGCCCATATCTTTTCATCCAAGTATTCACAGCTTCTATTGGTAAGACTAAAATTCCAGTTGCATTTGAATGTAACGAATGCGGTGCTTCAAAACAACGCCTTTTTAACTTGGCGCTTCCTCCACTAAAAGAACCTGAACTAGAAACAGCTGGGGTTAAGATAAAATTTAAATTCCCTGATAAAGATTATGAAGACAAGACCCAAATGATTTTAGAAAATATAAAGTCGGTCGAAGATTCAGACGGTGAATATAAGTGGGAAGACATACCGGAAGAAACACAAATCCAGGTTATTGACGCTATAGATTTAGAATCTTTAGAGAAGCTTATAACTGAAATGAAACCATTCCATATTAAGTTCAAATATGGTTGTTGTACACAGCATGTTGCTTATTATGATAAAATGGTGGATATTTTCAAAATACTTTTAAACCCTAGTGAAGTATTTAGTTTTTATCAAATAAATCATCTGTTAGTAAAAAGCCACTACACATTAGATAGCATAATGTCTATGCTTCCAATTGAAAGAAATATCGCGTTATCCCTAGTAGAAAAGGACCTTAAATGACTAACAAATCTATACAACGTGAAGGTTATCCTAATATAAGCATAAAGCTTTATCAGGACTATGATGCATGGCAAACTAACCGTTTTGTAGAGTTAGCTGCAACCTTTACTACATTAACAATGAGAGACGGGCTTAATGGTATTAATGAAGGATTACTTCAATTTTATGATGCCAAAAACCTCCATACTAAAATGGATGGCGAACAGATAATCCAGATATCTGTCGGTAATGCAAACTCTCAAAGAACACAAACAAGAATTTATGGCTGTAAACACTTTGCTGTTGGCGTCGACTCTAAAGGCGATAATATTATTACAATCCAACTTGCAACTATTCATTCTTTAGAGAACCTTAAATTTGGTCGAATGTTTTTCCCATCTGTCCAAGAAACACTTATTGAAATGCTTGGCGTCATTTACCAAGACCGTACATTACTTACTCCTCCAGTGAATGGAATTAACGTGTATGTGCCTAATGTCCCTTGGTGTGACAATATAAACCGTTATATGGCCTTCGTCCGTGAAATGGGACTTGCTGTTGAAAGTGACCAATTCGTATTTTGTTGGGAAGATATCGATGGTATAGAAATCATGGACTACCAATATATGATTGAACAGGAGCCATTGAAATTCGCAGTGGGCGAGCCAAGGCTTATTGGTCAATATGTCCAAGATTTAGAAATGCCTATTGCATTTGATTTTGAATGGATGACTAAGGCCAACCAACATACTAAAAAGCCGTATCAGAACGCTACTTTATATGCTCATTCATTTTTAGACAAAAACGCTACGCGTGTAACATTCGGTGAAGGTCAGAACAGTATATTTGTTTCACGTTCAGGCGCATACGCAGAAGCAACGTATCGAAATGGCTATGAAGAAGCTAACCGTATTATTACAATGTCTCAATATGACGGTTATGCAAAGTGCAAAGTATTCGGTAACTTTGAAGTAACTCCTGGTGATAAGATTAATTTCTACGACCCTAAGAATCAATTCCAATTTGATTTTTACGTAGACGAAGTTATTCACGAAATAAGTAATAACACATCTATCACTAACATCTACATGTTTACGAATGGTACTCCAATCAAAGTTGAAGAAGTGCCTAAGGTTAAAAATGAACTTAAAACTTATTCTCCCGACGAAGAAAATACTGATGAATCAGAAGGAAATCAGTATTCCAAAACTAGGCTTAAAACATCATAATTTAGTTAAAGATGAAAAAGACCCTGTAAAGGCTCTTCGCATGATTATGCGAACTATTCATCCTGATTTAGATGCGGCCGAAACTGATTTTGTATCTTTACATCTTTTAGAATTCAATGGTAAATTAAAGAGTGAAGTTGTTAAAGATGGCTTTACTTATCGTTTAGCTGATGTTTATATTTGCCAAAGACTTGAATTCCAATACCAAGGAAATACTTTCAAATTTAGGTCACATAAACCGTTTGAAACGTTTGGGCCTGTCGATGCGGTTTTGCAAACTCTTTATCTCGGCGATGACGTACCAGATTTTCTGGATATGCCTGCTTTCGTAGCTAAATGGGCAGATGATATAACAAGCACTGTAGCTATTCCTGGTCCTAATGGCCCTATTAAAGGAATGCTTGAAATAATGGACCTTTTAAATGTCGAATAAATCTGAACAACAGAGTTTTCGTCGTAGAAAGATTATTGAAGAGTCGGCTCCTCAGCGTCGTGCTGAGGCCCTGGCTTCCACTCAAAACGACGAATTAAGTAATATTGGTTCTCAGCTACAAGACGTCCAGGCGGCCACAGAGATGGTCGCTGAAGGCATTGAACAACAAACCGGAGTAATACAAACATCATTAGACAAAATTGGTAAAAAGGTTGATGATGTCGAGGCCGGTGTAGAACTTGTAGCAGAATCATCCGAATCAACTGCAGCAGCGGCTAATGAAACTTCTGCAGCTGCAAAAGCTATTTCAAATAAGTTGGCAAAACTTTCTGAAATGCTTTCTGCTAAATTTAGTGCAGACCCTAGTCGTGTTCCACAGGCAACTGAAACTGCAGTGGCTGCAGTAGAATCTAATATGCCTATGCCGGTTGAAGAACCAAAGCTTAGAGAACTGTTAGAAAAATTAATCCCTGGTGATGCGCCTGCTGAAGATGCTCCATTCCTTCCTCCTGTAAATCAGCCACAGGAAGAAGAACAGAAGCAAGATAAACCGTCTAAACAACCTCCTGAAGGTAGTAAATTAGATGATCTTTTGAAAACAACTAAAAAGGGTTTTAGTGCTATTGTAAGTGTTACTGACCGAATTGCCGGAATGCTTTTCAAATACACTATTACGGCTGTAGCACAGGCTGCTAAATTCGCCGGGATGTTATTAGCATTAGTTGTTGGTATCGATATGATTCAAGTTTATTTCCAGTACTTCATGAAAGAATTTAATAAGTCATGGGATGAATTTGATAAGAAATTCGAAAAATGGGGTCCATTGATATCAGACCTTTTAGTGATGACCAAAAACGTGTCTAAAATGTTTGACGAAGGTAACTGGTTTAAATTAGCCGAAGCTATTGTCAAAGGCATGGTTAAGCTTACCTTGAATATGGCTGATATCTTAATGCTTGGTATTGGTAAATTAACGGCATCATTATTACGTTCTCTTGGTTTTGATGAAACCGCTGATAATATCGAAGGTGGCGCATTAATGACATACCAGCAGAATTCTGGTGCTGCATTAAGTGAAGAAGACCAAACCACTCTTGCTAAATATCAAGATAGAAAAGATGCTGAAGCATATGAAGCCAAAGTAGAATTTAATAGCAGATTCAAAGGTAAAGATGAAGGTCTTAAAGAGGCTCAAAGATACGGAACTGTAACAAAAGAAACCGCTCAAGAAATTAAAGCTGGTAAAGTCGATTCTTCTTTCCGTGATTTACCCGAATCTCAACGTCTTGAAATAATTAAAAAGCGTAATGAGACCGAAGCCGCAGCGCGCCGCTTGGTTAATAGAGCTGAAGAAATTATGTCACCTGACGAAAGAGATAAAGAGAACTTTAAGAAAGAAAAAGAGCGTGTTGACACTCTTCTTAAAGACCCTGCTATTAAGCAAGATCCGGCCCTTCAGTCATTGATAAAGAAAATAGATTTGAACGCTAAGAAATTCGATAAGGTCCCTGTCCAGGCACAACCTCCTGAACAAAAAGAAGAAACTATTCAGGCTAAACAAGTTATGGAACGCCAGAGGGCTAAAGAAGCTCAGAAAAATACCGCTAATGATGGTAAACTTGGGAATCTTATTCAACAAGTTAACGTTCAGAAAAATAATAAGACAATGTATACTATGCCTGCTCAAACCTCTATAGCAGACCCGGGTATGCATCGTTCTGTAAATGTGAACTAAGGAATTAATATGCAGGTAAAAGAATTAACAGACGTAGTAGGCGGTTGGAATACCGGTGAAAAAATATCCGCCGGGCAATCTAAAATCGCTCCTATCCAAAAGACCATAAGTGCTCAATATCCTGCAGAACGTTCTTCTGGTAATGATTCTACCGGTGATTTTAGAGTTTCTGATCTTTATAAAAATGGGCTGTTATTTACAGCCTATGATTATTCGGCCAGAACAACACCTGATATGAGGTCATTAAGAGAACAGTTCCAAAGAGGATTAGGTAGTGGTAACTTCAATCCATTAAAAAACTTTATTAGTGGGTCATATACAACAGACAAGTTTAATAGTACTCCGGTCGCCAACTTGTTATTACCACGTTCTAAGTCAGACACCGATTCTGTTAGTCATCGCTTTAATGATGTCGGTGAATCGCTTATTACTAAAGGTGGTAATTCAGCCACAGGTATTTTGAGTAACGTTGCCTCTACATCAGTGTTTGGTGCGATAGAAAGTATTACCCAAGGCGTAATGGCTGATAATGGTGAACAAATTTATACTACAGCTCGTAGTATGTATGCCGGTCCAGATAACCGTACTAAAGTATTTACGTGGGAATTAACTCCACGTAACGTACAAGACCTTATTCAAATTATCAAAATATACGAAGTCTTTAATTACTTCTCTTACGGTGAAACAGGTAACTCTGCATTTGCCGAAGACCTTAAAGAGAAAATAGATTCTTGGTATAAGTCGACCTTCTTTAAAAAAGAAGCTATCGAATCATTTGATGGTCAATTAGTAGGTGAACAGATTACTTCATTCCTTTCTAAGGTTATTGTTGTAAGTAACCCTACAGTATGGTTTATTCGAAACTTTGGTACTACGAGTTCATTTGATGGGCGTGCTGATATATTTGGACCGTGTCAAATCCAAAGTATAAGATTCGATAAAACTCCTGATGGTAATTTCAATGGATTGGCAGTAGCTCCTAACTTACCTAACACGTTTGTTCTGGAAATTACTTTCCGTGAAATCCTTACTCTTAACCGTGGTAATTTATATATGGGTGGTATTCAATAATGTTTACATTACAAGAATTCCAAAACCAGGCAGCTAATATAGATTTCCAACGTAATAACCTGTTCAGCGTGGTCTTCGCGACCACGCCTTCTTCTAAATCACAGGCATTACTTGATCAGTTTGGTGGTGCTTTGTTTAATAACCTTCCTGTTGATACTGATTTCTTTGGTATTACACAGGGCGAAATTACTCAAGGAATAACTACATTAGTTACTGCTGGTACACAACAATTGATTAGAAAATCTGGTGTAAGTAAATACCTTATAGGAGCGATGACCAATAGGGTTATACAGAGTTTATTAGGTGAGTTTGAAGTAGGAACTTATTTGTTGGACTTCTTTAATATGGCGTATCCTACCGCAGGTTTAATGGTTCACACTGTAAAAGTTCCAGACAACCAGTTGAATCATGAAATGGATTTAAACCATAATGCGCCTAACATTAAAATAACTGGCAGAGAATATTCGCCGTTTGTTTTAAGTTTCCGTATGGACTCTGAAGCTTCTAACTATAGGGCATTTAACGATTGGGTTAACGCTGTACAAGATCCGGTCACAGGATTACGTGCACTGCCTGAAGATGTTGAAGCTGATATCCAAGTTAACTTGCATGCTCGCAATGGGCTTCCACATACTGTCATAATGTTGCAAGGATGTGTCCCTGTGGGCGTCAGCGCCCCTGAATTAACATACGAAGGTGATAATACTATTACTACTTTTGATGTCACCTTCGCGTACAGGGTGATGTCTACCGGCGCCGTAGGAAAACAAGCAGCAATTGAATGGCTTGAAGATAAAACTATTAACTCTATTACTCAAATTAATGGTGAACGTTCGTTGAGCTCTCAATTAGCCGGATTAAGCAGACTATCAGGTGCTCAGTCAGGAATGACTAACTTACTTAATGGATTTGGTAGTGGTGGGCTGAACGCCGGAATAGGAAGGATAGTTGGGACCGGGACTAGCAGGTTATTCTAACGAAAAAGGGAGAGCAAAAGCTCTCCCTTAGGGGTTTATTTACGGAAGCCTAAGAACGCAGGGATGGTAATGTCTGGCTCAGGAAGTTCATCAGCCGAGTTGAAAGTATCAAATGAATCAATGTCAATAAAGACATCAATTACTACTGGTGCTTCACTTTCAAATTGGCCTGTAATAATACCAGTGAAGATATTATCGGTATGCTCTTCATTTACGAAGTTTGCCACTGGACGGATGTTGAACTGAGCCTTTTCACCAAACACTTTACGAAGTTCTGACACAACTTTTTCATTGAAAGCCGCGTCTACTGGACGTACATCTTCAACATAAGCTTCTTTACCATTTACTCGAATGAATGAACGCATTTTGATATCCTCACTTGTGATTGAGATTACATCATAACACGTTCATTCGAGCTTGTAAACTACTCTACAAATTTAGGTGGAGTATCTTCAATGTCGATGAAGGAAGCAAGCAATCCAAGACCTACAGCAGTTGATTTAACGAATTTACTGAAGTCTACTGCGACCGGTTCAACTTCGTCCATGTCCATAGCAACCAGTTCACCCGTTTCTAAAAGAGCATCGCCATCATAGACAACCATGGATTCGTTCAGTGCATCAGAGGTCATTACTTCTGCCTGGATGAATTTCTGGTTATCATAGATTAAGCCGTCTGAATAAGAAGCATCTGTGATCTTATTAATCTGGAGCATAGTACCACGCGGAAGAATAACTTCCATTTCACCAGACATATTGCTCAGGTCGCCAGGATAAACAACATTAACCTTATGTGCACCATCGATAGCCCATCCTAATGAAACACGTGTACGTTCATACTGAAGGACATCTTGTGCCGCATGATATTCATCATTAAGACCAAGGTCGGCGTTAGTAGGTAAATCCATTTTAACCGTTTCAGCGCTGTTATCAGGTCGGTTCAGAACAGCACGAGTATTATCTGATGCCATTGCTACTGCTTGATTACCTTTCCAACCACCAAAGATAATTGGGGCTAATGAAGTAGAAACAAAGTTACGGAAATAGAATACACGGTTCTTAACGAGAGCTTCAAAAATAGGCTTACGGACAGTTTGTGAACGCCATAATGTCAGGCCTTCTGGTAAACGATCACCTCTCTTGAAAGCATCATCAAGATTTTTAATGGCCGTAGTAACTTCTTTTTCTGTTAATGTATCATAATTAGCAGCATCATAACGACCTAAAAGCATATTATTAATATCGGAATAACCTGAACCGACATATTCTTTAATGCCACGTTTTTCGGCATTAGTATATTGAAGAGGGGTACGGGTTCTCGTAATTGTTTCAATAGAAGATGAAACGTTCTTTGCATAGCCCTGAAGAGCAGCTTTAATCATTTTAGTACGTTCGATATTCCAAAGATTATAAGCCATTTCTTCTTTATCTTTCTGCTCAAGATATTGCGGAACTCGTGTCATAATATGTTCCATTGCTTCATGTTTGCGTTCTTCAAGTGTATCAAGAAGGGTTTGAACATAAGCCTGCATACTTTCAACAGATGTTAAAGGCGCATTGCCAATACGGAATTGAAGATCTTTAGTAAATCTTTCTTCAAACTTATCGCGTTGAGACAATTTTACCTTAACTAAACTGCTCAAATAAGTCGATGCACCGGTAGCAGCCAAACTAGCAGAATGTAAACGAGCTGCCTTAGAGCTAATAGAATCTTTAATCTGTTGTGCTTCTGGGATTTCCGGTGCAGTAGCAGGTTTGCTGAATTCTGCAGCAGAAGCTTCATATTCTTCAAATTTCTCTGGGTCGTGAATAATTTCAGAAGTCAATGATTGACTTGCCGCAACCTGACGACGAGAAATCTTAGTACGAGTTACAACAGCCCGGTCATTACGTTTTTCTTCTACGGCAGCAATAGAACCAGCAATAGCAGTTTCTTTAGTTACCTGTACGCCTTCTTTCTTGCTTACATATACTTCACCGACTTCAGAATCAACGCGGGTATAAAGGTCTGGATTAATACCAGGCATACCAGCGATATCATCAATACGAGCGTTCTTACGAACTACCAGGACGTATGTATGCTTGCCAGTAAATTGGAACATACTCGGGACTACTTTAAAACGTCCACCGGTCTTCTGCATAACAAGACGAGAAAGAACACGTTGGACAATAGGACCTTGGCCTTTCATTTTCTTAGTAGGGAAGCGGAACATAATCGCATCCATACGCAGCTTTTTGACTTGAGCATATACGGTATCAAAGATGGTATTAACGGCGTTAATAGGTTCAGGGCCAAGACCACCTTTAAGTTCAGCTGGAGTTCCTTTAGCAGATAAGCTCATCAAGATAACATGGGCATATTTATCGCCAAGCTTAACTTGTTTAATAGCATCGCCTTCGGAAACATAAGAAACCATACGAGCTACTAATTGTGAGTCTACATCACCAATTTTCCAAATTTGTGGTACTTTAAGTTTTGGGTTCAAGTTTACAACAGGCATTGTGCCTTCTGACTCGAACACCTCATTGAGTTGTTCAGACATAATTATTCCTCTTATTAGTTGTCTGTATTTATGCCCAAAAGGAGCCTTAGGGCTCCTTACCAAAGTGGTAATAATGTACGATAGACCTCAAAGCCTGGAGCTTTTTCGTGTGCATCAAACGTAGCATTAAAATTTTCCCATTGAGTTGGATTATCAAACTCAAGAATAATCTGGGAACAAGAGGTGGAGATATCTCCACCTTCTTTACGTGCAATTACAACTGTTTCAAGATATGCTTTCATAGTCCTGTCTGGTCCCATGAACCAAATACATCTTCAAATGTATCTGCGCTTGTTTTATCAAAACGGAAGCCTTTAATAATCGGAAGGAAAATGCCTACAGTTCCGTCACGACCCTTAGAGTGTACCCAACCATTACATTCGCAATCGGCAATGCGACCAACTAGATTACCTTCTAAGGCCTCTTTCATCAGTCGTTCACGATCTAAAGCATCACGTTCATCGATTGGAATATCAACCCACTTACCTTTGACCTTAACACGAGTCGTATCTTTAAATCCAGAACCACAATCTGAAGTAATTTTTCCGCACAGTGATTTAAGCTCAACACCACCAAGTTTATTTGGGTCTTTAGAGTGTGGATAGAAGCCGACGATTTCCATTGCAATGTCGATAACTTCTTTGAACTTGATAAGGTTCTTAGAACGTTTGTTTTCCCAGAAGGAACCCATGTTCTTAAGAATAATGCCTTCTAAACCTTGGTCTACATATTTCTTATAGACTTCACGAGCTTCTTTAAGACTATAAACCCACTGGTTTTCAATCAAAATAACTGAATCAAAACCATGAAGAGCAACACCTTCAGCAATCATTGTTTCCAGAGCACGGAAGCGAACGTCATAAGCAAAGCCAGGTTTTTCACCTTCAGAGTAAACAACATCTAATGGAACATAGTCCCATGCCTGGAGTTTCATTCCAGATGCTTCAACCTGGGAGATTGTACCCTTCAATGATTTGTTTGCCAGTCCATTTGAAGTAGAACGGTCTACATTCTGGAATTCAGCAGCCTTACTCAATTCTTCAGGTTCTTCGAACATACCGAACAGGTCATTATCAGCTTTAGGTTCAACCTTAGGAGCATGATAAACCAGTTCGCCGTCAATCATTACACCAGAAGGATGACGCTTACGAGCATCCTCAGTAATAACCATTAACTCTTCTGCAAGCTTACGAAGACCTTTGTATTCGTTGCCTGCACGAGAAAAGAACTTAACACCGTCATCAGTTACTTCAGCGAAACAACGAGCACCATCAGCTTTTAACTGGGCGAATGCAGGCCATTTGATATGTTTTTCAATTAACTTTTCATCATATGATGAAGCCAACATCTGAGGCTGTTCTGGGATACAATTCTTCCAGATTTTATTTGCGATAGTAGGACCTGTACCACATTCAAGGTCACGCATTAATACACGACGAATAACTTCGGCATCACCTTCAGAAGTCTGAGATAATGCAATTTCAAGTTTTTCGATAGCCGCATTACCGGTTATAACCCGTTTAGCCAGCTTTTCTTCAAGCATATAAAGCATATCTTCAAGAGTAAGATGGATTTCATCTTTAGCTCTTGTGCCCCATTTTTTGATGCCGTAGTTAAAGCGTTTAGAATAAGCCATAATGAATACGCGTTTCAGAAGTTCATTACCCTTCTCACGTTCCATGATAGCTTTCTTTTCGTTAATAGAATCAGTCGCAGCCAATTCATTCAGGATATCAATAATCATGTTATTCCTTAATAGCCATGTGTGGTTCTATTATACGCCAATTCTTCTAACATCAAGCCAAGTTGCTTATGATACGTGTAAAAATGCCTTTCTTTTTCTTTATGGTCTTTATGATGAACATAAATGAAACCTTGTGAAACGCATTCTTCAAAAATTTCTTCGCCCCGAGCTTCACGAAAAACCGGATACATGCGCAAGAACTGATTCACGTGACCGAAGTCACGTGTACGTATCTGATCGCCATCACGCATTAAATGCATAACAAACATTACTTAACTTCCCCATAATAAGCACGAAGATCGCTTGGTTTGATGTTGCGATAGCTTTCTGGTTGATTTTTAATTCTATCGAATGGAGGCCAACCGGTCTGCCAGGCTTTATGCGGGCTGAGTTGACGCTCAATTTCGTTTTGAATTACTTCTAGATTTTTTGAAACTTCTTGACGTCCGGTTTCAATAGATACAATATCGTCCCAATCAGTTACTTTAGTACAGTCATCAGCGAACCCATCACGCTCACCTCGAACCATCCAATAAACAGGAACATCAAGAATACGTTTCGCTGCCTGGCAATGGTGTGGAAGGTCATCAACAAAGAACTTAAGACGGGAACCGTATTTCAGACGGACCTTAGTCAGAATGAGTTCTTTACTTTCATTATGAGCGCACATCTGGATGTCCTGGAACGCGCCAGGGAACAATGCATTCAAATTGAATTGTCTATTCAGCCGAGCATCAATAGAGTCACCAAGCGCCGTTACAGCTACAAAATCGTAGGCTTTCTTGAGCTTGTTGATATTACGCAAGGCATCCATATAAGGCGCCAGATAGCGAATAAAATCAGAGCTATTGTATTTGTTAATCAGTTGCTCACCAAGATGTTCATCACAACCAAACAACTTACCTGGTTTAATGAACTTATCATCCTGAATCATTTCCAGGATATGCTCGAGTGGCAGATTATATTTCTGTGCAAAATAAGGCAAGCCAGACTGCCAAGACAGCAGAACGCCATCAACATCGGTTGCAATTACAGGTCTTTCATTTTGGGTCAAAGATGTGGTCATATTTGGTCCAATCAATTTCAGATTCATAAGAGACAAAAGCTACAGATTGCCCTTGTCGTAAACGTTCTTTGATGATATGCATCATTATGGCACTGGCCTGGTCATCCCGAGTCGTACATGGCGGAAGGCCAATAAAATAATCTACAACCGATGGATTCATTAAACTGCCAACCACAAATCTGCCTCACGGTAAACATCTTCATTACCATCTGCCCATCGAACAGCATACCAAAAACCTTCAACATATTTGTTCGGAGGTAGAACCATAATAACCCAACCTGGGATAGTTCCTGCGCCTGCTTTAGATACAGAATCCCCAGGCATGAATTTAGGCCCTTCGTCAATAACAATCATTCTTCAACCTCTACCCAGTCAGGGAAAACGAAGAAATCAGGTGCATCAACCATATAGCAGACTTTATTGTCTTTAACGTTACAACCCAATACTTCAATCATTTCATTGTTCATCAGGCAACGAGCAAGTTTAGGAGCTTTACATTTAGAAGTCATAACGATCATAATATTTTTCTCAGAGTTTAGTGCATGAAATAAGGTCTAAATCAGACCAGTAACCTACCGGGTGGAGATTTTCAATTTTCTTTTCAATCTCACGATTGACATCTTCCCACGGCCATACGTTGATAGTTGTTTCAAATTCATCTTCGATATGACCGTCTGAACGAGGGTGGCGTGACACCACCTCAAATTTAAGTAGATATTTTGCCATTAGATAGTAAACTCAGTTGATACTACGTCCCAGATTGCTTCACGCTGTTCTTCAGTTGTTTTCTGACCAAGAACATGGCGAAGATAAAGTTTAACCAGAAGTTGACGATTGTCACCATGCCATGATGGGTGGGTAACAAAATCACGAGTACGAACTTGGTCATGGAACCCAACTTTAATAACAGAACCTTTGATTGATACATCCAAACAAGGACCATTTTCGAAAGAGAAGAATACATAATTGTCTTCCCAATACATATCGATTTGAGCCACAGTTCCATTGTTGTGTTTCCACAGCAGAATTGGAGCTTGACCTGCATCATTTACATATTTACGTTCAAAGTTGGTAAAGTTCATTTTGTTATCCCAGTTTGCTGATTGAGTGTACATAATACCACACTCAATCAGCGTTGTAAACTGTTATTCGAAAGAAACTTGAGTTACAACCTTAGCCGTTGTTTCTAAACGGAAAATACTTACAATAGCCTTTGAGCTTTCTTCGGCAAGAACAAATTTTGCATGTTCTTTTGCAGCTTGTAATGTGAAACGATGAGGATTTGAATTAGTCCCGACAAAATACCCAGTAGAGCCACCGTATTCAGTAGGCTCTATGCCAGATACATGGACAATGTATTCCTCGATATCAGGGTCCACTTCTGTGAACATGTCCCATTCGTCTTTATAGAACCATGAGGCAGACCAATCGTTCTCTTTGAATTGAGGCAGGGCCTCTAGACGAGAGATTGCATCTTCGTCTTTAAAACGGATCGCATAGACACCGTCAGGGTCACCATCTTCAAATGAAATCACTTCAAACTTACGCCCACGTAAGTAGGCAACAATTTCGCGGTTTACAGTTGGTGCTTGCTCGATAAAGTCTTGAACGTTCTTTTCTTCGAGTTGGTACCATTTATTCAGTTCCATAATTTCCTCAGAATGGGTTAGATACGATAGACGGTGTAGTTTTCAGGGTCATACGGGTCAGAGCACGGATAATGACTACTTCGTCTTTAGGATTATCATGCAACCAACGAGAAGCGAACCCTTCGGCTTCTTCTTTGGTACAATGATGCTGACGAATAAGATAACCGCCGTCGCCTACAGAAAGAACCAGACACGCGTAATCATTATCAGCTTCTACAATTTCTTCAAAGAAACGGAATTCATCATCGCCTGTCAGCAAGACGCGCGAGATAACAGGACCACCATAGGTGTAGCCCATTGCTTTTGAATCGAGAACTACGGTAGAACCGTTTTCGTTTTCGACTACAACTGAAGTTACTGAACCTGCATCTGTAACCTTACAAACCTTAAAGCCTTTTTCAAGATAAGGAGCGAAAAGGCGATTTCGGGCTGCTGATGCAATAAAATTATTCATAGCTTCATCATTTTTAAAGCGATAGCTTTTTTCAACTTCCATTTTTATTTCCTCAGTAAGGAGCCCGAAGGCTCTTAACGAACACGTGACCAATTAGACAAGTCAATCACACCTTTAGCTTTAATCTTTTCAATCAAGATGTTAGCACGAGTACGACCATTTTCATACCATACAACATCTTCACTGTAACCAGTTTCATCATCCTGATAGGTCTCAGAACGAATATGACCATATACAATAGTGTTCAAAGCATAGATTTCACCAGTGAAGAAGTTCTCAACAGTGATATGCCAGCAGAAATCATCAGAAGGACCATCAGGAGTCATGCAGTGGACAATATCGCCTTGATGTTTGCTTACCATCCACTGTAACTCATTTACAGTTTGTGCTTTATAACCGTCATGGTCTTTGCATTTCACTGCGGCGTTCAGATTGATGATTGTCATTTTATTCTCCGTTTGAAGCTTTGTTGTTGATTGAGTGTACATTATATCATAATCCTAGGAGAAGTAAACACCGCCATGAAAACAAAAATGGGAACCACTAGGGTTCCCATCAAATTATACTGCTTTCGGCTTACCAAAACGAGAAGCATCATCGCGAAGAACAGCACGTGCACGTCGCATAATCTTCTCAACTGTCTGATTGATACGAGAGTTCGACCCACGCTTGTAACCAGCGCGTTTAGAATCACCAACAACTTTTTCTACTGCTTTCTTTGCTTTTGCTTGTTTAGCCATTATTAAGTCTTCCATTTTGGAGAAATACATAGGAACGTCCTACGCGTACACGTTGTCAGTTCCCGCAAGCCCTCGAAGGGTACATTTAAACTCTTATCTGTTGCACACCGTTAGCTTAAAGGGTCCGGGTCCGATTTCTCGAGGATAAGATATACACCGATGGATGTATAGGCCTTGAGGCGTACTCCCGATTAGCCATCGCCTCGGGGTAGCATGCACTTGCCGTTTATTTTTCAAGTTCGCACTTTAGTAGCGTATCACTGGAGGTTTTGACTTATTTAACGTCGGGATGACCTACAACCATGACATAATTACTTCAGAGTAACTACGTAATGACGAACTGCTTTACGAGCCGCACTGCACAGTGGATATGCATATTTCAGTACGTCTTGAGCTGCAAGAGTATCACGCAGATTTGCTTGTACTGGATTCAGATGTTTGAAACCAGACAAAACTGAAAGGATTTCTGCGCTTACATCGATTGAAGCACCAGAGTTGTCATGACCTGCGTTATATGCTTTGCGCTGAAGTTCCAGAGCGGTTTGAATAATAGACATTTTATTTCCTCAAAATGAGGTTAAAGATTGGTATGGATAACGAGGGAGTAAAACCGAACATTGTATTCCGTAGAATAGCAACCAGTTATCCATACCGTATAGAAGAGCCACAAGACCCATTTGGCTTGTCGCATCTCTTCATAATTTTATTTATACAGGCAAGGAATTGCTTTGTAATGGCATGTTACAAACTTCTGTTTAATTTCTTTAGCCTGTTTGAGACCAAGAGCAACAAGAGGATGTGGTACATTAGCAATTTTACCTACAGGAAGTGGAGTTAAATCACCTACTTCACAAAAACCTGCTGGAACGTCAGGACCAACAGAATAAACGGTGCACAGCTCAGGGATTTCACCTTGAGACCGTTTACCAATAATCAAACCAGATTCAGTGATTTCTTCATCACCAGCTTGTTTTGGTTCAGAAACCAAGATAACATATTCGCCAACGGCACGAATTGGAAGTTCCATTTTATTACCATTTTGTTTTAGTGGATGTAATAATATTATCACACCCACTTTAAAGCAAATTACTTACCTACAAACTGCAGCAGGTGCTCAACTTTCATACCGTTAACTGAGATCAGTTTATCGATAGAAAAACCACGCCACTGTTTAATATCAGTATCAAAGGCAGGAACCATATCAGTAGCTTCTTTACGATGCTTACTAGGATTTACATAGCTTTCATAAATCTCTTCACCTACCAGATCGGAAATAACTTGTTTGTCACGAGAGGCTTTCATAGTACGGATAGTACCATCAGCCTTTTCAAAGACAATGTCAGAAGTACCCATAGCCAATTTGGTTTTCAGTACTTCACGCAGAGCGATTTTTTGTTCAACAGTCAGTTTCATTTTATTCCCCAACAAAGAGAGCATCAATACGAACACGATATGTGACGGCGGCAAGACCAGGCACCGGATTAATACGAGCAACTTCACGAACAAATACAATTTCAGCATTTTGTTCAACAAGCTGGTCGATAATATATCCTATATCATCTACCAATCGAGTTTTCATTTCATGACGTACACGTACGCCGTCAACATTAGATGTATGCCAAACCGGATTCACTTTAATTGAACGAATACTATAAGCAGCCAAACGTTCAATAAATTCATCGGTTATATCTACTTCGGTCGGCGCTAGAACAGGTTTTTCAAAATTAATCATTATTCACCACAGAAATTACGGATGTTTTCCCAGTTCAGAGAACGGAGATTATTACGCTGATACTCGACCACTTCAATTCCTGCTTCAAGCAGAATATCAGCCCAGTTGTCAGGTGAACGGTCATAACGCTCTGCGTAAACGACTTTCTTAATACCTGACTGAGAAATAGCTTTAGTACAATCCGGGCAAGGAGAAGCTGTGCAATACAATGTAGCACCTTCAATACTTGACCCTTTACGTGCAGCAAACAGAATAGCATTCAGTTCTGCATGAATTTCATTTTTAGCAGACCATTCACTATGAGCGGGGCGATGCTCTTTAGCAAGAACCATAGGAGCTTTAGTTTCCCATGCTTCTCGTGGTTTCATTTTCAGCCAACCTTGACTTTCTGCATGGTCACAACAGTTTGTTCCGCCTGCAGGAGAACCATTATAACCAGTAGAAATAATACGACCATCTTTTTCAATTACTGCGCCCACTTTCCAGGAACAGCATTTTGACTCTTGTGAAATGAGATATGCAATCTGCAAATACGTGGACGCTTTCATTTAATCAACCTTTTTATTGATGTAAGTCAGAAGTTCTTCAGTTTGTTCCCAACTGATACAAGCATCAGTGATAGAAACACCATAAGCCATATTGTCAGAAATCTTTTGATTTCCTTCATGTAGATTAGATTCTATCATAATACCTTTTACGAAGGCATTATCTGCTACACAACGCCCCACATCAAGCTGATTTATGTAAGAACCTGAAGCGTTAGCATGACTGCAATCAACCATTAAATATGGATTCAAACTTTGTGCAGAAGCATTCTGTACCGCGTCTAAAATATGTGAGCTGTGATAGTTAGGACCGTCACTGCCGCCACGTAATACAATATGAGTATTAACATTGCCTTTTGCATGAACAACGCCTACGCGCCCATCCTGGTCCATTCCCATATAACGATGCGGGAATGCAGATGACAACATTGCATCAGTAGCAACCTTAACAGAACCATTTGTCCCGTTCTTAAAGCCTACGCACATCGGCAGACCTGAAGCAATTTCACGGTGTGTCTGACTTTCAGTTGTACGAGCACCAATTGCAACCCAAGAGAAAATACCGGTCAGATACTTAATCGTGAACGGGTCTAGAACTTCGGTGGCCAGAGGCAGACCAAGCTCTAACAGATTGACACATAACTCACGAGCAGTCTCGAGACCAAGATGCATATCAAATGAACCGTTTAATTCGGGATCATTAATAAGACCTTTCCAACCTACAGTCGTTCTAGGCTTTTCAAAATAAACACGCATAACCAAAAGAAGATTTGGATATTGCGCTTGGATTTTGGCTAATCTTTTTCCATATTCGAGAGCAGCTTTAGGGTCATGAATTGAACAAGGGCCTACAACAATAAGTTTGCGTGGGTCGGTGTCATTCATAATCGAATTTACTTGTTCACGATGGGCAGCGACTTGCTTTTCAAGTGCCGCCGTCAAAGGATATGTTTCAACCAATGTTTTTGGAGAAATTAGTGATTCGACTACTGGTAACATTATTTTGCCTTAAAATTTATAAACAGAGTGTGATTCAACACGGCCATCACGACCTAGAGTTAAATTGTAATACTCTTCTTTGTAAGCAATCGTATCTTTTGTACCCTTTTCAATAGTAATAAGATACGATACAGGACTTTCAGCCTGAACACGGACTTTAACGTCATTACGTTGTTCAGAGATTTTGTTGATTAATGCCTGAGCGAACTCAGGCACGGCAGCTGCAAATTCTTCGATATTAAATTGCTTATCTGAAATCATTAGATGAACCCTTTAGTTGTTGTGCCGTAGTCCCAATCAAATTCTACCCAGACAATATAAGGGTCTTCAGCATTCAGATGAACTTCAATATATGATTTGAAAGAAGTGTGAGTAATTTCTACACGCTCAACAAAATCACCAAATAGAATATTCAGAACGCCTGTTACTTCAGCATGAATTTTTGCTTCAGACGGATTGTCGAGTTTTCCACGGACATTATTAGCCAAAACTTGACGGAATACTACATCAACAACTTCTTGAGTTTTAGGGAACATTTTGCTTTCCTCAATGGACTGTGTGTACAACTACGCGAACAACAAATGCCACTACAGGGTCGTTGATTGGCTGGAACTCAACATGGTATTCTCCTGCATAGCGCGTGTTTAAATCTTTACGAATTTCTGCAATAGCATTAATCAGACCAGGGTTAAATGGTCTGCCTTGAAGCTTACGAAGCATTTTATATGCTTCTTGTTCTACTTCATAATGTTTATCGTACATTTTGTTTTCCTCATTTGACCGGAAGTCTATAGTATCACAAACTTCCGGACTTGTAAACTACTTCCAAGGCAACATAATTTTAGTCTTACGAACACTAAGCTCGTGGGTAGGGTTTAGTCCACGAAGTCGAAGGCATTCTTCCCAAGCCTTACCTTCTTCAGAGAAGATAAAGAACTCATCTTTAATTGCAACGATATTACCAGAGGCCATATTTACAATGGCCCATGCTTCATGATGGAATTTCATTAGAAGTCACCGTGGTCAACTTGCCAACATTCAACACCAATACGACGCCACATCTCTACGACTTGGGCACGGTCATCAACAGCAAGTTTAACATCATAATGAGGAGCAATATCACGCCAGAAGATTTCTTCTTTAACAATCATGTCACCACGTGAATCACCTTGTTCACGCTGGAAATGTTCAGTAAATGGAATGAACTTATCAGTAAGCCATTTACGCGTCATCATTTTGTATTTGATTTCATCTTCTGACGTACCAGATTCACGACCACTTACAACGATGACAGCGTACCCATCACGGAAATAAGAACGTGCCAATTCAACCACCATTGGATTGATGATATCGGTATCACATTTCTCTAGATCGTAAGGAGAACGACCTACCATTTTAGCCAATGTACCATCAACATCGAAGATAACTGCTTTAGGTTTACCTGGCGTACCATCGTAAACCGGCTTACCTTGGTATTCACAGAATTTCCAGAACATTTGACGAAGAACATCAATCGGAACAGCGCCTTCACCACGATGCAGGTTACGTTTCAGAAGTTCAGTCCATGAGACGTCAAACACTTCTTCGTGATAAGACCAGCCATTTGACTCGGCATAAATCTCGAATATACTACGACGGTCTTCATTCAGGTTTGTATCTGCTACAATTACGCCTTTAGTACCTTCTTTAGCCATAATAGAAAAAATCTGGCGTTCCATAATTTCAGTTACAAGCTTTTCACGAGCCTTAGAATATTTGTATTCGTTACGTGCCGTGATACCCATCAGGCCAACACGAATGTTATCACGATTGACAACATACCAACCTGGACGAGTTTTGCAATATTCTTTTGCCCAAGTACTTTTACCACTGCCCGGACAGCCTACAGTTAAAATAAGTTGTTTCATACACCAAGTTCCTTATACAGTTCTTCACGACACTCTTTAAGAGTTTCACCTGATTCTTTAAGATATGGAAGAGGTTCTGAAACAAAACCAGCAGCTGCCGTAGCTAGACGCATACCATGATTTTTAGCGGCATCTTCGAAGCGTCGCACAATATCACGAACGCGTTCCTTTTCTTCATATTCTTCAATGAATTCAGGGTACTCATAAACAGGACGCATCATACGATACCAGTTTTGAAGCGTAATATAATTCTTTTCTTTAAGATTGAATACACGTGAAGGGATGTCGGACCCAGGAGCATAGAAGGTAATTTGTGTTACCATATCTTGACCGTCAATACGAGTCCACGTATAATTGAAAGTAGCCTTCTTTTCAAGAGGCGTACGCATACATGAACCGATTTTAAGAAGAGATTTTAATTCTTGATGTTTAATGCCGTTTACATATTCAGCATGTGCAACAAAGCAGTTGTTACGTAAAGTCATAATATTTTCCTCAGTTGAGATATCCGTGGAGGGCCGAAGCCCTCAATTACATTGTAATAACAATACCTAAAGATACAGCACAAGCCACTCCGGCTACAAAAAGGCCGATACAGAATAATTTAGCACCTAATGTCATTTTACGCATTTTGTTTCCTTCAGTTCAGTTCGATAATAACATATCATATCATTTGAGTCGTGTACATACCGGCTGATGTCATCCATCCAAGACCGATATTTCTGAGAGTCTTCAAAACTCATGCCAACCCAGGCCTTACCGTCAATAACTTTTACTTCCCATTTGCTATCATAAGCCTTAATAGGGTCTGGCCATGATGGATGCAGTTTTTCAACCTTAGTGGGCTCAGGGAGCTTCTGGGCACATCCTACTGCCAGGAGAGATAAACATACAACCGCGACTTTTAAATTCATTTCGTCGCCTCCTGGAGACCTTGAGCGAACTTGTTGAAGCTTGCGTTAATCTGATTTTCAACTAACCCAGGCTTCTTGGCCACCACATCAGCGCGCTTTGAATCTTTATCAAGCTTTTGGTCAGATTTAACCTGATCTTGACGACGTTCGCTGCGATTCTTATCAATATTCTGAAGGCCTTTAAAATCTTGTTGCAGAGTTTTAATCTGCTCTGCCTGAGTATTGGCTGTTTGTGTTACCGTATCAAGATCTGCTTTAAGAGACTCAATACGTAAGTTCTGAACAAATAGGCCTGCTCCAGCTAATGCTGCAATAATGACCATTGTTCCCCAGATATTTACTTGCATAACTTTTTGATAACCTCTACGATATCGTCACGTGACAGGCCATTCACCAGAACATGCTTAGCAGATTCTGATTGAACTTTATGGCTGTTATCAATCAGAGCAGCAACTTCATCAGAAGTCAGAGTGCTGTGAGCGATACCGAGACGATTAAATTTGTCAGTCAGTGGGTCACAAATAATATAGAACTTATGCCCATTGATATGAACGTTTGGTTGGCTGATGTTAACAAACACCTCAGCATCAGGCAGGTTGTTGGACAAGAACTCGACCATATTATCAACCGCCTGTGGCATTGCTTCACGACGCTCTTCAGTTTGCTTAGTACTATAAGCCTTCTGTTTAACTTTCTGAGAAAGCTTACGGCCTAGCGTCAAGCGGAGATCGGTCAAGAAACCAATTTTCTTGGAGCCTTTATAGACATAAATCCCGTCATGACGGTCGCCGAATTCTTCTACAACTGCTTCATTAGTAATAGCTTGCAAGTTCATCGTGAATCCCCATTTTGTTAGTGTAGGAGCATCTTAACACAACAAAATGGGATTGTAAACTACTCACCGAAAATAATTTCTTCTTTACTATATTCTGCAGGCACATGTTTCTTGCAGTTCTTCATGAAGACCTTACCGAGCTGTTCAGGGAGAGCATCGAAATCGAGGCCTTTCTGGAAAGCATTCATCAAGATGCTGAACAGACCAGGTTGATCTTTAAGTTCAACTTGTGCTTTCATAGCAAAGTCTTTACGGTCTAACCCAACCAATTTGTTGTTCAGGTCGACAATAGTAGAAAGAGATTTGCCCAACCAAGACAGATAAACCTTTTCGAACGCTTCAACTTTATTGAACGCGTACTCATCACCAGCAAACATAGATTTCAGGTCATCAGAAGCATTAGCTACGATAGAACCAAACAAGCGCTCGTTATTGTTGATTGAATCTTTAGTGTGATGTAATGCACAATACCATTCGGTTTTAAGCTTGAACTTCAGACCATTTTCCATTTCAAAGATGAAACCTTCGATGCCTTCCATCTTACGGATTTCATTTACGAAATCAGGATTGCTGGTATCGATATCAAAGCCACGAACCAAGTATTGACGAAGAATACCGTCTTTGAACAGTTCTTTATATGGCACATATTCGCCGGTATCATTATGACGAACGTTCAGAAGAACTAAAGCTTTTTCTTGATAGTCAAGAACAATACGATTATCTGGTGCAACATACTCTAAGTTAGCAGTATAACCATCTTTAGCCAGCTCTAAGAGGCGCTCACGGAAAGCATCATTCTCAGAACGATAAATCCACTGCAGTGCTGCATCAGATTGGTCAGAGTAAATAGAGCCTTTAGATTTGACACGCAGGCGCCCAGCATCGACAAATGTAGAAATCAGAGACCCATCTTCTTTAGCCGTTACTAAAGAAACCTTACTGAAATCCAGGTTCATAGTAAATGGAGTTTCGTTCAGGTTAAAGAACTTTTCCATAGGACGAGAAGCAATACGAACAGGACCATTCTCATCAATTTCAAACATAATGCCACGACATTCTAATGCATCATCAAGGCACCAATCAGTGTAAGAAGCAAAGTTGTAACTAAAAATTCTAAATTGGGTACCGAAAGGAGAAGTGAAGTCCTTGTAGAAGAACTTCATTTTATCACAAGTCTGGCACAATTCCATTAAGTTGTCGAATAATTCTTTCATCATTTAGCCTTATGTTGGGTATTCCATGGAGGATTAAAGAGCTTGATGAACATTGGCTCCTCAAGATCGGTAGTGGAGACGGACATCGTGCCAAGCTCGTTTGTCATTGATAGGTTAAAGCACTGTCGTGCATAGAACTCTACCTTCTTACCAGATATTAACGCGTCGTATATAGCAGCAGATTTAACTGAATCACTGTTTTGATTTGTGCGATTAATACTGGTTCTGTAATAATTTATACGTTTGCGCAAGTTCTTAGTCTTGCCTATGTACATCAGTTCATCATCGACTGAAATAGCATATATGACGTTTTGCTTATTCGGTACCGTAAGAGTCTTGATAGTGCAATCGTCGTTGAGCTCTAATGTAACATACTTTATGAAGCTGTATTCATTTGCTAATTTCATACTAAAGTAGGGCCGAAGCCCTATCCTTAAAGATAAACACGGAAGCCGTTCAGTACATCCGCATCGACATCGTTATCAATTTGTGCAACAAGATAAGAAGAGATTTCTACTTCTTGAGGCGCAGCCTGTACAAGGTCTGAGTTCAGATATTCACGAATCCAAGGGATAGGATGTCGTGTTGACTCAAGTACAATATCACAAGGAAGGCCAGCAGCTTTCATTCTGCTTACAGTCAGATAATCGATGAACTGGTGAAGAATTTCAACGTTAAGACCCGGAAGACCACCATTACGGAACAGGTGAATAGCCCATTCTTTTTCTTGACGGTTTACTTCCATGAAGATTTCTACTGCTTCACGTTCGCATTCTTTAGCAATTTGAACCCACTCATCGCCATCAGTACCCATCTGGAGTTGACGGATGATATATTGAGTGGATTTCAGGTGAAGCTGTTCATCACGTGCAATGAACTTCATAATCTTGCTGTTACCTTCCATGATTTCCATGTTCTTATGGAAGTTGAAGGTGCAAGCGAATGAAACGTAGAAACGAATTGCTTCAAGAGCGTTAATAGAATGCAGACACAGATAAAGAGCCTTCATGAGGTCGTGTTTACACCCGGCTTCATGTTCAACAGCATCTAAAAATAGCTCATCAGAATGTTCAGACGCTTCATAAAAATCAACATCTGCTTTAGCATTCCGCCAATGACGAGTTTTTTCCAGAACATCATCATATAAACGACCGATAGATTCTGCACGAGCCATAATAGCTTCATCAAGAATAATCTCATCGAAGATTTTAGCAGGGTCTGCGAACAAGTTACGCATGATATGTGTATAAGAGCGACTATGGATGGTCTCAGAGAACGTCCAAGTAGCAACCCATGTATCTAATGCCGGGTCTGAAATTAATGCCATCAGGACCGCTGAAGGGGCTCTGCCTTGAATAGAATCAAGCAGTGATTGATACTTCAGGTTAGAAATGAAGATGTCTTGCTGATGGTCTGCAAGTTTATCAAACTGTGCCTTATCGGTCATTAAGTTTACTTCTTCAGGGCGCCAGAAAAATGAAAGCTGCTTTTCAGTAAGCTCTTCAAATTGTTTATGGCGTTGGATATCATAGCGAGCAATACCAAGACCTGAACCGAAGAACATAGGTTCATTCATGATATCAACTTGCTCTTTATTAAAAACTGTACTCATTATTTACCCACCGTATAAATTGCTTTCATAACTTTTTCTCGACTAGAAATAGGGTATGATGCCTTTTCCATTTCAAAATCTAATTTTGTAACAATGTCGATATATGAGGCCATAAGCCTTTGGATGCATTCATCGGTTTCTTTCATAAGAGCTACTTCGGCCTGTTTTGCCGATGGGATCAGTCTATAATGTGATTCTATTGAATTTATATAATTTTTAAGTGGGCCATTTTTGAATTTAGTTGATTCAAAAAGTTTTAAAGCAAATTCGGCTTTGTCGTGTTGTCTGAATAAATCAATCATAGGGTATACATCCTTTTCATTAATTCTGGTGTAGGTCTCATAGCTGCCTGTTGTCGACAAAATTCTTCGTCTAACTTCTTAAGCTCTGATATAATTCGTTCTTTGTTTTCATCAGTAATTTTAAAATTCTGAGAAAAATCAATTAAATCTTGGATTGTCATAATAACTCCAAAGGCTCATCCATGAGCCAATTATATTACAATTTACAAGCAGCGCAATCGTCAGCTTTAGGGCCTTCGATTTCGTAATCATCGGTACCAGACCCATCACGAGTGTTGTGATAATAAGCAGTCTTACCACCAAGTGACCAGAAGTAAAGCATATCACGCATCATGACTGACATCTCAACCTTACCTTTAGGGAAGTTCTGAGGGTCATAACTGAAGTTTGTAGAAATTGATTGACACACGAATTTCTGCATAATTGCAGCCTGAGTCAGGTAACCACGCATACCACGTTTAGTCATCTGCCACAAATAATCATAAAGCTCAAGGTTATCTTCAACCTTCGGAACTACTTGGTTAAATGAACCTTCTTTAGATTCTTTAACACTTACAGGCCCACGTGGGGGCTCAATCCCATTCGTAGAGTTCGATACTTGACTGCTTGATTCACAAGGCATGAGAGCTGACAAAGTGGAGTTACGGATACCGTGTAATTTAAGGTCTTCTCGCAACTGTTCCCAGTCACATACATAGTTCGGCGCTGCGACGTTGTCAATCTTTTTATTGTACCAGTCGATAGGTAATTCGCCTCGAGACCAACGAGTGTCTGAATAATATTCGCAATGGCCTTTTTCTTTTGCGAGTTTAACAGATGCTGTGATAAGTCCATATTGTAACCTTTCAAACAATTCATGAGTTAAATCGTTAGCATCATCATATGTGGCAAAGTTATTAGCCAAGAATCCAGCATAGTTCGTTACACCAACACCTAAAGCACGACGCTTTTTAGCTTTCAATGCTTCTTCGACAGGATAATCTTGATAGTCAAGCAGATTGTCAAGAGCACGTACCATTACTTCAGAGAGTTCGTTTACCATGTCCTGGTCTTGATAATCAAAGCTATCCAGAACAAATGCCGCTAGCGTACACAGAGCGATCTCAGGATCATCACCACCAACGTCTTTAGTAGGCAGAGCGATTTCGCAACACAAGTTACTTTGTTTTACCGTAGCAATGTCACGAATAAATGGGCCATGGTCACCAACATTATCTACGAAATAAGGATAAATTCGTGCTGTACCAGAACGTTCAGTGAAGAATGTTTCGAACAGCTCGAGAGCCTTAATACGTTTCTTACGAACAGTAGGGTCTTTTTCTAATTGTTCATATAATTCACGGAACTCATCTGCATTTTTGAAATAACTTTCATACAGAGCACCAGCCATAATTTCAGGACTGAACAATGTAATGTAATCATTTTTAATCAGACGTTCGATCATCAAGTCGTTAATCTGAATACCATAGTCTAAGTGACGAATACGGTTTTCATCTACGCCTTTGTTGTTTTTGAGAACCAAAAGGTTTTCGACTTCAAGATGCCAAATAGGGTAATAAAGAGTCGCGGCACCACCACGAACTCCGCCTTGGGAACAGGATTTAACTGCAGTTTGGAAGTGCTTCCAAAATGGGATAACGCCGGTATGTTTGACTTCACCATGACCAATCTTTGAACCTTCTGCACGAATCATGCCTGCGTTAATACCGATACCGGCCCGCTTGCTGATATATTTGATGATGCTGTTAGCCGCTTTGTTAATTGAATTCAGTGAATCACCACCTTCGATAACAACGCAACTTGAGAATTGACGAGTAGGAGTACGAACGCCTGCCATAATAGGAGTTGGCAATGAAATCTGACGTTGACTTACCGCGTCGTAAAAACGAAGAACATGCTTAATACGTTCGTTTGGTTCGTCCTGGTGTAAGCACATACCAATCAGCATGAATGCGAACTGAGGTGTTTCGTACACTTTACCAGTTGAACGATTTTTGACCAGGTATTTTTCTTTCAGCTGCATCGTTCCGGCATAAGTGAGTTCGAAGTCACGGTTGTGGTCGATACGAGATTCAAGATATGCAATTTCTTCGGCTGACCATTTCTGAAGGATTTCTTTATCATAAAGACCTTCATTGACAACACGAGAAATATGGTCAATAAATGACGGTGGTTCGAATTGCCCGTACACGTCCTTACGTAACGCGAACATAGCCAGATTAGAAGCAACATACTGGAAATCAGGCTCCTGAACAGAGATGGCATTTGCTGCTACTTTGATAATAGCAGTTTGGATATCACGAGTGGTCATACCGTCTTGCAGATATGGCTTCACACGTTCATATAAATCGTATGGGTCGATGTTAGTATTTTTTGTAGCCCAATCCAGAACTTGGATGATTTTATTTGGTTCAAACAGCGTTGCAATACCGCTGGACTTTACTACTTGCATTATAAGTCCTCTAATGAAAATGTGTCTTTAAAAAGTTTATTCACCACTTCAGCTATTATATCACCATGACATGGCTTAGGTTTACATGTGCATCCTAATCTCATTCCACGCAATGGTTCTAGATGGGCTCTAGTGATTTCTCCGTTTCGGAGTTTATTATAAAAATCCTGTTTAAATGCAAGAATGGCAGCCTCTCGACTGCCAGCATCTTTACCTACATAATTACCCCAGAACGTTCCTCGATGGATATTTACATCGAAGTCGGACTGGTATTTATTCACAACCCGACACGCTCTTTTCATTATACGGCCATCTTCGCTTTAATAGTTGGATGGGATTCATAACCAACGAGTTTGAAGTCTTTATGGGTCATGACTTCAGTCACGTGCTTCAACTGTCCTTCAGTTGTTACGCCAGGAGCGTTAAAGTTTTCAGGCCAATTAATTTCAAGCTGACACAGTTTCTTAGGCTCACGTCGCAGAACTTCTTGACACTGTTCGATATGGTTGCTATAGATGTGCGTATTGCCGCCTGAGAACACGAGGTCGCCTGGAATAAGATTACACATCTTCGCTATGATATGCAACAGGGCGGCGTAGGAGGCGATATTAAATGGTAATCCTAAGAACACATCCACTGAACGCTGATACCATTGTAGGTCAAGATGTCCATTACGCACGTTGAACTGATAGAACATATGACAAGGAGGCAAAGCCATACGGTCAATTTCAGCAGGGTTCCACGCAGAAACAATCTGACGGCGGTCATTAGGCAGAGCTTTAATACGATCGATGATTTTGACTACCTGGTCCACGCCACCGAAATCGCGCCATTGTTTGCCATACACTGGGCCCAGTTCGCCACCAGAATAGCCAAGATCTTTCGCCTGGTTTTCATAGTTTTCGTCCCAAATAGTTTTACCTTCGATTAATGAACCATGAGTACGCCAACGCAGTTCATTAACATTTGTGCTTCCAGACAAGAACCATAGCAATTCAGCAATACAAGCCTTCCATGCTAATTTCTTAGTCGTTACAGCAGGGAATCCTTGAGTAAGGTCCCAACGGGCCTTCGTCCCGAATACTGCAATTGTTCCAGTTCCAGTACGGTCATCAGTTTCATAACCGGTTGTAAGAATATGTTGAATCAGTTCTTGATATTGTTTCACAGGCTCATCCAATGGTCTTTAATATAAATTTCGTATTTAGGTTTATACCCAAGCTTAATCATTTCTTTTGCTTTACGGGTAAACCCGAGTGAACGTTCACCTTTACGCTGCTGTTTTTCCGTCATACTGCCTTGATGAATCTGACGACAAATATATAACGTCATTGCATCAGGCACACCATTAACTTTCAGTTTATTGCTCATTCTGCACCTAATATAAAGAGAATTTCACTGCCACGTTTATCGAATCTACCTCTCATAGATACGATATCTTCATTATACCATAAATTCTGTGCAGCAATTTGTTTCAACAATTCCACATGGCTGCATAAGACTTTAACGGTACGTCCTTGAGATTGTCCATACCCATCCAGCCAAAGACGGAAGCCGTTATCATGACTTTGAATGTGTTTAATATCACAATCAATTTCGTACAGACCGTGAGGAATAGTATTGAACAAATGAGGGTTACGCTTGTACCCATCAATAGTCGGAACTGGCCCTTGAACTACTAGAGCCCATTTCTTTTGGGTCGGGTCTACATCAATAAGGCGGATCATAATGAACCTCTGTTTCAGGAATAAAATAGAACTTAGTGCCTTGCTTTTCGAAGTGACCAACGATAGTCACGTATGGGTCGTCGAATGTCACGTTCTGAACACGCATAGCTTCGATCCACGTTTTAGTACAACGAGTCAAATAAGTCGTGAACAACCTGAATGGACCATGCTCGCCATGGATATAGTTGGCGTTTGTAGAAAACAGACTTACTTTAATATCGGCTAATGGTAGACGAAGAGCATAGATGCCTTTATCAAACTGTGGTCCCTGCCATTTAGGTTGTTTCTGGAACTTTTCGATTAGATAGGCTTGATACATAATTCCCTCGGCTTATAAACTGATTCAACGATTTGGGTAAGTTCATCACACTGATACCAGTGAGTTTCGGTCACTTTATACTGTGCACGAAGATTAAACATTGTTTCTTCGCTCATCTGGACATCAGAATTCACACGATGATCTTTAATGATGCTAGTATGTACGACCTGGTCAACCCTGGTAATCGCCTGCTCAATTAAACCTTTACCGCCAATGATACTTACATTGTCAGTGTTCCGGTTCACTACGGTGTCCCAGGGATATTCCTTAGTGGCCGTAGAGACGATAATATTTTCGCCATTTAAGAAGCGTTCGAACTCTTCAGGAGACATGACTTCAGACGGATAAGTACCATCTTTAGTTTGAGGCTTACCACGCTGAAGATTACATACAACAATAGAACGGCGGCCAGGAAGAGGCTTCTGAAAACTCTCCCAGGTTTTAGCACCCATAATCATAATCGTATTATCGGTACGTGCTTTAAAGTTTTTCAGGTCTTGAGGGATACGCCCCCACGGCAGACCATTATTTAGACCGAAAGCAATTTCAGATTTACCTTCGATAGTTTTTGTATTACAAGTTGCGAATACTAATTGGAGCATTTTTCTTCCCACCATTCAAGCGCAGAGATTTCAGATTTAAAGATTTCACCATCAATATATTTCATACCATCATCAGCATAAATGGTTACTGCAATCCATGGATATTGGCATTCGATGGAACTATTTTCCAATGCATTTTCAAAATGCTCTTTAGCAATATCTGCTGATTTAACACTGAATGCTGTTTGAAGATTATATTCACCCTTTTCATCTTGGTATTCAACTACAGTAATCATTAACGTACCTCGATATAAGCTACGGCAGAAGGAGCAACATACATACCCATTTCGTCACAAGGGTCACCAAGAACAAAGCGATAATTGTTACCGCGGCCTTGGAACCAGGCTAGTTGGACTGTGTGCATTTCGCCATAAATTGTTTCAATTAAGAAAGGCTTATCATATGCTATGTTTGAATAAAGCGTATCCAAACAGAATTCCGGTCCAATTTTGACCAGCTTGATGTCTTTGTATTCGAGTTCCATTAACCCTGCCTCATCCCACATTTAAAACATTTACCGCCAAGACTCCATAGCCCAGCGCCGCAATACTTACATTCCCAGTCACTTAGAATCCGCATGATTTGTAGCCACTCGCTTTAACCATATCACGAAGAACTTTGAAGCCTTGTTCGACAGCGCCAGCCACTTCTTCAAAGACTGATTTCTTCAGAATAAAAAGTGGACCACTGGCTGTTTTATTGCCAATGCAATTGTTTATTACCTGGTCATTCAAAGGGAAATCACCATACGCGGTTTCAACTTTGCCTGAGACCTGGTTGCCGCGTGAATGCGGATCGAATTCCAGATGGATGTATGAAACTCCCGGAATAGTATCAAACTGGCAACGAACTTTAACACGCGGATAACCTGTTACGCTAATCTTAGACATTTTTCTTCGCCTTTTTCCAAGCCGCTTTAAATTCTTCAACGTCTTCAACGTGAACCCAGAATCCTGAACCGAAGCCATCTTCATAGCAAGGGCAGCCATCGCAGTAACGATCCCAAGTAACTACTTCAGAACCGATTGTGTGGTTGCATTCGATTGCACGGAGACGGTCTTCAGCGGCTTCAAGAGCTTCTGGATTATCATCATGAATGTAGAACAACCACTTACCACGATTTTCAGAACCAAGTTTAATGCTTTCACGTTGAAGTTTCATTTTAATCTCCTTGTTGGTGTAGAAGCATAATAACACGCCTCTACACCATTGTAAACTATTTCTTTAAAGCTTCTTTAAAAGCTTCAAGAGATACAGTATCAGCCGGGGTCAGATACACATAGTTGAATACACGACCGTCAAGTCCAAAGACCTCTACACACAGGTTGTAGTAGTCGCTTTCAACCAGATGCATAGCCTTAGGCTCATGAATTCGGTCAAACAACTGAACAACATTTGTACCAGCCCAGATGTTGTTACGGCCATCATAATCAAAATCTTCAATCAGAACATAAATCATTTTGCCTCCAGAGTCATAATTTCTTTGAAGTAGTTAGCGTGCAGCTCACGATTGGCTTCAAAGAAGAAGTCATCATTGAAATCAATCAGAGAATCAAAATCGCCTTCCAGAACCATCAGGGTGCATACACTAATCAGTTTTTCTGATACGATTTTTACTTTAGATTTAGCAGCGATTTCACGAGCCAGTTCAACATTCTTAACTACAACTTCCAGTTTTAAAGTTTTCATTTTAATCTCCGTTTATTTCAATTTGTTGGTGTAAGAGTATAGTAACATGCTCCTACACCGGTGTAAACTACTTGTTGAAAACTTTTTTGATTAATTCAATCATTTCTTCAGCGTTATTAGAATCTACTTCTAATTTCATCTCAAGAACACCACGTGAAGCACCTTCAGGCTTGACTTCTTCAAAGAATTCAAATTCTGAGCTACAGATTTCGAAGTAAGTGTCACCATCACCGTCCTCGCCAAACACTTCACCGTTTGACATGCGGACTTTAGTTACATAACGATCAGTACCTTCGCTATGAACCGTTAAAACTGTAAACGAGCCACCATTCTCATCGATAGATTCGAGCATATTTTCGTTGCATGAGTTTTCATCAACGAACTGCTCACGTTTGCTAGGGATAATGCGGTATACTTTGTCTTCTTTCATTTTCATTCCTCAATCTCAGAGATAGTGTCAGCCAAGAACTCACCATCTTCATCTGCGCCTACACAGTATGATTCAGTCAAGAATTTAACGATTGCTTCACGGGAACCAGAAACTTTGTATTCAAAGCCCCATGCGATATCACCTGCAAATTTGCATTCTAAACCAAACTTCTCAACTTCGTTTTCGAAGTGTTCATCATCTGCAACGCCTAAGTAAATGTGAGCCATTTTTAAATCTCCAGTTTGTTGGTGTAAGAGTATAGTAACATGCTCTTTTAGCGTTGTAAACACCTTTGGTCAAAAACCCCTAATGGAACATATAAGTTACTTTATCCGCAAAAAGTGGACTTAACGTAACTTATATGTTCCATAAACGAAAAATGGGAACCATAACGGTTCCCATTCATTATTACAGACCAGCTAACAGGTCGTCAAGACCGTCGTCATCACCACCAGCTTGAACACCGGTATCGACTGAATCTTGTTTCGGAGGTTTAGACTCGAACTGTTTCATTTCTTCATCAAAACCGTCCAGCTCATCAGCACGCTGTTCAGCACGAGCGGCTGCAGCTGCTGCACCACCACCTAGAGCGGCAGTACCCATTACCTTAGCAAATTTCTTCTGGTTGTCTTCGAAAGACTTAAATTTAGCCAGCTCTTGCAGGTCACCCATGTCGTCCATCAATTTCTTCTGAACAGCTTCGTCATCGATACCTGGAATTTCTGACTGGTTCAGGAATTTGGAGTCATCGTAGTTTTTGAAACCACCGACCATTTTGCATTTCAGTGCAAAGTTAGCACCTTCATAGACACAAGTCACGTCAATAGGAGTTTCACCAATTTCAGTATCGACTTCAACCATCTGGTTAATTTTGTCCATGATTTTCTGTCCGAAACGATATTTGAATACTTTACCTTCGTTAGCAGGAACAGCCGGATCTTTAACAACCAGAATGTTAGCCCAGAAAGAAGTTTTACGTTTCAGCAGTTTGTATTCTTCAGGATTACTATTGAATGAATCATTCTTAGTCAAGTGTTGGCACACTGGGCAAGAATCGAAATCACCGTGAGTAGAAGTACAGTTTTCAATGTACCACTGGCCATTTTTCTTAAAGCCATGGTTTACCAGCTTCAGGAATGGAGATGGATTTTCTTCATTCTTAGAAGGCAGGAAGCGAATTACTGCGGAACCAACACCATCAGTATCTTTCAGTTTCCACTCATTTTTGTCGTCATCATAGGAGCCTTTGCCACCTTTCATTGCAGACAGTTGAGCTTGGAGTTGTGCAGGGTCTTTACGCTTAAACATATATTATTACCTTATTTACAGTTATTTAGAATTTACAGTTTTTAACAGTTTCAATGAACAGCTTTCGTGCTTCGGCAGAGTCAATTATAAGAATTTTCTTATAGGCATTTAACTTTGTCGAGTATTTAGACCAGACTAAATCATTTGTTTGGTCGTCATGTTTATTTATTATATCCAAGAAGGAGTCAAGCAAAATAAACGTTTCGAATGAAATAACATTCGATTGAAGGAGTTTAAAGATATAGCTCGATTGAACTTTATTATTATACTCAAATATTTCTGACAGCGCTTTTACTTCAACCTTTTGGCTAAAGTAATAGATGTTTTTGATGTCATCTTTAAATTGTTCTTTTATACGTTTTAATCGACCAATATATTCACGGTAGAAAACGAGGGCGTCAGCATCACTGATGTCGCCAATCCATGCATCTTGGTTAGCTACCAAGTTAGACATGAAAATGAGCGTGAGCTCTTTCAAAGTGTATTTATCACTTAATTTTTCGAAGAAATATTTGTCACGTCGTTTTTGATACGCAGCATCAGAGACTCGCATAACCCAATTGTACTTAACAACATCGTAGCGCCCATTAAAGTGCTGTTTGATGGCTAAGTACAAAGTGTAGACACTCTTGCCATTGACCATGCGATTGTTGTTAGCGGGCATGCGAATTTTAATCATAACAAGAAGTCCAGCGTATTTGTTTTCTGAGTACGACTAAATGAAGGACGAAGCATATGGTCATCAATGGCTTCGTTTTTAATTTTATCAATTATACCCTGTGGGATGTATTTAGCAAACAACCCTTCTGGGATTGAATTTTCTTCAAGGAATAAAGTTGTCGCTTCAAGATAGCCTAATTCACCCTTGGCTACGATAGCTTCAATAGCGAACGCATTTTGTTGTTTATCTAAACAAACATCAAGCGGTTCAATAGGGGCTTGTACAGCCCCATCAAAATCAGTTGTCGAAGACTGCGTCATATAATTCCACCACTTCGGTTTTTTCATCTTCAAAACGTTCACGAGTGCCTTTATGATACAGGGCAAACAGCTGATTGAACTTTTTACTATCTACACCAAGTTCATCTTTAGCTTTGGTGCGAAGTTCAGCGACTTCACCCATATAGCCTTCGGCTTTCAGTTTAGCATCTGATGCGGATTTAACCAGTTTGGCGAGCTCTTCGCCATGAGTATCAGGACAAAATTCAACTTTCACTTTTTTAGCTTCTTTAGCCATTATATTCACCTTAATAGAAGTCCTGCACGTGGGCAGTTAATTTAGAAAGACCAGACTTAACAAAGTAAGGATATACTTTTGATTTAGCCGGCACCTGATAATTATTATAACGTTCCATGATTAAAGCAACAATATCATCTGGAATAGAATCCATATCAATGAGGAGTTGGTTTTCTTTGAAACGTTTAAACTGTTCTTCAGTCAGAAGTTTTTCCATCGCTTCGTCATCATAATAATTCAAAGCGAATGTGTCAAGTTCTTTTGCTGTCGTAGATGGAGTACGTTCGCCATCAATACGAGTCAACCAGAAATTACCACGAACTTTAATGCTTGCGACGTTATCTTTCTTATCGCCTTTAATTACTTTAGTAACACAATCCATCAATGCATCACCAGATTTGGTTTTAACCCATTTCTTCTGCATAGGAGACCACTGTTTAACACCAGGATACTTGTGAAGCTGTGTAAAGTCACCGTCTGATGAAACGATTACACATGGATGTCCTAAAGATGTAAGATGTTTGATAAGCACAGCGATGTGGTCATCCGCTTCAACCTTATCAATATTCATTACGATATAAGGCATATATTTTTCAAGTTCTTCAATAATAATATGCATTGCATTGAAGAGACCTTCCCAGTCGAACGGTGAATCTTCACGGTCAACTTTACGGTTTTTCTTATAATAAGAAGAATAATCACGACGCCAGTAGCCAGATTTACTGTTATCAACACAAACCACAAGATTTTGATAGCCTTGTTTCTTGAAGTCTTTTTTGTTTTTCTTGAGTGAATTCAGAACCAGATGTCGAAGCATCGCAGTGGTCACTCGAGGGTATTTTGCAGCTTCACCGAATTCAGTAAAGGCTGCTGCCATGATAATCTGGCTGAAGTCCAGGAAGGCGAATCCTTCCTTTTCACGTTCGTCTTCAGGGAGTAAGAAATCTAATTCATTTAAAGCCATATGAACCTCTGTTCAGTTAGTTTACTCGTCTATAGTAACACATCCATGGGCAGCAATAAATAGAATTATTACATCAAATGATAAAGGAAACACTATGGCCGATTTACTGAAACCTGCATTCCGTGCCACATCTGGTCTCGATGCTGCAGGTGAAAAAGTTATCAACGTAGCCAAGGCCGACTTCAATGTACTTGATGACGGCGTGAACGTTGAATTCTTCATTGAAGAAAATACTATCCAACAATATGACCCTACGCGCGGGTATAAGAAAAATTTCGCTGTTATCTATGATAACCGTATCTGGACTTCTACGAGAGAAATTCCAAAGCCTGCAGGAGCTTTCGTAGAACAGTATTGGAAAGCTGTCCGTACCGACCCTAAATGGGTAGAAATCGTCCAGCCAACCCATTCCCTTAAATCAGGTGAATACGTTACTATTAACAGTGATGACCGTGCATGCACGTTATCTTTACCGTCAAATCCACAAGATGGTGATACGATTGTAATTAAAGATATCGGTACTAATGCCGGTTATCTTGAGCAGAAAATTCGTGCTACTAATCAATATATCGTTCGTAATGGCGCTCAGGTTCAAGAAACTATTTTAACTAAACGCAACTCGTATAATATTCTGATTTATTCAGAACGTTTATGGCAGATGTATGAAACTGCAAACGAAGAGAAGGCTATCAGAGTCGTACCTGGTTCTCCTGTTCGTATTCTTGCCGGTGATTTAATTGCTCGTAGATATCCTACTGCAGGCGCAGTTCAATTAATTCTTCCTAAGTTTGCGAACGACGGTGATTTCATCAGGACTGTTGACGTTGATGGAATGGGCTCTGTATACCATTTAATAATTAGCACTTTTGATAATACATCATCAATTGGCAAAGCTGGTACGACCTCCATGGAATTCCGTACTTCAGGCCATGGTATGCTAATTTATTCTGCCGCCGACAAATTATGGCGTGTTTGGGATGCTGATTTGAGAACCCGTCTTCGTATTATCAGAGATAACGTTAAGCTTCTGCCTAACGAATCAGTTATTGTCTTTGGTGAAAATAACAGTAACATCCAGACTATTACTCTTGATATGCCTACGGATGTAGCTATTGGTGATACTGTTAAGATTGCACTGAATTATCTTCGTAAAAACCAGACGGCAGTTATTCGTGTTGCACAAGGTTCTACAGATAAAATTTTAACCGACATTAAGCTGCTTCAATTCCCTAAACGTTCGGAATATCCACCTGATGCAACTTGGGTTTCTGTATCTTCATTGACTTTCAACGGCGATATTAGTTATACTCCGGTAATTGAATTTAGCTATACTGAAGATAATGGTATAGGTGTTTGGGTTATTGCCCAGAACGTTCCGACCGTAGAACGTGTAGACCCATTAAATGATGCGACTCGTAAGCGTCTTGGTGTAATTGCTCTGGCAAGCCAGGCTGAAGCCAATGTTGATAGAGAAAACAACCCTGTTAAAGAACAGGCAATTACCCCTGAAACTTTAGCTAACCGTGTTGCCACTGAAGCACGTCGTGGTATTGCTCGTATCGCTACTACAGCACAAGTAAACCAGATTACTGAATTTGCATTCCAAGACGACCTCATTATTTCTCCTAAGAAATTAAATGAGAAACAAGCAACTGAAACAATGCGTGGTCTTGCTGAAATAGCAACTCAGGTTGAAACTGATGCTGGTACAGATGATGCACGTATCGTTACTCCTAAAAAGCTTAATGATCGTAAAGCAACCGAATCATTGACTGGTATTGCTAAACTTGTTTCTACTGTAAGTACTGCAAAAGGTTCTTCTAGAGCCGTAATGGGAACTAACGTTTATAATAAAAACAACAATACTGATATTGTTACTCCTAAATCTTTGAATCAGTTGAAAGGTGAATATGAAGATCAAGGTCTGTTCTATTCTGCTACTGAAGCTGAGGTTATTTCTGGGACTGTGACTGCAGGATTTGAAAACGTTGCTGTAACGCCTATTGAATTGCATAAGAAAACTGCTACCGAAGGAAGGATTGGTTTCTCTGAAATTGCTACGCAAGTCGAGACCGACGCTGGTACTGATGATTTCCGTTTCATTACTCCTAAAAAGCTTAATGATCGTAAAGCAACACAAACTCTTACTGGTATTGCTCGTATAGCAACTCAAACAGAATTTGATGCCGGTACATTAGATAATGTTATTTCAACTCCGTTGAAAATTAAAACTAGATTTAATGATACTGCTAGAACATCTGTTATCCCGGCCAGTGGTTTAGTAGAAACAGGGACCTTATGGGACCATTATACACTTGATATCAAGGAAGCAAGTGAGACCCAACGTGGTACACTGAAATTAGCAACCCAGGTGTTAACTGACGCTGGTGTAGATGATGCAACTGCTGTAACCCCACTGAAACTTCAGAAGAAAAAAGCGACTGAAAGTACCGAAGGTATTATCCAAATCGCTACTCAGGCAGAAACTGTTGCTGGTACCGTAGGCAATAAAGCTGTAGTTCCTGTTCATCTGAAATATGTGGTCCAGCAAGAAAAATCTTGGGAAGCAACTCCTTTACGTCGTGGCTTTGTTAAAATGACTGAAGGTCCTTTAACTTGGGCTGGTGATAATGTTAAAGGTTCTATTGAAAACCAAGAAACATTCTTGAAAGATGGTTATGCTGTTTCTCCGTACGAAATGAACTTGGCTCTGTCTCATTATCTCCCAATTAGCGCTAAGGCTGTTGATTCGGATAAATTAGACGGCCTGGATTCACTCCAGTTCATTCGTCGTGATGTAGACCAAACCATTAATGGTGTTATGACCTTCAAGAAGGACGTAATCCTGGAAGCCCCTCTGCTCTCTACAAGCACTGCAGATTTTGCTGGTACTTTAGAAGCTAATGGACTAACCTCTACTAATGGTGATTTCGCTATTGTAAACGGAACTAACAAATGGAAATTCACTGCTGGGTTAAATGGAACTACATTAGTAATTGGTGATACGACTAACGTCTTGACCATGAATACGGCCTCTGGAAACGTTGCTGTTCTGAATAACGTTTCTGCTGGTAATAATGTTTCTGCTAAGACTTCTTATATTCTGAATAGCCGTGAAGTTATTACTAGTAACGATTCTAACGTAGTTATTGGCGATTCTACTAATGGTATGTCCTTACGTTCTAAAGATGCTGGTAATATCATTGCAGTTGATGATACTCCATTAGGAAGCCAATATCGTGTCTTGACTGAAAAGAACGTTAAAGAAATTGTTGACCGTGATTTCGTTAAGAAAGCCGGCGATACTATGGGTGGTAAATTAACGGTTGAAGCTCCGGTTCTCCCAGAGATTTCTGAAGCTAAAGCTATGGCTCCATTAACCGTTGATACAGTAGGTTTCTGGATGGCTAATATTACTACTCCATCGGTATACCAACAATTACCAGGTTATGCTATTCCTGAATTTGCTACTAATGACCAAGGTAACCCTTATGTTGATTCCTACACATATAAGCCTGCTCCTGGTCTGATGACTTGTTCTGGTGTTTCAATCGACAATATCTATCGTACTTGGACCCCTCGTCCGGTTGGTGTTGCTGATAACGAAAACGCCCTTACTCAGTACATCAGTATTTGGGACGTTGCTCGTGGTGTATGGGGTGAATGGTCTCGTGTGTTAACTTCTCAGTTACCACCAACTCCATCGGAAATTGGTGCTGTTGCTTCTTCAGGTTCAGCGTTCAACAACTTGAGAATTCGTGATTGGCTGCAAATTGGTAACGTTCGTATAGAGCCAGACCAAGCAACGCAGACCGTTAAATTCACTTGGATTCCATAAGAGGTAATATGGAAAAATATATGGCTGGCTTTGGACAGGGATTTGTCCAAGCCACTATTCTATCTGAAAATAATGCGGTGAAATACCGCATTAGTGCTTCTGGAAGTTGCACTAAAAGTACAGTTCGTCCTTACATAAAAGTTCAGGACCAGCCTATTTCTATATTAGTGCGTCCTGGACTTAATGTCTACATTTTTAATACAACAACTTTAACTATAGAAGAAACCAAAAATTATATGTTTACAAATGACGCTTCTTCTAGTAACGAAGCCTTTATAACATATATGGATTCTCTCCCACCAGGCAAATTAGCTATATTTTTGTCTGAAGGAAAGCTTAATACTGATGATGCTTTAGTTTCATGGTTTAAATCTAGAAACTCTACGGCTTGGCCTTCTAAGTTTGATGTCACTAATTTTGATGCGGCCTATACGGCGTTCTATATGACGTCTAAGGCAACTATCACATCAGAACATGTAATATTCAATGATGGGGTTAAAAATGAGCCTATAGAACCCCTGATTGACGTAGTGTATGATTATTACTCTGACATAGGAGCCACAGGGTTTCCTAAGAGAATATTTGAATTTGCCGAAGAAGCGAGACCGACTGAAACAGGTCTAGCAATAATTAGACTTCCTACTACTGAATTGCAGACACCATTGGCTGATTATAATCTTAAAAGTGGTGATGTTGTTTATTTTAAATTGCAACTTCTTATAGATACAACCGATCCGTCAGGAATCCCAACCGGAACTACTCGAGCATCGGTTAGATTTTTTAATGAAACTGCTTTAGTTAGTGATACTACTATAGAAGCCAACATATTAAATTTAGGCGAATGGCAATTGTTTGAAAGAGATATAACTATTCCTGAAGGAGCTACAAGCTTTACGGTATACGTATCTCGTCAGAGTACAAATGACATTGCTGCTGCCAGAAATTTAGTTATGACTGAAACTTCTAGATACCGCTATCCTTTGATGCGTTCATCGGAATTTGGTGTCAACGGTATCAGAAACAACGTATTGATGGAAGATGTTCCAAACGATGAGCTTCTTATTCTTAAAAATACAGATGCTGATGACCGTGGTATTGTCCGAAGTGCAGAGTTTCGTGAGGTATAAGGGCTTCGGCCCTTTTTTGGTATAAATACGGCTATACTTTAAGGAGAATACTATGGCCGATTTAAAAGCTGGCACTACTATAGGTGGAGCGATTGCCTGGCACCAAGGCAACTTCCCTCTAAAGGCAGTTACAGATGACGTCTATTACAAAGACTATAAAATTTATACGACTTACAATAAACCTCAGGCTATAGATAACGATTTCGTTTCTAAAGCTCAAGGTGGTGCTTATTTAAAGTCCGTCGATTTTATTGAAGGGTTAAATATACTTGATAACACTGGATATAAAATAAAAATTGGAATAAACAATGCAGGCTCTTCACCTATGCATGCTTATTCTGCTTCTATTAGAATTAAAGATTCACTTGCAATCGAAACTGATTCAGGACAACCATTTATTTTATTTGACCCTAGTACTGATATGGCTAAAGCCAGATTAACAGTAATGGGGAATATTTTAGCAAGATATATTAATGACGAGAGTGGACGCGTATTCTCTCCAGGGAACCCTCCTACTCCAACTGATGTATCACTTGGCAATGTCACGAACGACGCCCAGGTTAAGGTAGCCTTTACAGGATTACAAACTATGGCAGGTCCTTTGGCTTCACCTAATTTAATTTCATTGAACCCGGCTTCTTTGCCAGAACATGTACCTCGTCTTTCTCAGGTTATTGTTAAGGGTACAATTATCGACTTTGGAACTTTCTAAGAAGGTCATATGGCAGATTTAAAACAAATACAATTTAAGCGTTCTAAAACAGCAGGCGCCAGACCAACAACAGCTCAAATTGCTGAAGGCGAACTTGCTATTAACCTTAAAGATCGCACATTTTTTACTAGCGATGGTACTCAAATTATAGATCTTGGTCTTGCTAAAGGCGGCCAGATTGATGGTAATATTACTCAGACCGGTAATTACACCCAGACTGGTAATTTCAGTACTTCTGGGGATATTTCAGCTCGTAATTTAAACGCCACTACCGGTGTTACTGCTGGTGCTGAAGTTGTTTCAAATATAGGTGCATTTAGAGCAAAAGCTACTAGCTCTTCAAATGCTCATTTACGCTTCCAAGGCGAAGAAGTTGCAGCTTCTAAAATCTATGAACGCGGTATTTTATACGCAGATCCACAAACTGCTTCTTACGGGCAAATTGCATTACGTGTTCAAAATGGCTCTGCCGCTGATAGTGCGAACGCAGTATTTTTCTGGAATGGGCGGGGTGATTTCACTGCACCAAGAGATGTATATGCACAACGTTCTCGTCTGAGCATCGAATCTATTGCTCCTACTATGAACACTAATCGCCTTTTTACTGCATATAAGCCTTTTGGTGCACAGCAATATAGTTGGGACGACTCAGTAACTTACACAAAGGCCACAGGTGCTTTAAACTATGTGTATAAAGGTCGCGCAAATATAGAAGGGACTATTTGGCATAACATTATTGATGAAAGAACCGGTGCAGAGAATGTTTGGTACACGGGTTCTGGTCCTGAAAATAAAATGCATTCTTTAGCGAGTCGCGGCGGCAAAGGACACGGTTCTTATACCGGCTCTTTAATGATCGGTGCTAATAATCTCGGAGAATACTCTGGAATGGGGGATTCTTCTATAGCCCTTGGTGATAACGATACTGGATTTAAATGGACCGGTGATGGTGCTTTTAGTATTATGTCAAATGCCCAGAAAATAGTTGACATATATAACTCTGCCACAAAACCGTTTTATATTAAAAAATGTACTAAAATAGCACATAGTGATAATAATTCAGATAATTTGTTCCCATCAAATAATAATGCTTTATTAGAAATTGACACTTCATTAGACGGAAATAATGCTGGTGGTAATGGCGTAACTCTTATTGGGTACAACTCTGGAAGTAGGTATTATCATTATTTCCGCGGCCGCGGAAGTGCAAATTTTGATATGGATAATGGTGTATACATAAGTAAAGGCGGATTGTCAGTTACTGGCAATATATCATCTACTGGTCAGGTTCAGCCTTCTAACTTTAGTAACTTTGATTCTCGCTATCAGAATTTGCTACAACTTGGTGGCAATGTTAACTTAGATACGTTAGCTGGGGCTGACCATGCCGGTGAATATGCCCAGCACTCTAATGTAAACACATCTTTAGCTTTGAACTATCCTGAAGCACTCGCAGGTCATTTAACAGTTACTTCTGGTGCGGGTGTTCAACAAAGATACCATGTTTATAACAGCACCCGTGTGTATTTACGTGCGAAATATAGTTCTGACTCATGGCGCCCATGGGACCGGGTAGTAACAGAAGATTATTTAAAAACTGGAATTCCTGCGCAGTTTGTATCTAAAAACTCTGATGGTTTCCGTATTGCATATGGTAGCTACGGGTTCTTTATCCGTAACGATGGTGGCAGTACTTATTTCATGTTGACCAACTCTGGCGACCAAATGGGTACTTGGAACAATCTTCGCCCGTTAATTATAAACAACTCGACAGGCCAAGTTACTATTGCTACTCCATTAATTGTATCTCATTCTTCTGGACTTACAGTAAATAGCACGGCGGGTGATGCTATTTCATGGGGTAATGCAGGTGCTTGTTTAGCAAACGATGGTAACTTAAAAGGTTCACGCTGGAAATCTTTTGGCGGTTCTGATTGGGCGGGTGATGCTTTAAGCTGGGTTCACGGTCAAAACGTTTCTAAGTCTGGCGATACTATGACCGGCGCATTAAGAGTTACTAACTGGATTAGTGCCGATAACGTTAGGACTTATAATGATATAGAATTAAGTAAAAACGCTCGTCGACATATAAGATTTCAGGATTCTAGGGGTGCAGATGCATATATCTATAAAGATGCTGGAGCGAATCCGCTTAGAATTAATTTAGGTGCCGATGGTGGAGATTGGCAATTCCAGGTAGGTGGGACTTTTTACGCTAGCGGTAATGGTGATTTCAACGATGTTAGAATTCGTTCTGATATAAGATTGAAAACTAATTTAGTTAAAATAGAAAGTGCTACTGATAAAATAGAAAAGCTAAATGGCTACGTCTATGATAAAAAACAATCTTTACATGATTCAGAGTACAACTCTCAAGAAGCCGGATTGATTGCGCAAGAATTAGAAAAAGTACTTCCTGAAGCGGTTTCAGAACTTTCTGACGGAACTAAAACTATTTCTAGTTCTGCAACCATAGCGCTTTTAGTAGAAAGTATTAAAGAGCTTAATTCTAGAATTAAAGAACTTGAATCTAAATAAATTAAGAGGGGCGTAAAGCCCCTGAGGATTTAATATGGCAGTAACAGGCCCTATGGTTGGCAGTTCAGCTAAAAACGAGACTGATAAAGAATGGATGTCGCAAGCCGGAACAGTATTAAGAATGACCATACCGTTTATGATGTCTTCTATGATTGGGCGCTCTAAAGAAATAACAATTACTTTAGGGTCCAATCATTCATATGATAGAAATGACCTGATTAATAAACTTCGTGCATTAGGTTCTACACCTGCAGTGGTTGTTATTTCAGGTGATTTAGTTGCTCAAAATACTGGTGTTCCTTGTTTAGAATTTCCATCTAACTTACCTAACGAATATGTTCATTTACGAGTTAATGCTAACGTATATGGTAGGGGTGGTGCAGGTAACAGCAATGGACAATATTCAGGGCAAAATGGTGGTCCTGCAATTTTAAATAGTTTCGGAACACGTCTTCGCATAGAAAATAATGCTGCTATTTGTGGTGGCGGTGGCGGTGGCGGTGGTGTCCAATTAACAAGTGTAGTTTCTGGTGGTTCAGGTGGTAGACCATTCGGGGCGGCTGGTATAGCATCTGGTCGAGATTCACATGATGGTATAGCAGCAACCTTAACCGCGCCTGGTCCAACTCCTCCACGAACTCGTTATAATACTACTGGCGGCGCAGGTGGTGATGTTGGCCGTCCGGGTGCTTCCGGTACTAATGGCGGCGGTAATGTTACTAACCTTCCAGGTGGTGCAGCCGGAGCCGCGCTGTATGGAAATGCCCCAACTTGGATTAAAGTCGGTAATGTTTATGGGTCTCGTTTATAAATAAAGTAAACAAAGGAGAAACTTATGGCCATGCCAAGTATTTCCATTGTAGACTTAGTATTTGGCGTGCTTGACCGACTCTTTAAAGATACGACGGGTAAAGTCCCTTTTACCCGTATTCTTTCTGTTATACTATTATTTGTTATGGCCGTTATTTGGTACAAAGGCCCTGAGCTGATGACCATTTATAAGGAATCTCGTTACGAAATTTATTCTGCTATGCAGCAAAAGATTGGTGACGAAAAGTTTGATAAGACTGTTCGCGAACAAGTCCAAATAGTTAATGTCTCCAGTGGAGCAGATTTTACAGCAGTATATGCATTTCGACCAGTAAACAAAAACTTTTTTGTTGACATGGTCGCTTATGAAGGCGTTCTACCATCTAGTGTGAACGAACTTAACTTAGGCGGGTATCCAATTGACAAATCGTCAGCTGAATATATTAGACATGTAAATGGAGAATATTTTAGTTCAAATACAGAATCAATCTTCCTTCCAACTAAAAAGAAAACTGACTTCAACTTCATGTTTTCTTGTCCCTACTTCAATCTGGACAATAATTATGCTGGGAACATCAGTTTGATGTGGTATAATGATGTTCCCAGATATAGTAATGAAAGGTTGCAAGCTATTTGTGCGCCAGCAGCCCGTCTGATAGGTCGTTCACGTTAGAAATTGGAGGCATACATCATTAAATAACGGTGTATGTCTTCATACCCTTCATTGAATTGCTCGATTAACAATTCACGCTCATCTTCAGATAGTTCACGGAAAAGTTTATTGAAAGATAGATTAGTGAGCTCACGCCCTGTTTCAGTTCTAATTCCTAACTCATTCAAAAATGCAATGAAGTTATCCTTTTTCCACATCACATCTTCACAATCCGTTTTAATCAAAATGGAAACAATAGTAGCAATTTCAGAAACGATTTCAAATTTAGTCATTGTACATCCTACATCTTAATGGTATGCTTTGTTGGTATGAAAGTATAGTATCATGTTACAAGGTGAATGTAAACCCAGTGCCTTTAGCATACTCTTTGAACTTTTCAACAACGCCGATAATAGCCTTCTTATCTTTAGCTTCCAGATAAACGCCACGGTTGTCTTCAGTGACATCCATATGTGTGGACAGGAAGTCAGGCCAGGACGCTTCGCGTTTATCGATATATAATCCAATCAAGCCTGAAATAAAACGTCCACGCGCTACAGAATCTTCACATCCTTCACTTCTGACACATAACTCCAGCTTATGCACTGATACAATAGCCTGGGCCAGGTCGATAAATTCACGATACGCGTTTGATTCCTGTTCTGCTACAGAGCGTGCCATATCATTCCAGGCAGAGAAGTCGAATGTTTTCATTAGTAGTCCTCGAGTCCGTAGTCTTCAATGAGTTCATTCAGTTGTGCGCCAATCACAGAAAGGTCTGTATCTTCTTTGAACGCTACAATTTTAAAAACACCTTCATACAAATAATCCACTGCAGCGTCTTTAATACCGTACTGAGCGTCTTCAAGAATCCCAGCAATAACTTCATTAACGACGTTACGATGGATTTTCTTTTCGAACTCTTCTACCTTAACATTCCACCAAAGGCAGAACGGGATTGTTCCTTTATGAGTAATCATGATCTTTACCTTTATGCTTCTGTTTACGTTGAGAATCGGAGGCAGCTTTCTTACGATCTTTGTGAGCGCCGCCTTTGTTGAAATCGTGTTTCGCTACTGGGTTATTCATAATGCTTGATTACCTCTCTTAAACATAAACCTGTAAGACTAAAACGTTTGGCCACACCACACTCAATAATATGCTCTGAAAGCATATTTACATCAGTATAACCAAGCTCTGTAATAAAGTATTTTATTGTTTCTTTATCACGAGAATTCAAACTATTAAAATAGTCGCTTTTCGTATAAAGAGTTCTCATCAATAAAGGTCCTCGCTGAAAAGTTCATCTGCTGGTCCTGATTTAGGACGGACTTTGTTAATTTGTCCTGCGTGGGTAGCAATAACAAGAGCTTCTTCGCGAGTGAAGTATTCACCCCATTGATCAATAAAGCCTTGGTCATCGCCATGAACATGGTCATTAACTACTTTATCACGAACTTGGTCAATAACTTCAGCCATATCTTTCGAATAATGGCGTGAACCTGGGATTACGAGATAGCCACCAGTCTTAAGTTTAAAACGGTTCGCTGCACATACGATTCGACGTTGAAGCAGACGACCATCCCACCAATCTGCAACCTTATAACAAATATTCAAACGTTGTTGTTCGGTTTCAATTCTAGACAAAACTGGCGCCTCTAAAGAAGATTTATAAGTAGTCATTATTTGAACCACATCTTAACTCGCATCCATAAGGATTTCTGAGTAGCTTTATTAACACCGTACGAACGAATTACAGGCTGAGATTCTTGCAATTCACGATAATCATCTTTAGCGATCTGTACAGCTTGAGGAATAAAGCTAGAGATCGCAGCCATGAAGTTCGTACGTTCGCCTAGCGGGCAAGAGGTATCACAACGAACAATTTCATAAAGACCTGTCTTAACCTTAACGATAGTACCAAGATAAGCACCATGGAACCATACATCCCAACCTTCTTGGGTTGGCTCAACACAACGACGGAGTTCGTTCAGGATTTCAATCTTGTTCATCATACTTTCCTCAAATTGCGTTTACGATTACAGAGATGATGTCAGCCGTTACAGCTGGGAAATCGATGTAAGTGTTTTTGCCACCTACTTTAAACTTAACGTCATAGCCTAAAGAAGTAAAGATTTTAGCATCTTTATCAGACATGTTGTAACCGAAGATACGAAGTGAACCATCACGACGGATTTCGATTTGACGAATACCGAGAGTACGTTTTACGAACTGAATTTCAAGGTTGCTACGGTTTTCACGAATTTCTTTAAGATCGATACGACCATCAAGACCGGCTACAACCAGATCGGCCAGTTCTTTCATAGTATCAGTTACACCACGAGCTGAACGAGTCTTACGTTTGGACAGCATTTCAGGAGCATTTTCAGATGCAAACAGATCAGCTGCAGCCTGAACGATGTCCATTGCTTCACCAGTAGCGATTAAACCGTCACCTGATTTTTCAATCAAACCTTTCTTAATCAGAACACCGATGTTGCTGTTTACAGAGCTTGCATTCATAGTTTCAGCCAGAGCTTCACGTACTTCGGCAGAAGTGATGTAGTTCTTTTTAACAACCTGTACCAGGATTGCAGCAGTTTTTTCGTTCAGAACGTCGTTAGAAGCTTTGATGATGTAAGTTACTTTAGACATTTTAAATCTCCATTATGTTTTGTTCATTTCGTTTGGTATGAGAAGATAATACCATGTTTTAATGCTGTTGTAAACACCTTATGCAAACATTTTTTTGCAGAGGTCCCACTGGACCATGGCATAACGTTCATTGTAGCCACAGTTCATGAATTCACGTTTGAAGTTATCCATCCATAACCAGTTGTTATCTTTAACTTCTTTCTCATGATAGATGCTGATAGCCAGTTTAGTAGGCTTAGCAACACGTTTCTTTTCGCCACCAAAGTTTGGAGAAGAAGGCTTCTTAGAACGTGGCAGTTCACGATTAGTGAAAGCAGCTACATCAAAGTCAGATTCTTGACGAGTGTGACCTGAGTTAATCATCCACTCTTTACGGAAGCCAGGACCACCTTGAATATTTGTAGTAGCACGAGCATGTGTATCACCAAGTTCGATAGCTTTAGCACGCCATACCTTATTGTGGCCTTCACCCGGGGTTAAAGCGTGAGCCAATTCATGAAGAATTGTTTCTTCAACCTGAGCAGCAGTCATTGCGAAGAAGAAATGTGCCTGGATAGCAATTTTCTTTCTCCACGCAGAGCAATAACCAATGTTGCGTTTTGAAGTAGATGAAACTACATGGAACGTCCAACCATCAAGCCCATGTTCTTTACACTTGGCTTCGAAGAAACCTTTAGCCGATTCGACTGAATGATACAGATGACCTTCAGAGTAAAAAGCTTTAGATAAGATACGTTCGATAAGGTTCATATTAAGTTCTCCATGTTGGTGTAAGAGTATAGTAACCTGTTTTAAAGCAGATGTAAACACCTAAAACGCAAAAAGAGACCCGAAGGTCTCTTAAAAGAAGTATTCAATGACTAAGTATATAATCCATAAGAAGAAAATCATTCCTACAAATAGACCATAAAAAGTCATCTTGCTAAACTCGCTAGATATACGATTAGACGAGTCACGGCATAAGAAATCAGTGCAGACCCACACGCCATAGCAACCTGCTGTCCAGCCAGCAAAGTAAGGCCACCAAACAAGGCGGCGCTGGTAAATCCTACGAATACGCTCATTTCAGTTCCTCTAAATCTTTAAGATATTCAGTCGTGACATCAGTTGACTTCCAGTATTCGTGTTCTTCTTTTTTAGCCTTAGCTTCAAGAGCAAGCTTTTTAGCTTCATCAGAAGTCATATGGAAGATGTTCATAGCCACTAATTTTTCGGCATGATCGCCGTACACTTCAGAAGCAGAAAGTTCTTCGACTAAAGCTTTGCGAGTTTTGCCTTGAACAACAACGACACCGTCAATTACATCTTTAATGAATCGTGCCTTTGCCAGGGCAAGTTTAAAGGCTTCTTCAGTTTCTTTCAGTTTACCATCAATACGTTTCTGAACGTAAACCTTACGAACTTCTACAAAGTCACGAATAAGTTCTGAAGCAGTTTCATAAACTTTCAGTTTACCTTTTTCGTTCACAACAGTGATGTTCTGAGAACGACGTTCAATCAGACCAAAGTCTTTCATGATTTTATCATGACGTTCTTCTTCGGTTTCACCAAGATTATATTCTTTACGGAATTTGACTTTGAACCCAAAACCATTTTCATCACAGGCGTCATCCCATGTAATGAAACCCTTTTCTTCAAGAGCATCAAGAATTTTTACATATTTTTCACGGTCATATTTGTACGGAACTTCTTCAATAACCATTTGTGTTCTTGAAGTGAATTTGTACTTACCATGAAGTTCCCAACGCCCATCAACTTCAATCACATCACCTTTGAATTCAGGGAAACTTACTTTCGGCTCAGTAATTTTCTTGCCTTCCACAGCTTGACGCACTGCTTTCTTGACCGAGGCCATATCATGAGGCAGAATATCAGTAGCATAACCGGTAGCAATGCCCGAAACACCATTGAGAAGAACCACAGGGATAATAGGCAGATAAAAAGCAGGAGGAATATGTTCTTTATCTTTATGTACCGGAGCATATTCAGTGTCCTTATAGACATTAAAGAAGTTTTTGCCTACACGAGCAAAAATATAACGAGAAGCTGCTGCTTCTTGGACTAATCGAGAACCAAAGTTACCCTGACCATCTAAGATTGGATAGTTGTTGTTCCATGTGTTAGCCATTAACGCACCTGCGTCCTGGGCAGAACCTTCACCATGGTGATATCCTAAGTCAGCCACGCCACCTGCAATACTTGCAAGTTTATGGAACTTATCACGATTACCTTTACCGAGTTCCAGAGCACGAGCAACTACAAATCGTTGAACAGGTTTTAACCCATCAATCATATTTGGGATTGCACGGTTTTCTACTGTATACATTGCATAAGCTAAGGCTTCGTTGTCAATAATACTTTTCAGACCACGAACTGTAAAAGTATCATCAGCCTGTTTAGCCATCATGTCAAAAATATCTGTCATAATACCTACCAAATTAATGAAGAGAGTTGTACTATAACATCAGAAATGAAAAGCACAATAGATATGAGCCCGTATAGAACTCCATAATAAAGAACTAATGCCAAAACAGCGGCCACTAGGACCGCAATCAGAATCTTTTTCATACTTTAAAAATTACAAAGTAAAGAATTAAAATAGACATCAGAGCGGATGAAATCCCTGTAGCCGGCAAGGTACCTGTAATGAATAATAGAGTCATCGCAGTCCAGACACAACATAATAATGCTTTCATTAGCCGTATTTCGCCTCGCGACAAATTCCACCGATACAAGAAAGGATCCAACCGATGAACATAAAGCCTAAGAATGTAGTGCTTGGAATCCAAGCCCCAGTAAAGAAACAAACGGCACAAACAATTGCGACGATTAATTCAATAAAAACAACTAGAATCATTTAAGAACCCCACACAAAATGGCCAAACGTTCTAAAGCCAGGATAGCCACACTGTATGCAACCATCCCAACAATACCGGGTGTAAGAGGGGCACCTAAGAATAAAAAGGTGCCCACTACAAACATCATGCCTATCAGATAAAGATAGGCCATGCATCTTAAGGCATCCATTAGTAGCTCTGCAGGATGAATTTGAAGTTATCATTCAGCATACGGTTCATTTCGCTGAAGTTCTGGTATTCATCTTTGTGCTTAGAAGTAAACATCAAAGACAGCTGGCCTTTGCCGAAACCGGTGGTCAGAGGTTTCATTTTCTGAGGTGGAACAAAGTATACATCATACACATTGCCATTGGAAGACAGTGTACGACCGAGCTGGCTACGACCCTGACGAATCTGAGACAGAACATTACCAAAACCAGACTTAGAACGTTGGCGACCTACAAAGAAGCGAGCCGCAACCTGGCGCCATGGCAATGAACCCTTAACCATGAAATAGAAACCAGGTTCAGCCAGAGTTTCGTTATCGACATAACCGACAGTTTTGCCATTGCGGACAGTACAAACAACTGTGGCGCCTACAGCTTCGAGGTCGGCACGGGTCATGTAGTTACGAACGTCTTGATGTGTCATATTAATTTCCTCAGTAGTTTAAATTATTTCTCCAAGGAGGACATTATACTCTGTCCTCACGAGTTTGTAAACTATTTCTTTTTCATCAGGCATTCTGCATGAGCATAGTTCAGGTCATCAAGAGTGATGATATCTTGCATCAGACGATTAATCTGTTTGCCGCATTCATAACAAGTAAAAATTCGTTTGATAGTCATTTAGCCACCAATGATTCCGATATGAATTGAGTTGATGCCAAGCCAGTACGCCATGTTAAAACCTACATAAAATGCTATTGCCCACAGGAACCCGCCAAACAGATATTTCAAGAAATCCATAATATTTTCCTCAGAAGAAGTAAGCGAAGTGAACACGAATCACATCAATCATCAGAACAGCAGGGAAGATTGCTAAAACCATTGCAATCACAAACATGTTCCAGATAGCTTTCAGTAATTTTTTCATATTCACCTCCATTTATTCAGTACAGACATTATATCATGCTGCGTAATGGATGTAAACACTCATTAGTATACAAACCAATGGAATACTAAGAATCCATATAAAGCACCAGAACTTACTCAAAGCCTGCACTCCCGATAACAAGATTTGTACTGTTATCGAAGATTTTGCATTGGCCGTTACGGTATGAAGATGCATAGAACTCTGCTGCATCCTGGGCATCCCATGCAAACATACGGGCTTCGAGGTCTTTGTAACGAGGTTCGCCATTTTCAAGTTCGAACCAAATCATAATAGTTGCTTTAATCATTTTATAGTACTCCTCATTTGTTTGTGTAGGAGTACTATATCATGTCAGATTTGTTGTGTAAACTGGTGGAAGTTAAAATCTTCCATGTCGTAAGGACGGGATGACAGATACCACCCATCATTGAATTGGGATTTGATAACCAGGCCAGAGTCTTTTGCGAACGCATCACGACCTGCAAGGAACTTAGGAGTAAACAGGATGGCGCCTGTTGCATCCTGTTTAGTGTCGAATATGATTATTAAGTCAGCAAGATTGCGCCCAAGGAAGTGACCTAGGTTAATTCCTGGAGATTTTGCCGGATAATCACCTGACATACCAGTATTCACTGTAATGTACTGAGAATTTCTTTGATGTGTTTTTACTTCAATCCGGACCCCGTCTTTACCAACAACATCATATACCCATGACCATGGATTCTCATGATTTTCACGACCGGTCGGTAAGAAACCGTGAACTGCTTCAGCAACAATTTGTTCAGCCATTAAAGCGGTTCTGCAACGACGAGCTACATCTTCTCTGTTTTGATTAGGATCTTGTTCGAGTGAATAACGTATTGTGTCTTTAATTTTAGAAAGTACATGAGGCTTAATATCATCAGGCTTCATATAAGTAGGAGATAGGCGCTGTAGCAGCGCCCAAGAATCACTGTTCCGAATCATTTTCTTCCTTAGGTGGATTTAAACCCTGTGAATGAGAACCATTGATGTACACATCTTCAACATAAAGTGTTCCTTCATAGCAACGGTCATTGAAGTTCAATTTGCTCTTATCAAGAGTACTGAAGTCTACGCCAAAATAGAGGTCGTTGCAATAAAGGATTCCAGCGCCATGTTTAATCTGGACATCTTTACAATAGACGTTTTCTGCATGATGATTACCATGCAGCGTAGAATGTTTAATGCCTGGTGTCAGGTCATTCATAGGGTTAATCATATTTACCTCAGAATCGTGCGATACGTTTTTCAAGAATATGTTGGTATGCACTCATTGTATCAAGCTGACGGAGAAGCAATTCTTTGTCCACCGAATCAAGAGATTTGAAAACAGCACCTACGGTGAATGCACGAAGAGCATTAATTTTAAGGGTCAATTCAGAATGTTCATCAATAACACGAGATTGGAAACCAGTCATTTAAGGTCCTTAAAAAAGGGGCCGAAGCCCCATAAATTAGATTTGATAGCCACGAATTTCAGAAGTAAATTTCTCAGTAACATCTTCGAGAACTTCATACTGACAAGTACGCATCTTGGCATCGCCGTAATCAACCGGAATACTTACTACATCACGTGGATGAACCTTAACTGATACGACACGAGAAGTACTGCAGCTAAAGTGTTTGATGTATGACTTAGAGCAAACATGCAGACCATTTGAACAAGTTACTTCATCGTTATCGTTCACACGAGTACGAGGCATTTTAACCGTCTGGCCTGGACTATTATCAAATGTACCTGAGTGGTGATCTTTATAGTCAGAACGAACAACTTTCCAACCAATGAAATGGCCGTCTTCAGTGATTTCAATATCGTTCGCAACCAAGAAGTCAAACAGACGACTTACAGCTTTCTGGCTTGGGTTTTCCAGCAGATTTTCCAGGAATGGCAGATAGAACTCGAAGTCTTCACCTTTGTTCATGGAATCAAGGATGCGGTCAACCAGACCTGAACGCAGTTCGATGTCCTGATAATACAGAGTGCCATCAGCAATACGAACATCACCCTTAATGAACTCTTTAACGGCACGTTCGATGTTAATGGTGTCGCGAGCCTTACGAACCAATTCTTGTTCTTCAGCGTAAGATTTACCTACGGACTGACTCAAGAAGGCGAAAGCAGCAGCAAAACCAGGGTGGTCTTTATCAGCGTTCCAAGTTTCACGACCCTGAGTAATAGAGATGAACTTAGAGTTTGCGTTCCAGATGAAAGAAGGTTCTGGAGCTTTGGCTTGTTCAACTACCGCCTTAGCGACATTAACAGCGCCTACGGTCAGAGTTACATCACCAGTAATTTGGACAGAGCCAACACCTTTAGCAATGAAACGACCACGAGAATCACGAGCAGGACCTTTCTTAGGAGTAAAGGTTTGCTTCGCAGCACGATTTTCTTTTAACACGCGGTAAATAGTATCACTAGACACGCCATAATCAGAGGCAAGTTCAGCATAAGTTTTCAGTTTAGCATTATGAATACGAACAATTTTAGCTTTATCAAGTTCAGACAGGATTTTAACAGTCATTTACAGTTTCTCTTTTTAAAGGGCGATTAATCGCCCATGATTTTTACAATTTCAGCTACAGCATTGCCTTCCATATTATATCGATTACGCATATATTCGGAGACAACGATATTTTCGCCTTCAAACTTTTTGATACGATCTGCTGCACGTTTGTCGGCATATTCATTTAACTTACGTACGATATGCAACCCATTATATACTTGGTCTTTATGGAGCGGATTCGTGTAAGCAATAATGTTTACTGGGTTCAACCAAGACCTTAATGCAAATAGGTTTTTAGCTTCTTTAGAAGTTTTACCAGATTCAGTGAGATACTTCATCAAGAAACTGAGTTCAGGATATTTCTCAATATGTCTAGTGTAATTATAAGCTCGTCCGCTTGTAGCAGTATAGTAGTCATAATCAACTTCATCAACCAACTCTACAAATTTATCACTGATTGCAGTCAGCATATCTTGGCACTGGTCTAACTTAATAATTTTCTTCTGAAGCTGTGGACGAACAATATGGAACTCTGTGATACCTAATACATCTGCACACTGGCAAATTCCACCAAAGTTGTTCCATACGCCGTACTCGGGTTCCATTGATACATAGTTATGGCCATTCTTAAACACTACCCAACCTTCGATATCTTCGGCATCGGCAGCATTATAGAACAGTTCTTCTTCAGCCCATGAACCTTCTTTAGTTTTGTACCAACGAACTGCGCTTGGTGCTTTTGGCTTAGGCTGATATTCACGCTGAACAACCACTACGTAATCTTCTACAGCAGCAAAGAATTCAGATGTGTACTTAATAGTCACTGGGTCTTCGCCCATTTGAATTAATACGTCAGGCAGAGTGTTCATTTCCAGTTCTGATTCTGGGTTGACGAACAGAACTTCTTCACCGCGAGCTGGTAACCATGGATTCTCTTCAAGAATTTTCTTGGCCTTTTCATCTTTAGACCAACGAATCTCAGCCAGGGCTCTTACTGCCGGCAAGCGTTGTTTCTTGCAGTCATCGATAATAATAGTCAGAGATTTGCGCTGGGTGCCAAACATATAATTAACACCAATACCACCTCGACCACCGTTAGACTTCAGGCGTTTCATTTTAGGGTCTGAACAGATTTCATACACGACACCAGCATCAATGAAACGACTCTTAACATCATACTTAGCATAAAGTTGATTATACGTTCTGCCATTACAAAGTTTCTGATGGGTGTTTTGAAGCATACGGTTTGCATTATAACCCAGACCACCTACTTCACGAATAACCTTACGTTCGTGGGTGCTTTCGCGCCATTCTTTCAGGTCTTCTTCCATCACGCGTTTATCAAGATTAATAACACGAGATTTTATGTTTGCGATAGTCTGTTCATCAAGTGACAGTTCTTCACGTGATGCCGCAATGTCTAATTCGCCTAATGGGAACTTAATGAATACAACATCATTACGAGCACCAATCCAAGTATCACCGAGGCCAGGAACATCATTTAATGGATAAACGATAGAACCATATACAGCAAACAGACCAGAACGTTCTTCATAAGTGTAGTCAGTGTCTGGGATTGCATAGTACTCGTCGAATTCTGGGAAGAAACGTGGCTCAAGTTTAGAACCAACCAAATTTACTTTTGATTCGCCAAACGGGCGAACAACATATTTGATTTCGTCTTTCCAACGCTGGATATCTGCTGTCTTAACAGGAACCGTAATTTCCAGACCAGTTTTATCATCTTCTTTCATATCTTCTTCGAACAGAAGACGAATAACAGGCTCGCCATTATCAAGCATTGCCGTGTAGCCATACACTTTACCTTCGTGATAAGAAACAACGGTAAACGTATCTGTGTAGCTAAATGGAGATTTAGAACCAAGGCCTAATGCACCGATGAAGTCATTAGAATTGTTCTTAGTTGATGCAAAGTAAGTCGTGTACAGGTTTTCCAGACCATCTTTAGACAGGCCAGGACCAAAGTCACGAATAATGAAACGTGGGTCCATCTGACCTGGTACGTTAATCTGGAATGCGCCTTCAAAACCATTTAGCTTATGAGCATCAAGGCAGTTACATGCCAGTTCACGAACAATTGCACGAATCTTGTTTTTATACAGACCAGAAGAAAGGATTTTAAAGGCCTTTGCACTTGTGGTGATTTTAAACTTGGTGTTTGCACCCTTACTGCCCAGTACTACTTCATCATCGCCTTGGATAATCATATTAATTTAGTCTCATTCACAATGTTTTTTGATAAGTTCTGCCACTTGAAGAAGTTCATCTTTAGTAGCGGTTTCTTTAAGTATTTTATTACGGATTTCTTTGAAGCATAACTTAAACTCAATAGCCAAGTCGATATCAAAGAAACGTTCTAGAATTCTATATTCACGGAAAACAGCGTCATCAAATAATTCCAGATTGACATTATAACTTCGCATTTGGTAATACCTCATGTTGCTTATACTCAAGAGTAGAACCAATTTCACGAAGTATCTTACGCATGTTACCCATGGAAGCTTTGTGAGTTTGGTCATGATAAATCAGGTTCAGAACACTCTCCTGTTGTTCAGGAGTGAGCGCCTGGTTGTTTTTAATTTGAACGGCAATAGATTTAACAGCCTGAGCATACGCACGCTTCCTGTCGGCGTCGTGCGTGCTATTCTTGGCCTTACGTATTCCCGCCTCCATAACCACCAAAGCAAGGTTATCTAAATTAACTATGCTGTTGTCTGACATAACCATAAACCGTTCCTATACAAAAATGGGATGTAGTTATTACACCACATCCCTTAGAAAGCATTAATGGCTTAATGGACCCCATCCGCCTTCAATTTTATAAGCTTGCCCACGAACTTTAGTTAATGAACCATCCGGGTTTTCTACTGAAATAGTAACATATTGAGCAAAGAGAGGTTTCTCTTCAGCCCAAAGATAACCAAATTCACCAGTAGCTAAAGTAATCCAATATTGTTTCATATGAGCTCCTTATTACGAGGCAAAAATACCTCGTAATATTTATTAACTCATCCAGACCTTACGTGGCGCAGGGTCTTTACCTAACAACATCTCGAACTGTTCTTTCCAATCATCCGGAAGTTGAACAACATCATACTTAGGATTCATAATCATCTGCTTATATTCAGATTTCTGAAGTGAACCAAGTCCTTTGATATATCGAATAGAATGTTTAGGCAATTTGTCTTTAGCCGCTTCATATTCAGGCAAGTCATAGAACCATTTCTGTTCTTTGCCAATCTGAGCAATGATAACAGGAGTTTTAACAAATCGTACTCGACCTTCTTTATAAAGCTGAGGCCATTGGGTAAAGAATGCAAGCAGTGATGGATAAATCGAACCGGTTCCATCGACGTCAGCATCGGTCATGATAGCAATATTACGATAACCCATTGAACTGATATCTTCATCGCCAATCGTTAGGCCTGTGATAGCACAGATATCAAAAGCTTCTTTGTTCTTCATGATATCTACACCAGACATACCCCATGTATTCATGAACTTACCACGTAATGGATAACCACCATGTAGTTCACGGTCACGAACTTCAATCAGATAACCGATTGCTGAGTCACCTTCCGTCAAGAACAATGTTGTGTCGGCATCTTTACCATAAAGGTTTGCTTTAATATGCTTTTGAACTTTTGCTTTAGCCGCTTTTTTATTGGCTTTAGTTTCAGCAGCCTTTTCAGCAGCTAATTTACGAGCCAATGCGGCTTCAACGATAGGCATAATAAGGCCTTCGTCTTTCAAAATAGCATTAGCAATTTTCTTGGCATCGATTTGGATATGGTTACGAATTTCACCGAACGGTGATGTCAAACGTTCTTTAGTCTGTGAATCGAAACGCATATTGCTCATATCACGAATGAACATCAGCATTGTCAGACATTCTTTGACGCGTGCTTTGCTTACTTCAATACCTTTATATTTCTTCTTAATGCCAGGCAGAAGATGTTCACAGATATCATCAAACACACATTCAACATGGTGTCCACCATTCTTAGTATGAATGTTGTTCACATAAGTCAGATGACGGAAACCATCCGGGCTTGTTGCGAATGCCATAGAAACATTATCTGTTTCTTGAATAACAACGTTTTCACCGAATTGTTTAGCGAACTTTTTAAAGTTGCCATCTACTTTCTTACCATTGAAAGTAAATTGAATACCAGGATATATAACGGCCAGAGTTTGAAGGCGGTCCAGAGTAATCGCATGATACATGTCATTCAGTTCATTAGTTTCGAAATGTTCGAAATCAGGAATAAATGAAACGATTGTGCCTGTTTTAGCCTTCACATGTTCTTTCTTAGAGGCAGGAACCGATGCCCATGACTTGTTTTCCATGCCATTAGAACAACGTACGACAATCTCATTCTCGCCATCACAGGTAGCGCCAGCGAACATAACAGAGAAGATGTTGGTTAAACTACTACCGACACCGTTCATGCCGCCTGTCTTACGCTCAGCGTCATCACCGAAGTTACCACCAGCTTTTGGGATAGTCCATGCTGCTACTGGTCCTGGGATTTGTTGACCTGTCTGGTCTGTAACCATCGCTTGTGGAATACCACGTCCGTTATCTTCGACAATAACTTTATTGCCTTTGATTTGAACGTCAATTTTATTCGCAAACTTAAAGTTTGTACGAATAGCTTCATCGACGCTGTTATCAATGATTTCATCGATAAGTTTCACTAAACCCGGAACATAAGGAACAAATACATATGAACCGAACAGAAAACGTTCATGCTGCTCATTTGCACTTGAGCCGATGTACATCCCACTACGCTTTTTAATATGTTCAACGTCAGACAATACTTTAATTTCGTTCTTAATCATTTCATTTCCTCATGTAGTAGGAGAATAATATCCCATCTCATTAAAAGCAGAAAAGGAGCACTAGGCTCCATTACATTTTTTGCATCTTATATCATGCCATTGTGCGGCAGACATCCCAGAAGCCAGATAAGCGCGGAACTCTTTCTTTGCTTCACGCTTTTGTTTATTCGTCATTGGAACCGGCCGATAATACGAAGATGCTTTACCACTTACTTTCATAGTGAAAATAAATGCTGCACTACCGTTATACGGATGTTTACCATATGATTCATCAATTTTCATTATTCGAACCTGATAGTAGAGTTCTTAAACAGCATACCAGAACAAACGGCGCCTTTAACAGGAATACCTGTAGGACCTTTAGCCGTGAAGCCTGTAGAGAAAGTATCTTTACTTGAACAAGCCAGCCAATCATAGCCTGTCATTTGAATATCAGTAAAACCATTAGCAGTCAGAACACGATACGCATTCTTTTCGTCGGTACAACCAGACAGAATACCAATTGACAGAATTGCAGCAATCAAACCCATTACAAATACTTTCATTTCTTGGTTACCTTAATAATTTTACCGCTGTGGAGTTTAATAACCCGGCTTTCACCAGATTTCATAAAACGAATACGTGGTTTAGTGCCCATTAGTAATCACCACTTTTGAGCCCATCATAATGAACTGCTGGGGCAGAAACAACACGCTTCATTTCGCCTTCACAATTCAGGAACTTACAAGGTTGTGGATTATCACGTTCAGAAATTTTAACATTCTTTTCTGATTTTTCACCACATGCTTCACATTTATAATCATACAGAGGCATCTTTTAGTCCTTGTAACATAATAATTGCAGCGTGAACTTCTTCCATTGTAGTAATGGTCAGACGAATTTCAGGAATAGCCAAGAGATTAGGGAACACAGTTTCATCTTCAGGCTTATTAGGATTGAGCCACTCAACGAAGAAACTCATTGCTTCGTTTTTAGTAATATGGCATGAATAATTAATCGAATGTGCTTCGCTCAATTCAGCCGAAGTGATAATTTCACCACCAAGAGTAGTGAATGTATTATAAATTCCTTCACTTTGAGAATAACCAAGTTTAATTGGACCTAGCTTATCAAAGACTTCAATAAGCTTGACATTTGCACCACATGCACTCATGAAGCCTGTGCGGTCGCCAATAACAAAATACTTATCTGCCGGTAGAATATTAATCATTTGAACACCATATTATTCAGAAATTCAATTGCTTTCAGTCGAGTCATTTCATCTTCGACTACGAAACGAATCTTACCTTTAACTTCAATCTTAGGAGATTCTGGGGTCAGTTCGGCCACATCACGTGCGATTTCAGCCATAATTTCGGCATCGGTTTGACCACGATCTTTTTCTTGCTCTTCGATCTGTTCATCAACCCAGCCTGCGGTAGGCATTTCAATTTCATCACACTTGCCAAGATTAAATTTATTATCGCGTTTTGGCAAGTCACGAACAATAGATTCACCACGAATGAACCCTGAACAAATAGGACGTTTCCACTCTTCAAAATGTCCCAGTTCGTCTGGAGTCAGAGTGAAGTTCAGGTATTTATGGTTTGCTCTGTTATCAGGGTCCACATATTTAAGGCGCATAGTCTTAAGGTCATAAACACCACTCATACAAACACTTTCTACAATGAATGGGTTATAACCAATCTCACGAATAAATTGAAGATTGATTGAAGAACCTTTCAGAAGAGCTGCGGCATCTTTCAACTGATAGGCGGCGTTCACACACCAGGCCATATCATAGTTGATTTCAAAGTGAGTTAGCTCGTTTACCGCATCCAGATGAATTTGAATTCTTTCTTCAGCGTGGTTTTCAACTACTTGAGCATTACCATAATCATCTGTTTCGAGAACCTTGAAAGGACGACTACCTACAAAGTTGGCGAACGCACGGTTGTCACCACAACGTCTGGTAAACAGAGCATGGTCATGCATGCTCTTGAAATGATAGAAGTAACCTTCAGTGAACTTATGCATTGTAAACTTCCTTCCAGTAAGAAGTACCATCTTCCGTGATTTCACGGAAGATACCATAGATTGGCAGAGTATCACCAACTTTTTCATAGACGTAAACTACTTGTGTGTGACTCAGATGGTCAGACCAATCTTTCTGTACAACGACTAATTCGTTGCTGAACAGCACATCTTCGAATGCGTCGCGATTTGAAGCAGTAGTTTCGATGTATATCATTTTATTTTCCTCTCGTTTGTTGGTGTAGGAACATAATAACATGAACCTACACCGTTGTAAACACTTAGATGTAAGAATCGATAGTGTATGCTTTAGCACCTGCGTCAGGAACACGTTTCATAGTACAGATTACCATGCTGCGTGGTACTACAGAGAAGGTTCCTTCATGAACGATGTTCAGAAGTTCAACGCCTTCTTCAATCCACTGGTCAGATACGAAGCCGCCAATACGAGCACCGGTATAGAAATCTTCGAACACTACGGCACGAGTCAGCAGATCAGTAGGGTCTTTGATAACCAGAGGCTTAATCTGAGTCAGATACATATGAGCTACATCTTCATCGACAACATAACCACCGATTTTAGATGGATATGTGCTTGTAGGAGCATCAGAGCCAATGACTTCAGTCACATGTTCAGGTTTAACATAACCGACAACACCAAAGTCTGTACGAACTTTATAACCATCACGAGCAGAAGTACCAACTACCGTACCAGTTTCGCCGGCAATTTTAGAGCCAGACAGAAAAGATACATATACACGAGAACCAATTTTCATAATAACACCTTAAAATAAAATAAAATCAACTTGAACAGCGTCAGCACGTTTGAACATAACCTGGCTGTCACCGAGTAAAACACTATTATCATCTACTTCGTATATAGCAAGATAGTAGCCTTTATTACGAAGTGAATCAAAATCACAATCATCAAACCATTTGTAGAAATGGCCTTCGGTTTCGAAACCAAAGTAATACTCTTTGTGCCATCTCTTAGGCAGCTCAAATTGGTCCTCTACATTATAACGACTTACCGCAGAGGCCATCAGCTTTTTATCAGCACCCGGAGGTGGGCGATTGAAAGCACCTTTAGAATTAACGATGTGTCTGAAATTACCTTCTTCGATACCGTGTTTGTCCATCCAAAGAATCGTATCTTCAGAATTGTCAGCGCCTGCCCAACCATATGGTGAACGAGGTTCTTTGTTCCATGATGGCTTATGTTCAAACTGACCTTGGACTGTAGTCCAACCGCCAGACGGGCAACGTTCAAATTTGAGTTGACGAATATCTTCACGACGAGTACAGAATTTTCTTTCAACACGATAGATACGCATGATGACCTCCATTAGTAAGTGAGGTCATCATATCATGCTCTAAAGTGGTTGTAAACTACCCGCGTGAAACAGGTAGAGAACGTGGGTCAACATTATCGCCTTCAGGGCATTCATCAAGACCCATAGCGTAACGCTGAGCAAACTTAAGCATCAGAATGTCTTTAGCACAGTCATGAACTGAGTCGTGTGCTACAAAGCCATCTAGTGTGCCTTGAACCATAGGAGTAGTAGATAACCCACGAACCATAGCATATGCTTCAATCGCAGTTCGGATATCACGCTGATTCCAGAACTTCACCGGTTCTTGGTGGAACGTATCGATATCTTCTTCAGCAACACCGTCAACACGATAAAGGTCACGAATCAGGTCAACCAGAATCGGGAAGTCGAATGACATACCGCGGCACCAAGCCTGGGATTTCCATGGGTCGACATCGTTTTCACGACAATAATCCAGGAACTGCTTAATGCCTTCAAGAGTTGACACATCATCTTCAGTTGGAGCCAAGTTAGCACGAGCTTCTGCTGATTGCTCTTTCCACCATTTTACAGTGCTCTTGCCGAAAAGACGTTGACCTTTCTGTTCGGCCAGTTTAAATTTGATACGTTTACCGCGATTTACTAAAGTGTCAAAACTTTCTACTTTAGATGGGTCTGGGTCAAAAGCAATAACAGCCAGGTCAATGACTGCTGCTTTGCTTACGTTACCAAACGTTTCAAAGTCAATAATTATATCTTTCATAGTTTACCCATTTGAGCAATACAAGTCAATTCTTTAACAATATTATCGCTTAAAATAATATCAGGTTCACAGCCTAATGCAGAAGCCAATTCAATAGCATTATCGCATACAGTACTTGCCTGATAAAGCACTTCTAAAATAGATTGTGACTGGGAACCACGATTGAATTTTTCTTTATCATTCATGGTATTATAAGCACAGATAATTTTCTGTGCGGCGTATTCATTAATTCGTAACATTATAACCTCTAAACATAATAAGCATCATGACGAGCTCGTGTAAGCCCTACGTAAGCCAGCTGTTTAGCAAGATTTGCTTCAGCCATGTGAATACAAGGAGTATAGATGAAACTATTGTTTACACTGATACCCTGGCTTTTATGTATTGTACTCACAGGAAGTGCACGCACTTTAAGGAACGTACGTTTAATTTTCCAGAAGTCGTCCCAAGGTGGACGCTTACCGGCAGCTTTCATTTCACGGTATGTCGTAGCTACTTTAGCCAAGAACATATCCATTTTTTGGTATTGGTCTAATGGAAGAACTTTAATCACTTCAATTTTATATTCTTCGTCCGGGTCGATTGTCTCAACTTCAAGAGCCCAATAGTTAATATGTTGTTTGGTCGAAACGTTGCGAGCAATTAATGGCATGCTTGTTAGCATTGCATCTTTAATGCGAACCATTTCACCGTTGTTGAAAACAATTTCACTGAACTTTTTACCATCGAACTCGAGCTCTTTAATAAATGGCTCTTGCATAACGATAACTTCATTGTTGATGAATGGAGTTTCAGTTTCATATAACTTGCGACGAATAATATTGTTCAGCTTTTCAACCGACTTATTCGTGAATGCCAACATACGAGTTTCGAACAGGTCTTCTGGAGATTTCACAACTTGAAAATATTGCATCATGAAATCTTTCAGAGCGGTATTACTTGCGAACTCATGAACACCATGTCCATCAATAGTATGATGACGCAACCATCCACCAGTACGAATTTCAGTAGCAACATCGATTATAGGAGCATTAGAACGCATCACTTCAGTCAAGTGAACCTGCTTAAAGCTTGGATGTGTAAAGAACGGAGAAATCTGGGGAGACCCATCACTTCCAGGTTCTACAGGTTGAAGCTGTTCACGGTCACCAATTCCAATCAATACACACCAAGGTGGAATAGAGTTCAGAATGATTTTGAAAATCTTACCGTCTAACATTGACGCTTCGTCACAGACTAATACATTACACTTAGACATATCAGGCATTTCGCGTTGTTCAAACACGTCCTGGTCTTCGTACGTCATAGGGTTAATTTTTAAGACGCGGTGAATGGTATTTGCTTCCATACCAGACATCTTGGCTAATACTTTTTTAGCCTGATGAGTCGGCGCCGCCAGAACAACTCCTAACACACCATTACGTATGATATGTTGAATGATGAACTTAGTCAGGGTAGTTTTACCTGTGCCTGCAGGACCATTTAGAGTCAGTCGTTCGCCATTTCGTCGTTGAATTGCCGCAGTGATGATATCAAAAGCTTCTTTTTGCCCTTGGTTCAAATCTTCAAACTTAATACTCATACCAACTTGACCTTTTTAATAAACAGCGTATTGAACACTCGAGCTTTAAACATAAACTCTTCATGATTAAGCACTTTGCCTGGGAAATTCATTTCCTTTTTCCAGAACCAAAAGCCAGTCACAACCTTTACAGGTTTAGGGTTCAATTCTTTATTAAGGGCTTCATGCTCGGCATCAAACCATTTTTGTGCAATTTCCTTATAAGGAGTAATTACAACCAACTCTTGGCTGGAATAACGATGAAATAAAGGCAGCTCAAAGCCATCTTTATCTTTATAGTATAAAGCATATCCATAATACATTTTATTCACCTTTTTGAATCATTGGAAGGCCACGCTTTAAACGAACGTAGTTGTGAGCGTTCATGTATTCAAAACGAAGCAAAGCTGTAGCTATAATACCATAGGCCTGGGCAGCATTTTTAGCTGTTTTAACTTTTGCCTTAGGGTCTTCTTTAGCCTTGTTCATTTCTTTTTCGAACAGAACAAGAAGACGAGCAGCTTCTTCAGTTCCTGAAGCAATACGTTTCTTGAGAGTTTCAATTCGAACCATTGTGGCTTCGTCAATGACACTAGCAGCTTCAAGGTTTTTGAGGGATTCTTTACGTCCTTCTACATTCTTTAGAACCCGAAGACGAGTAAGGTGGAATTCTTTGGCCTTTTTAGGAACTATAAACGATTCAGGCTGGTCAAGATTTTTCAGACGTTCATCCGCCACGCCAGAGGCAGCCATGAGTTGCTTTAAAGAAAGATCACCACGCCACAGGTTGTATTTCAACTTAACAGGAACTACGTTGCCTTTAACATAGCCTTTATCGTTATCCCAGCGTTCAAGAGTAAGTTTATCATCACCGCTGCCAAACTTTTCGCCTGAATAAGCACAATGGGTCTGAAGAAGGATATTCTCCATATATGCTCTGTCGAGGTTAAAGTCCTTACCACGAGAGCGAGCAGATTCACGAGTGTGAGACAGACGGCGTTTAGCTTTTTTCTGGAATGCTGTTAAAGGCTGAGTAGTCATTTTGTTTCTCCATGTTGGTGTAGAAGCATACTAACACGTTCCTACACCGTTGTAAACACTTTCTTGCTTTTTATTTCCGTGGTGTATAATGGTTCTGAGGTTCTACCATTCAATCAGTTCCAGGTCGATGATAGTATAAACGGTTTCAACACCATAATCTTTCACTTCTTGACTACTACAAATACGGAACGTTGCTTCCGAAGGAAGCATAAACTCACACTCACCTTGAACCATATCTAACTTATCTTCACGTTGTTCTTTTGCTTCCATCTGACCCATGAACTCTTCATCAGGCGCAGCCAACAAAATCTGAATCATTTCTTCTTGATAATTGAAAGCATATGGACAGTTTTTGATACGGAAAACAATTTGAGAATCATAGTGCCACTTTGAAGCAAATTGTTTAGCTGTACTGAAGTCAGAACTAAAGCTTGTTACACGATTCAGTGTGAATGTTTCACCTTCAGCCAAGTCATAAATTTTGTTTGCTTCAAGCAATGAAATCCCACGGAATAACGGAGGAACTGTAGATGACAGATGCTTACGTACAATAGGATTCAATAGTTCATGAATATAGTCGGTATTCTTATCATTCATGCACAGCCAAAGAATACTTTGTTCCTGATCAGTGAACTTTTCGTCTACACGCTGTTGAATGTAAAGACGTTCTTTTTCTTCTTCATCTAAAACTAGTTGTTTGATCGTAGAAACTTGAAGCATGATGACCTCCTTTGTAAGTGAAGGTCATCATAACATGAGAGGAAGGGCTTGTAAACTACCTAAATACGCCCATTGGGATACCGAAGACTGCGATGTCTGCAACCTGGCCTAGAGGAGATTGTGTTTGTCTGTAAGAGCTTTTTAAAGGTTCGGGCTTTTTAACCTTTTCTTCAATCACTTCAGTTTTTGCTTTAGATTTAGCTTCAATTCTCTTTTGTTCGGCAAGTCTTTTCCTATCTACATCTAATGTAGAGGTAGGTATGTTCGTTAACCAATTCATCATTTCACCCAAGGTGCCCACGGTGGTGGGTCATCATAGTAAGACGCAAGGTCTTGCAGGACGGCGAGAGGGACACTGATACCATGTTTCTGAATAATCATATCAAGTTCATCAACAAGTTCTTCACGCGCCGTCCTAGGCGCTTCAGGCTTCAGGGATGATTCTGTGTCTGGTATAACCAGCATATCAAACAAATCCATTACATCCACCACTCACGGATAAGTGGACGACCAGGCCCATATGGCTGACCCATTTCAATTGTCTTACGCATATTATCAGATTGCTTCCAATCCACATATGATAATGAAGACTCTGCCCAAAATTTATAAGAAAAGTATGATAAGTCGTCTTCGCATTGTACGATAAATTTTTGTCTCATAGCTTTTTCTTCAGAATCATAAGCAAACCATCCAATAGCATCACCTGGGTAAATATAACCATTTTTAGTTAAAGATGTCATAATACCCCAAGGGCATCCAGATGGTAAAGTCCCAGTGTAATTATGGGCTAGTTCAACCATGATATCTTTAGGTAAAGGAATCTTTTTGAATTCTTGGACAAGGTCTTCTATTTTACAAGTATAACGATCGCCTTCAACAAAAGCTATTTCGTTAACAATTTCATCTTCAGCCCATTCATTACCACGTTCATCAGGCTTTTTAAGCTTACGAGTAATGCGTACTGCATAATTATGAACTACTGCTGTCATAATATTTTCCTCAATTTAAATTAATCGCAAGAACCACCACTAGACCCAGAATCACATGAAGAATATCCTGGGTCGTATCCACCTGAAGTAGATGGCGTATAACTAGGCGTAGAATGTAACACTGTAACAGGAGCAATCATACTCATATGGGTATTATCTGTATAACTTCGGTCGTAATGGGTTGCAGTTGGTGCAGTTCCAGTACGATTAGGGTTTTGATTACGAGCTTTGCTTAAAGCCATAGCACTTGAACCGGCAGTTGCTTTAGGTAAAGGGTCGCCACGCCTGACAACTTCTTCCATCATTCCATCACCCATATAGATGTATTCCTTTTCTTCAATAGGAATCATACGCTCGTGCGGCTGGGCAGGAGAAAACAGGTTTTTGATAAATTTAATCATGATTTAATCCTAAAAAGGTCATCGGCTAATGCTTTAGCAGTTTGGAAATCTATTTCATTCTGCTTTTCTTTAGCTAAGTTCAGTAAATGGTCTTCTGTTTGTTCATTGAAGTCATTCATAGCTTTCCAGAACTCGTCTGGTTGTGAAAGCCAATTTTTAATCCAAGGTAAAGGGTTCAGTTTCATATTTTCCTCACTTAGTAGATGATTCATTCTACCACCTGGTTTAAAAGCAAAAAAGGACTCCCGAAGGAGTCCTATAATTAGACAATTGTATCTTTTAAGAAGGATGCAAACAGAGAACCACGACGAGCATAACCGGCATCATTAGGATGCACAAGATCATGTGAAGTATATTCTTCAGCATTTTCTTTAGTAATCCAGCCTTGGACATCAACAAACTTCAGTGAATGCTTTTCAGCCTGTTCCATTACAGCCGTACGAATTTTATTAATTGCTTCTGTTTCACCTTGCGGCGTAGCAGGACCAATTAAAATAACTGGAACCGTAGGGAAATTGGTTTTAACGATTTCAAGAGCAGCGTCCATATTAGTCTTAAGTTCTTCTACTCTACCCGCTACAGAATCATTATAGCCTAAGCTAAAGATAATATAATCAGGAACTCTAGACAATGTCAGCAATTTATTAGTGACACGAGTCGCAGGAACTCTTTCACCAGTAGACGTCCAACCTGAACCACCAATACCATCTGCTAACCCGTCTACGCCTAAATGGTCACACATAATACGGAAATCGTTAAAGCTTGGCTGAGTTGCTTCAGTACCGAAGGTATATGAATCACCCATCTGCCATACGAATTTACGAGTACGTGGAGGCTTAGTCAACGTATCAGAAGATGAACCTAAGTTCAAGCCACCGAATGCACTGTTAACACCTGCTAATGAATATGAGCGTGATTTACGTTCACCACCCCAATCAACTAAATAGACAAATGAAGCACCAGACGAATCAGTAGTTACACTCTGTGTGCCGACTCTTAACCCATCAACATAAAGCTCACAAATAGTATTAAGACCTGCTAATTTAATTTCAAATTTAGGAGAGTCAGTAACCCAGTTAGCTCTAAATTGTGTGCCATTTCCGGTACCATTCCCACGATATCCAGAAGTAGAATCTTTTACATCAGAGCCCCAATAATCAAAAGCTGCATCAGTACGTTCTTTAGAAACGCCAGCGTACATAGAGGTTGCGTTAGTACCACGATAAGTAAGGTTGAATGTAGCGCCTGTCCCTGTCGTTATATTAGCGCCGTTATTACCGTTCCCTGCTTCAGTAGCACAAGGGTTTGTAGGAGGGGTTGTATATACACCGCCTTGACGAACAGAAGCAGTTGTTATAGCGCCTTCAGCACCTACTGCAGTAACACGAATTAATGTTGGGGAAGTTTTAACTCCACCGGAAACGTGAATAATGTCACCAAACTTATAACCAGTACCGCCATCAACAATTACTGCCGTATCTAAAGCACCGCTGCCTTTATAAAGGTTTGTTGCCGGAGAAGGAGAAATAGGAGCAAATGGAGGGATAATTTCAGGAAGTTCTGGGATAATTGGCGGTATTACTTCACCAAACATTACTTCGATATTATATTTTTGCCATTCTACATCTTGTCCTTTTTCAAAGACCGTAGAATATAATGGTTCTTCACTCAAAGAAAGGTTATAAAAAGAGCCTGCTATTTTATGTGCATTTGAATACACAGTAAAATAAACCGATACTTCTATACCCGATCTTAACTTCAAATTTATATATTTCATATTGGTTCCCTTTGTTTACAAGTTATATTTATTTAATGCTGTGCGTAAACAAAAAAAGGACTCCCGAAGGAGTCCTATAATCAACCGCCTGCCTCAGGTTCAGCTGGGACACCAACAAACATCGCGGCGTTTTTAGTAGCCCAATCTTCTGCAGTTTCAACTACATCTGCATAAGCAGGTTCTTCAGATGGGAAAATCTGATAATGTGCACCGGCAATACGATGTGCATCAGAATATACTTTAAAAGCAACAGAAACTTCTACACCTTTTACTTCGCCAGATGGCAGAGTGTGATCGAAAGTTTTGATATTTACATAACCGCCCATAATGGACTCCTTTTAGTTGGATTGATTACAGGCGTATTTATTACCGATTAATAACCACGGTCTTGACGAGCAAAGTTTTCTGCATTTTTCAGATGGTAAAGCTTGTAGATTTCTTCTGCGTCCATACCAAGAGCCATGAATTTATTCAAGAAGAAATGAAGCTGGTCAATGAGCTCGAATTTAATTTCGAGCTGGTCTTCAGGAGACAGGTCTTTAATCTTTTTAGCCTGCATTTCAACGTGGCGTGCTTTCCAAGGTTTCCACACCGCGCTTGCTTCTTTTTCGCCATTGCTCATGCCACCAAGTGCAGTGTACAGTTCACGGGTTTCATCTGCAAGATAATCATCTTGTGCACGCAACCAAGCCAAAACTTCACCAGCAGTTTCCAGTGAATCTGGATGACGATTGCTTTCTGGTTTGTCTTTAGCCAGACGAACCTGCAGAGATTTCTGCATATCAAGCATTGCCTGCAGTGGGTCTTCATTGCCGCGCAGCATACCGTAATAACGCCCAGTCGCCTGGTCTAGAGCGGCTTTATCTTTTACTAATTGTGAACACTCGTTAAAATGTGCCATTTTATTTCCTTTCAATTCAAGTAGAGATTAATTATAACATTATTATTTTGAAGCAACGAAACCAAGCTCTTCAGAGATATTACGGAAATGTTCCATCTTCTCAAATTTTGTCCAGACAGCATCTTTATCTTCGACAAAGTCAAAATCTGTTTTAATACGAAGATTTAAAAGGCAACCCATGATATCGTTCAGTTCATCTGTCAGACGCTGGCGATTTGTTTTGCCTTCGTATTCAGAATCTAATCCGAACTGAATAATCTTAGAGCAAAGCATCGCAACTTCATTACATTCTTCGCCTAGTTTTAAAAAGGCATGTTGTTCTTGATTCATATAAATACCTTCGGAGGATATTATGACTACTAAAAAGAAACCGTTATTCAAATTGAATAATCACAAAAAGAAAGTGGTTATAGTTTCTGTAGGTACTGTTGTTGTATTATGGAATTTTATCATAATTCCGGTTGCGGCATCCAATGGACTGGTTCTCCCACCAGTGACAATTGAACACCTCAGAACTGCTGCTACTTTAATGCTAGGATTTTAAGCACGAGAATAACGTGACAGCCTCATCTTTGCCATTAACCCCTGTTCAGTATTCTTGTTCATATAGTCAAGAATTTGTTCAGGGGTTGCTCCATCATCTTTAATCATATCATTTATATCCTTCGAAGGCCATGGAGCCTTGTCCCAGAATAAAATCCTTTCACCTGCATTTACAAGTTTAGTCATACGTTTAATGGTGTCAGGATGTCTAGCTTCGTTATCCATCACCCAGACACGGGTCTCTTTAAATGGGACTGTATTTAAGTCCATAGAGCCGCCTGTTATCGCGATAGAATTCGGTATGAATAAACTATCAATAGGCCCTTCCATCACCCAGACACGTTTACGTTCATCAACTGTGTCGAGTCCATAGATTTTTGTTGCGTCGTCATGTGCTTTGATTGTGATATATTTCTGGGGAGCATCTTTGCGTAGAGCTCGTCCTTGGAATGATTCGATGTCTTTGTTGCTGTTGAAGATAGGTATAACCAACCGCGGTTCATTCGTTTCATTACTGTACGTCCCAGGTTTCACAGAGTTAACAAGAGCAGGCCACTGCATAGTAAACCATAACCGATGCCATTGGTTCTCAGGAATGAACCTGGAACGAACATATTTGATTATAGGATGGTCTGGTTGTAATTTGTCAAGACGAGTACAATACTCTAATTTTTCGATAACAGGCATCTTTGCTTTAAACTTATCAGAAACTTCAACTTCTTTTCTTTCTGGCTTAGCAAAAGTTTTTTCTTTCCTTATCTCAAGAATATATTCTCGATAAAGGTCCTCTTCAAATTCTTTCAAGTACTTACTCAACCATGCATCATATTCACAGTTAAAGCAGTGAACACGTATTCCTGAATCTTTAGCAGGATAAGCCCAGAAACGAGCTTTATTCATGTCTTTTTGGGAGTCACCACAAACTTTACAACGACAGTTTAATTTGAAGTCGCTCCCGGTTACTTGTCTGAATTTAGGCTGATGAGATAAAGCCCTTAATGCAAATTCACGATCTACAAAACTCATAATGGTCCTTAAACTAAAAAGGCTCTCGATATGAGAGCCATTATATTATACTTCTTCGGACTTCTTAGATTTTTGCTTCTTAGAAGGGATTTGTTCAGGGCCTTTATTAACTACAGCGCCTGAAGTGGTTCCTGAGGCAATATTCTGAGGATTACCACCTGCATCGCCTGCAACCATATCTTCGTTTAGTTTGACAAACTCTTTATATGTTTTCATAGTCACCTCGGCCTATTTATAGACCTATAATATCACAATGAATGCCTTCCCATGAATCTTCCCATTCACGAGCTTCAATCGCTTCAACAATAGAACGGCGGTGCTGTTTCTTAAGAGCACGAATCTGTCGCTTAGTAGGACGAGTCGCGTAATATTGCATCGTCACATAACCAAATGGAAGAGATGTTGACCCGCCTGTGTCCAGGAATACTTCCCATTGGGCGATGGTTTCGATTTCGGCTTTAGTTCCTTTATGCACTACTTCCGGTGAATAATACATTACGATTTGTTTCATTTCTTCATCCAGTAATTAAAAATTTGTGAATCGATATCATTCTGAACTACTGTTTCAGAATAAAGAATATCGTCTAGTTCGAATCCGGCGCAAATATAATCTACTTGCATCCACCCTTCTTTAAGCTCATCAATGAGGTCTTCATCGATACCAGAAGTAGCAGCGAGTTCAATGCAAATAGTTTTCAAATTTTCAGGCGTAAGCTTACGGCCGTCATTAGGCAGATGGCGTCGACCATCAATATTATCGTGATCAATGTAGGTGCATGCTATATTTGTATTAGCATTAAGCAGAACAGTTCCGATCCAAACGGTGTTTTCATCATAAACCTTAAGTTTACGTTCTACACGATCATACATTAAATTGAATAAGTACATTAGTCTGGGTCCACGAATTCTACAGCTTCTTGAGGAGTTTTGCCTTCACAGACAACCATCTGGGTGGCAACTAAAATATCTTTAAAGCTGTACGACTCTAAAGTCATTGCACGGTTCTTATCAACTTTGCCACGGAAAATACCTTTAGCAAAAGCACGAAGTTCAGGCTCATCAACTTCAGCAGAATAGATGCAGTCCGGAGAGTTATACCCGCTTTCCATTTCGGAATGTTCTTGCAGTTCTTGTTGCTGTGCTGTCGCCATCATATTGGCAACGGCCATAGAGTTTGCAAACGATGGCTGGGCACCGCATGCACTTAAAGCAAATATTAAAGACAGAGTTAAACGTTTCATTCTTCTTCTCCAAATTCTTGTTCATAATCGCAATCTAAACAAGTTGCATTATCAAACATATCAAAAACTGCTTTATCTTCAGTACAGCTACAACCACATACTACACATTCAAATTCTTCCATTTAGATTTCCTCGCAGAAGGCCCATTCAGCATGATAAACCGTAGCACCTTTAGTATCATTTAAACAAACCACATCTACCGGAGAAACTACACGATAGACAATTGGTTCTCCTCCGTATGAACGTGCAGCACGCCCAGCATAAATCTTTGCTAGTCCGATATCTTCGGTGAAGAATACACGGTCTAAATTTTTCTTGCGTCCTACTTCAGAAATTACTCCAGTATCGACAGGCGGACAAAGCATGTTTTTGATGTTTGCATTAGTTGTCGAGCCATGATAGTAAGTTTTCATTTTGTTCTCCATGTTGGTACAAGGCTATAATATCACGCCCTGAGGAGATGTAAACCCCGAAAGGAGGCCGAAGCCTCCTCTTAGAATTTTAACTGACCTGCAAGTTCATCAAGGTCACTTCGATTGACACGAGCCTGTCTGTTCGCTTCAGCCTGACGATTCATCTCGCCTGTGGCTTCACGTACAGTAGAGATAGGTCCTTTAGGTCCACCTTCATCTTCTACTTCGACCCAACGTTGATTGCCTTTCTTAACACCAATCTTGAACTTATTATAGTAGTTCTTATCGCCATAACGTGACTTCAACTGTTTAACCATTTGAAGACCCATTTGTGCGAACTCTTCGGTCTCAACAATACCAAGCATGAAGTCTGCTGTATGTGCGATACCAAATGATTCTGCGATATCAGCCATATCGATTTCAGCTGAAACGTTAGCACCTCTTGTTGTCTGTGCTGCCGTCCACATGACGATTTTCTTTTCTACCGCCAGGCCACGAAGTTCTTCAGCTACCATCTTAATCAGACCATAACTGTTTTCAGAGAAAACTTTAACACGACTTGAAGCACAAATAGCTAAGTAGTCAACAATCACTACGTCAGGAACAAAGCCTTGCTTAAGCTTATATTCGTTCAACAGTGCACGGAATGTATCGGCGTTAGCACCACCGGTAGGATATTGCTTAACTTTAAGCTTACCTAAAGTTTTATTCTGGCGCCATTTATCCATCTTAGCTTTATATTCAGGCCAAGATACGTGCCCTTCATCAAGGTCATCAAGTGTAACATCTAGAAGGTTAGCATCAATACGCTTAGCGCATACTTCTTCTGCCATCTCCATGGAGATATAAAGGACATTTAATCCAGACTGAAGATAATCAGCAGCTAATGAACAAAGTCCAAGAGACTTACCTACGTTAGTTCCTGCCAACAGAATATTCAGTGTACCGAACTCAACACCACCTTTAGTGATTTTGTTGAAAATATTCAGGCGGAATGGAACCTTATTTGCCTTATTCATATATGTCTGGAAACGAGCTTCGCTATCTTCCATCCAGTCATGACCAAGTTGTGAATCGAAACAAATAGACAGTGCATCACGCATGATATCTGGGATTGCACCAATACCTGGTAACTTACGATTCTGTTCATGAGGTGGCAGGTCTGCGTTAGTCTGAATTTCAATAATCTTAGACGTCGCATTATACATTGCCGCTTTCTGAACATATTTTTCAGTTTCAGATACTAACCAATCAAAATCTTCAGGACCTGCATTTAAATCAGAAAGAAGAGCTTTAGTTTCTTTATATTCGATTTCGCCGATACTAGCATTGCTCAATGCAATATCTAATGCGTTTTTAGAAGGAACTGAATTATATTCGTTTACATGAGCCTTTAACAATTTGAATAGGGTCTTTGCAGGACCCTGGTCAAAATAATCAGCATTCATATAAGGCCAGACACGGACAAAATAGTCCTTATTGCCCAGCAACTGTGCTAAAATTGTTTCTACCACTTCCACCACCTTTTCTTCATATTAATTTCTTTTAGAGCTTCGTTAATTTGCATTGTAACACATTTTTCAACGTGCTCTGCTAATTCGCCTTTACGCTCTTCGGAAGGAGTACCAAAATCTACGGTCACTTGACCTTTTGGAGAAATATCAATCTTTGTAACATAAACCATATGGCTACTGCCATCTGGAAGTGTTAACAAAATCTCCTGCATAACAGAACCCATGCTCTGTTTAATAATGTCTAAAGACTTCTCGTAATACTGAGGGCCACTAGGGCCCTCCTCGGTGTCTTTGACAAAGTTGTCCAGGTCGGACAAGTCTAAGTCATTACTCATTATCTTCTTCCATTTCGTCAAGAGCATTCTCGACATCGGCTGCGGATGGTTTACCTTTCTTACCTAAGTCAGGAATTTTACTTGTCGCTTTAGCATTCAGCAAGTCAGCAACTGCGTCATCAACTTCTTTAATAGAAGAGATTGCGCCAAGTTTGTATTTTGTTTCGATTGCATCGCGGAATGGTTTATGCTTAAACAGAGGACCCCAGAATTCAACATCATCTGTAGCCTTAGCACGCCAAGATTTTTCTTCCTGAACCATTTCACCAGTTTCTTCGTCAAGGAATGAACGAGCGTACCAGCCGGCTTTTGGCTTAACAACAAAACCTAGGTCTGTAGCTAGTTCAAGCAGACCACTGAATGGGTCAATACCACCTTTAAAGTTCACCGTAATCGGGAACGTGGATTTTTCTTGAACAGTACGAGACTTTTCAGCTTTCAGCGTGAAGTCGTAACCAGTGAGTTCAGTACCATCTTTAATCTGACGTTTAGAGATATAGAATACCGTTGACGCAGAATAAAGAATACCAGTACCACCACCCATGATTTCTTTAGGGTACATACCGCCAATTTCCATTGCCGTATGGTTAATCGCTACGCACGGAATATCTTTAATAGTCAGATATGGCGTTACGATACGGAACAGAGATTTCAGTGACTTAGCACGAGACATATCACCAACTTCTTTTTCGTCCAGAGCATCTTGTGTTTCTTTCTTAGATGCAGTGTTACCGATGGAGTCGATGAAGATAATAACCTTTTCGCCACGCTGGATTTCTTCCAGTTGGTTGGTCATATCAATTTTCAGCTTCTCTACTGACTGGATTGGTGTGTGAACTACTCGTTCCAGGTCTACGCCCATTGAACGGAAGTAAGATTCGGAAGCACCAAACTCAGAGTCATAGAACAGACAAATCGCATCTGGATATTTCTTCATATATGCGGCGACCATTGTCAGACCAAACAAAGTTTTAAAATGTTTAGATGGCGCAGCGAAAATAGTCAGACCAGATTGTAAGCCAGTATTCAGACCGCCACCCAGCGCAATGTTCAACATTGGGATACGAGTTGGGACTTCATCACGACCGTTAAACAGTTTTGATTTAGTCAGATCGGCAGTCAGTTTAGTTGTAGAAGCTTTAATCAGGCGAGATTTTAAATCGGACATTATATTTTTCCATTGGTCACCATTATATTTTTCTCACAGTTAGATTAGAAGGTAATTATATCACTTCGGATTTACAGCACGTTCTGCACATGCCTTAGCCCATTTCTTATTGTTCTGACGTTCCCAAAACAATAAAGCAAATAGACCGCCTAAGCCGAGAAGGCTTAGGCTAATAATAACGATTAACGGGCCCATTTGATAATCATCGTAATCAAAGCATTACGCTCGTTTGCATTAAAACTTTTAATCTTGTTGTTACCGTAATGATTCAACAACTGATAGATATGAACATCATTAGTATCTGCAAACTCTTCGAACAATGAGATGACCTTATTGAAGCCTTCTGCAGACAAAGAAATCAAATCATCTTCAAAGTCTTCAGTCATTTCATTACGAGTCAGAATAATAGGCAGAACATTATTATTTACACAAAGACGATGGAAGTCTTCTTCATACATATCAAGAATAGATTCTTTCTCTCGGCGAATCATGCCATAAACCCAGTTTGAAATATAACCACGGTCTAACAGATAAATCTTAGATGGGTCAAGATATTTCAACATCGTCTCAAAACAAGATACTTCGTTACGACTCTTGATATCAAATCGACCTTCAGAAGTACGTTTTGGGAATTCAATCTTCACATAACGGTCTGAGATTTCACAGATATCACGAATAAGAGATGTTTTACCTGCGTTATCCGCACCATCGACTAAAATAATTTTGGTTTTCATTCGTTAATTACCACGTCACTATACATAGGAATATTATATGGCGAAGAAATGAAAGCGCCAAAGTAAATGAATTCAGCCAAACCAGGATGGAATACCTTATCAGGGTTTTCAAAATACTGGATATGTGGTCTGCCTTTCAGTACTTGATAATATTCTGCTTTAGACAGTTTAGTCAAACGAATCACGGCTTCTTCTGGATAATGACTGCGGTCAAAACTATCATTCGGATCGGTGATATAAACCGGTTGTTGAGTTTGAATCGCACATTCAACAACTTGGTTGAAACGATAACACTGGTCACTGATACGGAATGGATGGAAGATACCATTCACATGTATCGCTTCAAGACCCGCAGCGTAGCGCTCGATTACGCTGGGGCGCACGACCTTCTGGTCTACGATAATCTTATAGTCATCAGCCCCGTGTTTAACCAGGACGTCCTTCTGACACTGATTCAATACTGTCGTATACTTACTACGATTTACTGATGCAACATCTTCTTCAATGAATTGGTCGATATAGAAAAGAGGCTTTTCTGGGTTCATTGTGATGTTAAAGTTGAACCATACTGGATGACGACCCTTATAACCTGTGATATCTGTTACAAGGCCAACAACATCATAATATTCTACTAACGAGTCAACAACCCATTGGTTTTCTTCCCAGAAATGTTTACGAGTTTCGAAAGCATTTTCTTTATACCACAGCGGGACAAATTCGAACTCAGGGAACAGTTCACGAAGTTCATCTGCATCAGAAGCATTTTTAGGAATAGCGATAATATCGCCAGCACGAGCACGGTTCAAATGAAGCTGAAGATTGCCGTCCTTCAGAACGGCATATTCACCAGTTTCATGAGACCGCATACTATAAATTGGTACGCGGAGATGTGGCATTAGTCTAAGAATCCTTTAACATAATCGAAGTCACGTTCAAATATATGAGCAGAGACCATAGTGTGAGTGTATGTACCTATTTTAACACCACATTGTTCAGCAATAAAGGCCATCAGCTTGCCTTGCAGATAGAAGTCTAACTGCATAACGATAGCACAGTTTTGTGAACGCATATGACAATGCGCATGAAGCTTACCATCACGAATATAATACGTTACCGAATCTGTACAAGGGTATTCAAGGGACTCGTCGCTATCCAAGAGCGCCTGGTCTTGCTCTTGAAGAATCTGGAACACAACTCGACGGGAATTAGGCTTCTCTTTGAGTTCTTTAAGAAGAGCTGGGAGTTGCGCAACGATTCGTGGTCCGTAGAAAGTATTAAAGTTTGCAGGTAATACGTCACTTTTCGGCTTAGCAATGAACTTAGCAACATTTGGATATTCCTTAAATGCTTCTTCTGCATCAGTACCGCCTGAAATCATGAACTGCCAGAATGCTTCAGCATAATCATAATCAATACGAGAGATACGTTTATCAGACATTTTAAACGTTGATGGGTCTTGGACCACTACAGTCATAGAACCGATTTCATTACAACGTCCAATACGTGAATCAGTAATGAATTCAGGATTGTCTAGAATTTCACGGTTAACTGCTTTGAATACATCTTGGAACTGTGGAAAATTAAAATATTTCATTCGATTGTGCTCTGACATAATTTACTTACCTTAAAAATTTCTCTGTATATGCATCTTAACTCAGGAGTCATATCAGCTAATTTCTTTGCTTCAATTTCTAAGTTTTCGATAGGCAGCCCGTGTTTCTTTTTAATACGTCCTATCCCATCGGTAATAGCAAGACGCTCTAATAAAAGAACTTCAATTTCATTATCGATGGCTTGGACCTCCTCTCGGAGGTCATCAAGTTCTATCATTCAGGGTACCTCGTTGCATCATCACTATTATCAGTGATAGAAACGATTTGAATAGAGTTCAATGGCATATCATTCTTAGACAACTGGCGTTTGTAATAACGTTCACAGTATGTACATGTAGAGCCACATACTTCATTAGCACAATCAAACGTAGGGTGTTTAAACCAGCGTTTCTCTAAGAAACCATCAAGTAATGAAGTCTCGATATTAACAGTATGGCTATAGTTTGCATCAGACTCATTATTGTAAATGGTTTCTAGTGGCTTCCAGAGCTCAAGGAGATTACCTTCAAATTTCTCAGAGGAATATGCCTCTAATACTTTCATGATGTACTCTGTTGACCCTGTACGTCCTGACACTTTAAATTGGGTGATACCAATATCACGGTAAAGTTTTAGGTCCTGAGGACGCACAAAACGCGTGCGTAACCAGTTGAAAGGGTCGGTGTCTCGAGCTTTAATGCAGTGCTGCATTGGATAACCGTCGAGCGATTTTGCATCTTCTGCAGTAACGTCGGTACTGTGGAAAATATAGCAAGAATCGCGATAACTACAATGAGTTGTATAGCCTTTGCCCGCGTTAGAGCAAAATTCGTTAACAAGGACTTCAAAAATAATACCATTTTCATTGCAGAATGCTGCGGCCTGCTTCAAGAAATTAACCGAGCGGTTTTTATGAATACCACAACAAACTTTCTTAATATTGTACTGATCATGAAGATATTTGATTTGAGTAACAGCATCAACGTGCAGGATAGTTGATACCTCAATTTCAATTTCTTTATTCACTTCACGAACAATTTCCATTACTACCGGGTTAGCAATAGTAATTCGCCAGACACCAATTGACCATAGATATTGAACATATTCTTGAATGGCGGCTTTCTTCCATTCGGTGAGTTCACGTTTAGTTCCTGGGTTAATGCTGTTCAACGTATAGTTAAAGCAAATGCCAAGTTCGTTACAACGGCGAACATAAACTTCCAGCTCTTCATCTTTTACATCAGGCAGACGGAAATCAGGACGAGCGGCGACAAATGCCATCGCTCGTGTACTTCCGTAAACTTCGTTAATCAGTGATTGTGGATTTTTAGCATTCAACTCAACGATTTTATCAAGAAGTGCCAGGTCAAAATTGGTGCCGATTTTAAATGTATTTTGCATTTTCATCTCTTTTAAGCAGGAAAAGGATGCGATGTTTGCAGGCTTTTATTATAAGTTTGGTTTATAAGATTTAAAAGTTTCGAATTCGCCTTTATTCATAAGGCTTTTGAATTCGTCAGGACGCATAGCTTTGTCATCGATAATCCAATCATACACTGGTTTATGTGTCAGCAATTCATGGAATTTCAAACCGATATTAGCCAGGTTCTGAAGTAGGCCAGGAAGAATATCAACTGCAATACGCCCAGGTCCTACAGATTTCATACCGCGAGCGGTATAAAGTGTTATATGATGTCCTTGGTCATAAAGAGCATTAATGGCGGACACCATTTCGATGTCCGGCTTGAAGTTTGCATAATCACGGTTATGGTTCCATTCCGTGATGCAATCGTCTACATCAAAACATAGACGAAGCATATTTTCTACACGATGCATTATCGAATTCGTTCCCATTGATGAGTGATATCGCCGCCAATTGGTTTGTAGACCGCACCAGTTTCTTTATCGATGAGTTCCCACTTATCACTGTTCTTTGTAATAAGAGTTGCTGTGATAGCTTCAGGCAGGTCTTTAGCAACCGTACCATCCTTTAACATACGACCCATTTTACGTAACTGTTTAGTCAGCAGATACATACCGTAATAATATGACGAAACCGCTTTCAATGGGTTATTCTTGAAGTAACCACCAAGTGCAATCCAGATAATCGCTACAGCCAGATGATGGTGTTCATTAAACGTGTCCATCTTTTCATATTTGTGAATTAATGGCTCTATATCAATTTGTGCAGATTTATTTGCTTCATCAATAGTCAAGCCACCCCACATTGGGTCTGCATTAAAATTGTCATAACCTGAGATTGCATAAAGCACTTTAGCTTCATCATACAGGCGTGGACCGTAAATCTTACTGTTGCCGAAATAACCACGTGGGTCAATGAACTTAACATCGCCTTGGGTGGACACCATCGTGTTACTAAAGTTTGGGTCACCATGAATGACATAATACTTACGGTCACGTTGATAACGAACAAGATGATTCAATGCTTGTTTAAGCATTGGTTTCAGTCGTCCAATCTTCACATAGTTCACATGGGTAATTTCGCCAAAACTATCAATCACTGGCTGAATACTTTCACAACGAGAAATTACTTTGTCATGAAATTCTTTCTTAAAGTCAACTTCCATTTCTTTATGGTCAACATGCTTGCCCATTGCATCTTCAAAGCGAAGAGCATCAAGAATGTTATCAACCATCGTGATACGAGCAATTGATTTCAAAGTCTGAATATGTTCAAACATCGGAAGACCATGAATTCGTTCCATTTCAAATTCGCCGGCTTCTTTATTGTAGTTAACGATTTGAGGAATTGAATTAGAATGAACCGAATAGTACCACTTGACTTCGTCCTCTTGAAGAGAACGACCTTGTTCTGTTACTGCAATTTTGGTTACAGTATCTTCGTTTATTTCTACCGAATTAAAACTACGATTCAGTTCACGGTCTGCATGAGCATTAGCCAGTTTAGGTTTATCGCCTAAATCGATTAGATTTAGCAGTTCAGATTGACGCATCGATTCACCATAAACGAAATCAACAAAGTCACGCCCTTCACAATGGTCATTGATTTCTTCTTTGGTTATACCCATGAAGAATTCCCAATCTTTAAACTGATAAATGCCTACGACATTACCGCCTGTTGCACCTACATTACGAAGTGAATAACCATCGAAATTATAACGACATTCGTCGCCCTTAGTATAAATCGCATTTTCACCCCAAGACCATGAACCAAAGTCTGGAATAATGTCACACCAGTTCACGACTACATTATGTCCATCTAGAATAGGGTGTAATAATGCTAATGCATAAGCCGAGCCATAAGATTCATCCACAGTCTGAACATTAATCTTCAAGCCTTCTTGTTCTGCATAAGCTTCAACCATGTCCTGGAATTTAGAATGCACGACAACAATAACTTCGTCTGCACCTAAATCAGTATAAATGGTCGATAAGTTTTTGAGAATGGTGTCTTGTTTATAGTTCACAAGCACTTTAGGGATATGATGAGTGATTGGATATAAACGAGTAGCCAACCCAGCTCCGAGAATAACAGCCTTTTTCATTTTGTGTTCCTCATTAAATGGTACATCCATTGTACCATAATTTAATTGAAGCAATTGTATTTGGCCTGGAGCCAGAGCATACACCAACCTATGGCTAATGTAGGAATCATTACTGGTACAGTGATAGACCAGTAAATTGTTAGCCCGAAGAAGGCTAACAATAAGAATCCAGTCAAGTACTTCATTTGTCACCACGGAGCATTGCGCCAAGGGCACCGCCAGGATGGAAGCGCAGGAAATCGTCAGGCGTAAAGTTACGCGCGGATGAAAGGTTAATTGCAAAGGTGTCAATCAGAGCCAAGAGCAACGTCGTAGACATCGTAGGCGCTAATTTATTATCATCAACCTCGATAGCCTTACCTGTACAGAAGGTGTAGTCAAACATCTTCAGAATATCAGTACTCAGGTCTGGGTTACAATGCAGCAGAATCTGGTTTACTCCAGGACGAATGCCACGCAAATGGTTAACAACGCCTAACATCTCTTCAGTTTTACCTGAACGGGAGATGTGGACCAGCACATCATTAGGGCCAATGAAACCTGCATCACCATGAGAGTAATGACCGGTGTTCAAATACATACTTGGAATACCAAGCGAGGCCATTGTTTCTGAAGCCTTAGTGGCGATGTTAGCGTTTTTACCTACACCAGTGATAATTACACGACCTTCATAATTAGAAAGCCCAGGGACGCTCAGAACACTCAGGATTTGCTGGTAGTTTTCATAATCAGAACTCACTGCAGAGGCTAGTTTGTCTAAAGCAAGAGACTGAAGAAATAGTGCGTATTTTGCTCGTTCAATTGGATGCATTACGTTTTACCCTATTACATTCGTTTTCAGTTTTAAGAGCTTTGGTCTGAAGCTTTGTATAGCTCTTTTTCCAAAGGTCAAAAGCTGTACTGTATTCATAAGATTTACGATAATCGCTTCGTGATGGACGTTTATCGATAAGTTTATTATATTCTTCTTTGAACATGTCATTGACAAAACGCTCACAATATTCTGCAATACGAGTGTTACGGTCAATTTCATTGTTCTTGGCTACAGCACGAAGATAATCCTCACGTGGCTGTGCATTACGACGTTCTTCATCAAGCTTGGCTGTTAATTCGGCTTGAGCAGCACAGTTCTTACCACATTGGTTCGGGGTTCTGGTATACGTAAGGCCTGTACCATTACGCCATTGGACTTCACCTGTACGTGCATCAACTTCGGCCTGAGTTCTAATCTTTCCTACTTCAGATGCATTGTAGATAGGACCGTTAGGCATCTGACAGCCAGTCAGAAGAGTAGCAGCTGCTATTAAAGCAATTTTAAGTTTCATTTTTAATCCTCAAAAAGTGTTAGGCCATTTTATCACAGCCCAACACATTTGTAAACTTAGAAATCGAACATATCAAACAGGCTTGCTTTCTTTTCATAGTCAATTTTAGCTGCATCAGTGAAAGCAGTTAAAGGTTTGACGAATGTTTTCTGGAACAACGTGTTGTAATCCATCCAAGCCAGAACTTGGTCACGAATCTGAATTGGCAATTCAATTCCTGAAGGCCATGCAATAGACGTTTCACCAAATGGGTTACCTTCACGAAGTGGAAGAGTATAAACCTTTTCACCGTCTACAATTTGTGGAACAGTGAGGTCGCCTTTGGTTGCTCGCATATAAGCCAACACACCTTTGATATGGCCAGGGCATTTATAGCCAGGGAAACCATTATCATTGTATTTCTGAATGTTGTTTGCTGAAGATACACCTGCGATGCTGATATAATTCAGTTCATTGAATTCTTTGTTGAACTCTTTGAAATATTCTTGCAGACTTCCTTCACCTTCTTGAAGCATACGACGAATACATTCTTTCAGTGCTTTCTGAACAGCTTTTGGAGTACTTGATTTCTGAGTTTCAAGACCCATGATTTTCAGTTTTGGTTCAACGAAACGAGTACCTTCCATGTCCCATACGTTCAGGGCATATCGTTTCTTGCCGGTCCAGAAACCACCAATACCATCAGAACCAAGTGGTGGTCCTGCGATAGCTTCTCGGTCCATGAACATTAAGTGTTCTCGGTTGTTCATATATTCACACATTTCACGGAAGCCAGCATCAATAGCAGGTTCCATACGTTCACGTGCAAACTTATCTAAGAAGTCGACATAATGGTTCGTGTCACGGAATTTTTCCATTCCTACTTTCTCAAGGATTTTATCTGCCTTCACATAAATGGAGTCAGTATCACCATAAAGCACGAATGCTTCATTTTCTGTACCAAGAGTTTTGTTCAGATATTCATTAACCTTACGTTCAATCCACTGCAACGCCATCTGACCAAAGGTTGTGATAGCCGTGGCGTTTCGAAGGTCATAATAACGGAACCATACATTACCAAGTGCACCATAAAGTGAGTTGATAAGCAACTTACGGTTAATCTGAGCAGTGTTACCTGCAACTTCACAACGTTCAGCTTTGAACAACATTGATTCTAATGCTTTCTGACTTAATTCATGAAGTTTAGATTTAACTTCATCATTAAAGTCGAAACGATAATCAACTTCAAATTCAGGCTTATTACCTTTAGTCGTTTTCTTAGCTTCTTTAATGAGCTCTTGGTTACGCTGAGCAGCCAGCATATAACCTTTGTGTTCTTTACGCTGTTTAAACACTTTAGTGATTTCAACAGGAACTACGCCTTGGAAGCTCTTATCATACATCATACCATTCGGAGAACATGAATACACATCAGATGGACGTGGAGCTGTACCAGCAATGTATTCGGCCAATGGATGTACTTTGAACTGCCCTACTAATGTTTCTGGACTGATATTAACTTGACGAATGATACTTGGGTACAGAGATGTCAAGTCAAAGCTCATTACATATTTGTAAGCGTTCGGAATCGGTTCTTTAACAAATGCACCAGGATAAGGCAGAACTGGATGCGACTGCATTTGTGGAATAACTTTCTTCTGGTCTTTAAGTGAGTTAAAAATGATTGCGTCCCATGTTTTGATAGGACTAAACACAGATTGAATCTGCATTTTAGCATAATAACCCATTGACAAGCTCAGGTTAATGAACTGTCGTTTCATATCAATTTGAATAACACGATAAACGTCGATAATGTTATAACTGATATAACGTTGGTGGTTAGTTTCACGCAACTTAGAAATAGGACCGTCGTACGGCAGTTTACCTACCTTCAATTCAAATTCAGAGACATAGTCTAAAGAATAAGATGGTTGGTTGGTGAAACTAAATTTCTTGTACAGGTCGATATAATCAAGCATACTAATGCCGTACAGTTGAATAATCTGACGAGCACCACCATACATACTTTCAACTTCTTTAATACGAACACGACGGTGAGGAGACAGACGTTTAGCAGTCTTTTCACTGAAGGTATTCTTCAAACGGTTATACACGTACGGCACGTCAAATGCCTCAACGTTCCAACCGGTTAAAACAACAGGAGTTTTCTGTTCCCAAAGGTTCAGATATTCCAGAAGAAGTTCTTTTTCATCATCGAATGGCATGTAGACAATTTTGTCTGCGATTTCTTCAGGCAGTGCATCACCACCTTCTTCTTCAAGTTTACGAGCCAGTTTCAATGACCATTCTTTGACATTACCGTATGGACCACCTAAAAGGTCAAACACATAGAACTTGTCATCGATAGAATCATAATGGGTAATCGCATCGATTGGATGCTTGGCTTCAGCTGGTTCAGGGAACCCGTCCGGAGATGTTACCTCGATGTCAAAGTTTGCTACACGAATTTTAGACTGGTCGTAATGGATTTCACCACGATAAGTGTCGCTGATATAAGCTAACTTATAATCGTCCATACCTAATGCTTCAAGACCCATGTCGTCCATTCGACGCATCCAATCTTTAGCATCACGCATACCAGGGAAAGTTTTCTTGACACAATACTTGCCATAGATGTCTTTATATTCTGTAGGCTCATTAGAGTGCATGAACATACATGGAGCATAAGTTACTTCACGAACTTGTTCGCGACCATTACTATCGATATAACGTTCGAAGATACTGTCACCGAATTGTTCGACTGTCAAATAAAATTCTTGCATTGTTTTTCCTTTTGGTTTATAGTCCGAGTGATTGGACTGTTGGTACTGCCATTATACTCCGAAAAGGAGCCCGTAGGCTCCTGTTGCTATACTACGACAACTTCATTAGTGATTTTGTTTCCACGTTTAACAAAAACTGTTATAGCTGTGCCTTCTTTAACACCTTCAAATACCGCTTGTTGAATTTGATATGTGATTTGCTCATCGGGTGTAAGGTCGAACAATGTTTTACCTTTTGGAACTTCAATCATATTAGTTACCTATTGTGTATTTTGATTTCAGTGTCCATTCATGTTTCTGTTTGAAAGAAATGACACGGAAGTTATTTGTCAGTTCTTTCATGAATGAACGTTGGCCTTGAGCAATTTCAATCAAGCCCCAATCTTCAAGCAGCCAAGTGATAGAGTCACGACGTGTTTCATCTTCTTCAGTGAATTCGACTTGTCGTCCATCCATCTTCAGCATTTCTTTAAAGTGAACAATGTAATATTTTTCTTGCTTATGAAGAATATGACAACTCTGATAAAGAACCTTATCTTTATTGTTTGCAATACCCATACGAGTCAGAGTTTCTTTGACCTTCAAGAAGTCTTCAGGATTTTTCAGTTTAATTTCAATCATGTTACCATTCCAATGCTTTCTTTTTCAAATCTTTTTGTTCTTTAACATTCTTGGTCACATCTTTTAAGAATTCGTCTGTGACAAGCCCTTTCATCTTCTTCAACATTGCCGGAAGATGTCCTTTAGCTTTATATGTAGTGAGATACATACGAGCATCATCATTGTTGATATTGTGGTACTTCATAAGCAGTTTAAGTAAGAATACTTCACTCACTTCATCATCGTGGGCCTTAGCCCACTTACCAAATCTTTTACCTTTAGGAACAAAATGAAGCAAATAGTTAAAATGACTTTGGTCGTCAAGCTTCAAACAGTTAGCCATTGCTGCCTGCATAATACAATCAACATGCTGACTTAGACTATTATTCACCCAGAACTGATTATAGTTCTCAGAGGCGTTCAGGTTACGTTGTTTCTTACTGAATGTTATATCATTCATGATAGCGAACAATTCATTCTCAGCTTTCTCTTTGAATGAATCAGCTAGCTCACGAATCTTATCTTCATCACGAGACTTCCAAGCAATCTCGTGTTCGTTCAGTTCAACATCATCATCAAAAAGACTTACAGCCATTGGAGCTCCAGAGCAAGTTGGATGAACAAATAGGTCATGTGAATTTCAGGGTTAGCAGCGATACCGTGATACTGATTATTTTCACCGACAATTTCGTACATTCTAACAATGCTTGGTCCAGGCAATTTAGTATAAACGTCATTTACCAAAGCCTGTAAAAAGTTTGCATAATCGTTTACATGTCGTGGAGCTAATGAACGAAGAGTTTTAAAGTCTTTAGCTTTCAATGCATCAACAACATCATCAATAGGAGTACGAGTATTCATCACAATGCTCAGAATACCTGCATCAATCTTACCTGACTGACTATATTGGTCGAGAAGATTAACAACCTTGCGGAAGTCTGGGAAGTTGTGCTTAACCAGGGCACCAATGACCTTAAGGTCTTCAACTTCAACTTCTTCGTTTTTACAGATTTCAACAGAACGACGAATCATTTCTTTCATCATCGAATTCTGGTCTGCAGGAGTTGCTTCACCAAACGTAATAACACGACAACGAGATTGCAGTGGAGTAATGATGCCGTCAATGCTATTAGCTGTAATAACTACTGAACAGTTAGAAGAATATGCATCAATAAATGAACGCATATAACGCTGGGATTCTGCTACACCTTGTGAATCATATTCGTCAATAACAATTACTTTACGTCGACCTTCAATTGATTTAGAAGATGCAAAACGAGTCAGTTCATTACGGACAAAATCAATACGGCAGTCAGAACCTTTAACAAAGAACATTTCTGAATTCGTATCATTACATAATGCACGTGCAACAGTTGTTTTACCTGTACCAGGACTTGCTGAAACTAAAATAAGGTTCGGTACAAGCCCTTTAGCCACGATACCTTCAAAGATTTTCTTATCTTCAGCAGGAAGAATACATTCAGAAATAGTTCCTGGACGATACTTCAATTCCCACATGAATTCTTTATTGTTTACTGTCAACATATCATTTTCCTCAGTTAGTTTCACTTAATACTCCAAGGAGACCGAAGTCTCCTTTATTTTAAAACGAATGGCTAGAACCATCTTCCATTGCAATAACGTAAGAGGCTTGAGAACCTTCAAACTTAGCAGCGAACTTTTTATCTGCAGCCCACAGATGGACACGATAATCAGCAGGAATCATTTTCAGGTTCGTTTTGTTGATGATGAATTTAAAATCAGGACCATCATGGTCGCCAACAACCAGAGAATACAGCTGACGGTTCAGATCTTTGTCTTCAAGCTGGTTATGGCCATCGATAACAATCTTACCATCTTTAGCACGAATAACCAGAGTATCGATTTTCAGACCGTTTGAAGCACGCAGCAGCTGTTGCAGGTCTTCACCTTTAAGATCGAAAATAACCTTAGCCACTGGGAAAGGAATTTTCTTGGCTGGGAACACAATAGTGCTTGGGTCAGCCACTGGCCAGAAGATTGTTGAACGTTGGTCGCGAATAACCAGATTGGTTTCATCTTCACTTACAGAAACTTCAGCAGAATCGGAAACCAGACCCAGAATAGACAGGAAGCCGTTCAGATCATAGATTGCTGCTTCGAAATCAATTTCATCATTGATATCTGCTTCGCCATAACTTGCACCTGACACAGAACGAGTCAGAATTGTATTGCCCGGACGAAGCATAATACCAGAGTAAATTGAAGAGAAGTTTTTCAGTACGGAGATAGTATCTTTAGAGAATTTCATTTAATTACCTTTTATTCAAGTCAGTTAATTATACAACAGCTTCAATTACAGCCATTTGTTTCTTAATTGCAGCTGGAAGAGATTCGATGAATTCTGGAATACTCGCAGCAATAATTTCAGCAGCCTGAATAAGTTGTTCATCTGCATCAACACAATATTCATCTTCAAGACGATCAGCGCCAACAGAGTCCATTACAAACTTAGCACCAGCAGCTACACTGTCGGCAATATGCTTACGCATGATTTCGAGCCATTTTTCATTTACTTCGTCATCAATAGCTTCATAAAGCATGAATTTAGTTTCTTGTGGCAGTGATTGCAGTCGAGTAGCAGAATCAGCGTCACAATGCAGAACCCATGCACGACGAATTTTGTTTTGGTTGTTAGGGTTAGAATCGGTACGAACGTTTTTAGGTTGGATATCACGAGCGGTAATGCCGATTGCAGAAGCGTATGTCATATTATTTCTCTCTAATCAAGTTATTCATTTAACGTGGTAATTTTAACATAAGTAATTGAAAGCATTCGGATTAAGCTATTCAATTACTTATTCACCTACTTATTCAAAATACTCATAGACGAACCATGCTGTATTTCTTCCAGACATTATCTTATCACACTCGTCAAGAAAAGCATCTCTCAACATTTTTTCAGTAACAAGATGATAAGTCTCGTTGATATTGTTTACTAACACATATCGTTTTAAATCAGGGGCGGCCAGTAAGTGCTGGCCTGTTGTAAATTCAATTGCCATTATTCCATCACCGTGAAACGACCTACTTTCTTCATTTGAAGATGTTGGCCATATGCCTGTGGGTCATGGTCTCTGTGACTAATAATGAAAATGTTCGTATCTTTAAGACTATTAAGAATCATACCAATAGTTTTAACACCGTCGGTATCAGTAGCCGAATCGAATACCTCATCAAGAATCAACGTGGATATATTAACACCACTTACCTGAGAAGCAATATCACGCCATGTAAACAACAGAGCGATATCGATACGAGCCTTTTCACCTTGGCTAAAGCTGAAATAGCTAAAGTCTTCACGACCACGAGATTTAATCGTTTCGTTAAATTCTTCATCTAAAGTGAATACATAATCTGCTTCCATGATTTTCAAGTAGTGATTAATCTTCTTGTTAAACATTGGAATGTATTTCTTAATGATTGCACCTTTGATGCCAGAATCTTTCAACATCTCTGTCAAAATACCACGATGATATTTTTCCATTACGAGCGTTGTCTTTTCTTTAACTAATTTATCAAGTTCTACTTGAAGCTTAGCAATTTCATCAGCATGGCTAATGAATTCTGCAGCAGCCTGGTCAATAAGAACTTTAACTTTCTTAGCCTTTTCTACAGCAGTGATTGCAGTAGATTTATGAGCCTGAATTTGGTTCTTGATTTCACGAGCTTTACCTTGTTGAGCATGAACTTCATCTTGAATTAATTTCAGCTCACGATATTGTTCGTTTATTTTATCTAAAGATTTTTGAAGCTCAAAGTTTTTGTCTTTAATTTTAGTCAAGACATTACCATGTTCTTCAAGCCCCTGCATACAAGTAGGACAATGCCCACCAGTCTCATAAAGCTTGATTACCTTTGTGAAGGTTGCGATATCATTCTTGATTGCGAATCCTTCATTGCTCAGGTCACTCAGGCGAGCGCTAGGGTCATCATCGATGATAACGGCAAGTAAATCATCAGTTAACTTTTCGATGTTCGCCTTGGCCGCCCTGGCTTCACTTACTAAGTCATCGTACATTGTCTGTAAACGAGCAGCATTCTCACCAGATAATTTCTTCTGACGTTCTTCGTTGTCATTATAGATTTTAATCTGTTGAGTGATACCATCCTGCTTAACATCAATAACCTGAATCTGAGAGTTCGTCTCACGAATCAAAGATTTGTTCAACTTATCCATTTCAGCCAGAATACTTACTTCGAGCAAATCTTCGACAAGTTTTCTTCGAGCGGGAGTTGATAATCCCATGAACGGTGTATATCCAGCCGTTCCGAGTACGACAACCTGTTTGAAGCTTGAATAAGACATTCCAATGAGCTGCTCAAACTGTTCTTGAAAGTCTTTGGCGGAGGCAGATTCGTCGAGAGGTTTACCGTTAACACTGATTTCGAAGACATTTGGTTTTTGTCCACGTTTGATGTAATATTCTTTTCCATCAAATTCCATCCAGAGTTCGACCAAAAGGTCTTTCTTGTTAGAACTGTTAACGAGCTGGCCTTTCTTAACATCACGAAATGGTTTACCGAATAAAGCAAACGTGATTGCTTCAAGGAAGGTCGATTTGCCTGCACCATTCTTACCAGTTACAAGAGTCTTTTGGACCTTATCAAGTTCAATAGTGATGGGCGCAGCGCCCACCGACATAATATTTTTATAGATGACTTTCTTTAGCTTAAACGTTTTCATGTATTATTCTCACGAATTGTTTGTTCAGCATATTCTAACATTTCTTCAGAAGAAGCGAACACACCATCGAGTTCCATGGCCCATGAAACACCTTCAGAATATTCAGATGTCACGTACATAGTTCCTGTATACCAAGAACCTTCTACCGTCCAATCTATATTACCAAACCAGCCATCACCAATATGAAATTCATGATTATACATTTTCGCTATACCATTCATCTTTAATAAGGGTTTCGGCTAATTCTAATACGTAAGTAGGAGTATCATCCGGGTATGCATTAAAACTAAACTCTACACCCATATCTGTAGTAACATGATAACCTTTGGCATTCAAATCATCATCGAATTTAGCATCAATATTATATTTGATGTAAAAAGTACAGTCAAGATGTTCTACATAACAGACGTGCTCTTTATGCATATAAGAGCCCATGAATACATCATATTTCATTTACTCACCTCAATATAAAGCTGTTTGGCTAAAGACTTCAATGATTTACGGTCTTCATCAGAATGACCATCCGGAAGAGCGTCAATATAGTCTTCCATCAAATCAAGCAATGACTTGATATCGACTTCTTCATCGCTATCATTATCTACACTGTCATCGACCTTCGAAACAATCCTAAGTGAATGAACTACTTTTTCGAGTTCACTTTCAAACTTAGGTAGTCCTTTATCAACTTGCTCAACAATGACACGAACTGCCAGATTTTTAAATTCGTCGTAATTGATTGTTTCGTTGGGATAACTAATCTTACGGTGCCATGTTGTAGAATTTGGGACGAAGTCAAACGTCGCTTTTTGAGTGTCCTGAACCCAGAATCCTCGAGGATCGTTTTCGTCGCCTGCTGTAAGCGTCCATGGTGTGCCGATGTATTTGACATTAGCTGCGCTAGAGATTGTGTGGAAATGGCCTGACCACACTTGTTTGTATTTTTTGAGGAAGTCTGGTTCAAGCCCATGAGATTTCATTCCTTTATAGAAATAGAAGCCGTTAAGTTCCCAATGTCCAATACAATATTCAGCAGAACTTGTCTTGATGTGTTCCATAATTTCGGTTGTGTTTTCGTCACACATCCATGGAATCAAATCAATCAACGTACCATCGAAATCCATCGAAACGGGTTTTTCGATAACAGTCACATTAGAATACTTACCAAGAACTTCTTGAGCCGCATTAGGAGTCAATGTGTTCTTGTAGTGCATGTCATGGTTACCCACAATAGTAATCAGATGAATACCTGCTTCAGCCAGTTCTTCAATAATCTGCCGAGCGAATTCCATACACTTGTGTGTAATTGCTTTACGTACGTCGAAAATATCGCCATATTGGATAATAATTTTGATATTGTGCTTTTTAGCATAAGCAATATGCTCACGAATACCCTTTAATTGGATTTCTTGGACCCATGGGTCATCTGCTTTCACACCTAAGTGCCAGTCACCACTGTGAATAATCTTCATATATCAAGCGCCGTCATTGCAATACAAAATAAAATTATTGAAATGAACCCATCAGGAGTAGAAAAGAATCCTATCCAACAAGCTCGTGTAAATGTGTAGAATGCCATGAGCAACACGACATATCCTAAAAATAATTCCATAATGTTCTCCTCAGTTGGTTCATTATAATCTCCCGAATGTATAGCAGAAAAGGGCCGAAGCCCTTTAAATTTTCTTGTACGTGATTGTACCTTCGGCTTTAGCCTTTGCCAACGATTCTTTGAATCGTCTCATTGCTTCAACCTTTCCGGCACGAACCTTTTCATAATCAGGTTTAGATGAGTTCTGTGCTGATGAAGACATCTACATCCTCTGCACTAACAAAGAATTCCGAGCAATCAGGTTCTCTTACCATTGATACCACCTTTTAACCATAATTGTATCAACCCAAACAACTTCTTTAGGATTAACCTTAATAGCCGGGCCTGTGTCACCCAGGACACGATAATGGGTTTCGGATAACTTGACAGCCATAACACCATCAGCCACAGACAAAGTGAACCCTGCGTTAACCTTGAGACGCTTAAACGGTTTTTGTACCAGCATTGATAATATTCCAGATTTGTTGACGAGTAGTTTCCCACATAGTGACAATCATGTCGTCGGTGTAAGGTTGACGATAGATTTTACGCAACTTTTTAATTGCATACTCATACGCCGGATAATTATTTTCTAATACAGCACCTTGAGAGTGCAGGTCCAAACGTTGAATTTCTCGTTTGTTCTTTTTAAGAATTGCATCTGCCTGAGCTGTCGCTTCTTTAGCATTTGCTTCTTCTAAACGCTTCTGGACTTCTTCAATTTGTTCATCGGTCAATTGAGATAGGCTGTCAATCATTGTTATTCCTTAGGAGTCAATTCAATATCGAGATAGAACAAATCATCAATTAAATGATAAGAATATTCTACCTCATTTTCTTCACTGGTCAATTCAACGCGACCAGGATTTAATGGGTCAATTGAAATCGGTAAATTTTCAACGTCTCGTAAGTACATCTTAAGCAAATACGGTAATGCTGATACGTCGTCACCGATTTCATCTAGAAACCCAGTGAGGTTAATTTGAAGCCTCATATAAAAAATCCAATTCGCCTTCTTTAGGTTCGTCGCTCTTATCAGACCCTGGCGTCTTAATTAAAGAAGTTTCATACTGCGTCATTTTATCGTAGATATCTTGGATGAATGTTTCATCCGCCATGCCTACAATATCATCGTCACCTGCGTCATAGACGTTATGGACGAAGTAGCTGTATTTCTTTGCCATTTCTTTACGTTCTTTTTTGATACGCTGAACGAAGGCATTAAAACAAGCCATTGTTATATACGCATGTGGGTTATCATATTTCGTTTCATCGAAGTTATGGAGACCTTTAATCGCCGCTTCGATGCCGTCTGCAATCATTTCTTCTTTCCAGGATTGGGTATATCCCGAGAAGTTGAAGCGTTTTGACAGACCTTGTGCAATGAGCATAATTGCTAAACCAATAACATCATTCTGACGAACGATTTTGTTAGGGTCTTTATTAGCTCGGAGCTTTTCTTTCCATTCGGAAATAGCTTTTAAAAGCTCCTTATTATTTACATAATTGTTTTTGGTCAGACGTGGTTGTTCCATATAAGCCTCTTTACTCAATTCATAGGTCCATTATATCATAGGTTGAAGGACCTGAATTTAAAGCATCAAAGCTTACGAAGAATCTGGTACATTTCAAACAGCCGTTCGCAGATATTCAAGAACTCTTTATAACTGAATGGTGCTTCAGTGAAGCCAATTTCTTTCACATACTCAGTGAGCTCACGGTACAAACGTTCATAATGGCTATGATTCAGTTCAGACACATGCCACTGATAACTATCATCAGCTTCTTCATATGGGATAAAATATATTCCCATATAGCTATCAACTACAAATTGGCTTGTGCCATAGTCTAAAGCTAATTGGTTACGATTCATTCTAGAACATCCTTAATATAATCAATTGCATTATAGACCGTCATGAAAGCATCCAGGAAAACGTAGGAGTCGCCTTTAATTTCATAAAGGAACCATGTCCCAAAATCTTCTTCAATGATATACTTATCATTCTCTACGAATGTCTGGCCTTCTTTATTTGATACAGAATAACCTAAGAGGCGGAGGTTAGCGATATCATCTGGGGTTAATTTAGTCATTCAGATATTCCTTAAATTCTTCTAAATTCATCCCTTCATTCCATGCCACATCGGGGTCGACACGAGTGTATTTTGTTTTAGATGCAATAGGATAGATACGGAAATCTATACCCATCTTCAAAACATTTTTAAGTACACGTTCTAAAAACACAGTTTGAGTTATCTTTCTACTCAATTCATGAAAATAATGGGTTTGCTTTTCTGGTGGAACTTTATATACCAGGAAAACTGAAACACCTTCCGGTAATAAGGCTTTAAGCTTATTCATAGTCAAAATATTCCTGTAATTCAGAAACAGTTAAGCCTTCCATCCACATTTCACCGATTGTTGGTTCCTTCCAATCGTATTTGTGTTCAGTACCACCCATTGGTCGCGGGTAGATACGAAGGTTATGAAGCTTACCTTCTACAAATAACTGGTTAAGTTCAATAGGGCCGATATAACCATGGACCTTTGAAACTTGTGAATGCCAAAAGCTTACTCTTTCAAGCTTCAGAACAACAAACCGAGTACCTACCGGGCATCCGGCTAAATTTAAGGCTGCCATTAGCCTGCTGCCTTAACAATTTTGAGGTCACGGAAGCCTTTCTTACGCTGGGACTTCATACGCTTGATAGTCTTTTCAGAAATCTTACCTGCATCAGGGTTGTAAGTGCCTACACCGAAAGCAGGAGTACTGAACTCAGACAAGATATATGCTACAACCAGTTCACGAATACGGGCCTTACCAATCTTCTGGTCGTTTTCTTTCATAGTACCATGCAGGTCATTTTCCCACTGGTCGAGGATTTCAGGCGTAACGTATCCACCAGATTTCATGATGCTAACAACTTTGTCATAAGCGAAAGAGTTCAGAACGTTTTTGATAGCTTGAGACATAGCAATTTCCTCAGTAGTTAATATTTTGTTATCCAAGGAGGACATTATACCCTGTCCTCATGGGTTTGTAAATTAATTACTATTTTTGAAAAACTTATTAGCTTTACGTTTTGAAGTTCGGCCTGTTAAATCACTGCACTGGTTTTCGAAATTCTTAGTAGCACTTTTATTGTCATTGCGTTGTTCTCGACGCTGGTCTTTTTTCACATCACTGCTAACACCATTCCAGCGCTTAGGTTTATCAGAATGGAAGATGTTATTAGCAACTGTGATATCAGAAACTCCATCTGGAGCTTTGCGACGACCTGCCCAGTATTCACCTTTAGGATTTAAATCTTTACGACGAATAGTCTTACCCATTTTAATTCCTTATCAATTATTTTATTGATTAAAGGACATTATACCCTGTCCTCATGGGTTTTTAAACTAAAAAATTCTTAAGTGACGATTAATCAGCCACCCCAGATGGTCTGCTTCGATTTCAGTTATCTTAATACCGATTTCTTTAAAGCGATTTTGAAGCTTCAATTTGTCATTACGTTTAATTAGGGCCACCTTAGGACCATAAGCGAGTTCAGCAATGTAGCCGTTTTCAGGAGCAGTTGTCCAAAGTGTGATGAAGACTACTTTTTGTTCATCAACAATCAAACGAATAATGTTTTTGACTTCAGAGATTTTAATAGACATTAGTTCAGCTCCAGCAGAATGGCACGAACGACTTGTTCAACTTCTGCATTTAATGTATCTGAAGCTAAAGCAAAAATGCAGTTAGAGATACGGTGTGGGTTCAGTTTAGCTTGCTGTACATAACATTCAGTACGACAGCTTAGAGCACGGAAGATAATTTCCATGTTACCAATTTCAACAACAAGATTGTAATGACCGTGACGGTTTGCTACACGGAATTCCATACGAACTGATTTAGTTTTAGAAGTAAGAGTAGCCATTAGATATTCCCCATGATAAATTTAACTACGGCTTCAGATTCATAAACATAAACTTCAGGAACACAGGCAAATACTCCTGTCACGATGCGTTGTGGATATGCTTTAGCTTCCTTTACAGATATTTCAGTTTGGTTCCACTTATGGCTCAAACGAATCGTTGTAGCAGTGATTTCAATATGAAGCTGACGTGGGCGGTCGTTGGTGTTAACTTCAACAGTAGCACGAATATCCACTTCTTTGCTTAATAAATGCATTTTGTATCTCCGGTTTGTTCGTTTTGTTGGTGTAGGAGCATACTATCATGATGAAAGGGCGTTGTAAACACCCTTTGAAAGATTAATCTTCTATGATGTCAGGGTCAAAGCCCTTATCGAGGAGGAGTTGTTTGAAGAGACGGATATTATGGACGAGTTTGTCGTCTACAAATATCACAGGGTAGCGTATATTGAGGGTAGGGAACCCTGCACGCTTAGCTAATGAAACAATAAGAGGTCTGTCGTAAGTGAACCCTACGCCGTCCTGAGATGGCGAGAGCACATCATAAAACGAAAATGGAAGACCTAAGCCTTCCAAAATCTTACGAACATGAATACAACCAGGACAGCGGCTTACCGTCTCTGGAATTCCGTAGACCTCAATCTTTAGTGATTGGTTTTCCACGTGTAATACCACCTTCATATACCCATGAACCGAGTTCTTGATATTCACCGTCTTCATCTTCTTTCCATAGACTGATTTCAATAAGGAAACCTGTATCAGCGAACTGGAAATAGACAGAAGGAAGAACCCCGTGTTCAGAACTTACTTCGTTAATTTTTGCCAATGTTTCTTCTTCACCGACAAAGAAATCTGGGTTCAGTGTGCAGCCACCAAACTGGTAGCCGTCACCGATGTCGTCCCATTCTTTCCAATCGATTACTACAAATTCTTCAAAACGTTTCATTTGTCAGCCTTTTTCATAGCTTCTGCTTTAGCTTCAACCTTAGAAATAGCTTTATCGATAGAAGCTTTGAAGTCAAATTTTTCGCCATCGATTTTAGGGTCAATATAATGAATCAGCGCGGCAACAATAACAACAGGAATCATAGCAACCATTGCATATGCCATCAGAATAACAAACAGAATTACAACCAGATATTTACGGAACTGAGTCATTAGCCCACCATTTTAGTTAGAGAATCAATAAGAAGCATTGCGTGTAATGCAGGGAATTCTTCACCCATTTTCATAATGAGTTCATATGCATCGCAGAGTTGAGTATTCAGCCAATTCATTTTAACGATTTCCTCAGTTGTTTTTTGAACGAAGCGACCATCTTAGTTTTTGTATCGCTTTCGATATAAGTAAAACCATGTTTTTTGAACATAGCTATCATATCATCTTTATTGCCACGAGCAAATTCTTTTGCTTTATCATTAACAAAATTGGGATGAATATTATTTTCGCTATAATCAGTTTTCAGATAGACGAGCAAATTCTCAAGCCATTCGAGGTAGTCGACATTTTGACCTTTAAGACCAGAGCGGTTGAACTTATGCTTCATTTGTCCTTCTGCAGCGTTACACAAATTGCATAGCAACCCACGAACCTTACCGGCTTTTGGTCCGTTTAGGTCGTGGTCGTGGTCAAGATGGTTAGCTTGAACATCAGAGTCTAAATCTCTCTTACAGATTAAACACTTGCCATGTTGTGCATAATAAAATTTTTGTTTTTGTTCTTTGTATAGTTTTCCAGTCAAAAGCATAAGTTCACCCCATAAGTAGATGAACTTATTTATGCTTAGAAAGCCCTGTCAGAAAATTCGAGCTGTTTTTCAAGCTGCTGGATATAATCGGCTGCGGCCTGCATAAGATTGGCTTCATAACCGTTTACACGGGATTTAGCTTCTTCAAGGCGTACAGTAATTTCCATACCATCGAATTGATTCTTAGGAGCTTCAGGGAAGAAATCAGAAGCAAGCTCTTCAATTTCTTTCAGCTGGTCCATTGTATCTTCACAATAGAAACACCAGAACCAAGAGTCACGACCATTTACATGAAGATAAGGCCCATTCTTGATTTTAACTGAAGTAATACCATCTTCATAGTCACGGTCACGTTCAGCAACAGTAACAACCTTGAACACAACACCTTTCTTCAGTTCCGGAAATTGCATCTGCAGTTCTTCATCATCAGAAATGATTTCAAAAACTTTATTCACAAGGCTCATAACCAAACTCCATATCAATTAACTCATTTAAGGAAGGTTCATCATAACACTCTTCCTTCTCTGTGTAAACAGGTTCTTCAGGCTCGACAGTTTCCCATCGAGCCGCATACCATGGCTTAAGCAAGCCAAGAACAACTTACTTCGAAATCAGGACCACCGTATTCCCAGTACCATTCGCCTACCGGCTTGTACTCGGTGCATCCTGTTTCAGGGTTAGGGACTTCTTCATAGTCGTCGCATTCAAGGCCAACGAACTGCCACTGGACACGATACACAGCAAAGCCAATAGCTACATATCGTTCTCGCCCCAGGCGTTTTCTACAGCCCATTCGATACCTTTCTCTAAAGCGAGATTGGTCATATATTGATACAGGCGTGGCTCGAGGTCATTTTCAGAACCATCACCTAAATTGATAACTAAGTCTTTCATTTCAATTGTCCTGCTACAGCACGGAAATCATCGAAACCACCAAGATGGTTATCGTTCCAGAAAATTTGAGGCATAGTGATACCAACTTTACTTTCACGACCAAGACGTTTCAGAAGGTCGGCTATTACAGCATCATCGAATACTTCTTTCTGAGGCATCACATTAACAAACTCAAATGGAATACCTTTCATCGTTGCCAGGCGTTTAGCATTATCACAATAAGCACATTTATGGATTGTGCTGTCGTAGCCAAAAATCGTTAACATCTTCGTCTATTTCCTTAAAAATTTGTTCGAGTACATCATTAAAATCAGGATGCATGTGGAGTGGATGACTCCAATTGGAATAACCTTGAACGCCAAGTCGTTTACGTGCTTCATGGTAAATCGCATTAGAGGCAAAGTTCTTGGCTCTTGTCATAGCTGATTTTATCACAGAATCACTTGGAGCAGAATTATTCTCTTTGTGATACATCATGAATAAACGCAGAGCACAACGCTCTGCTTCTTCCATATATTCTTTACGTTGTTTAGCCAATTTCAATTACCTTTTTATATGCTTCATGACCAGCAATAGCGATACGTTCAGACATCGGCAGCGATGTTTCTGGTTGCTGGGCTAACTGAGCTGCCGCATTGATTTTAAACATGATAATATCAAAATCTGTCGCAGCATGAATAGAACGATGAACGTGGTCCATATTCAAAGCTTCGCCTTTTTCTTCAGCATATTGAAGACAAATTTTAGCTGTAATACCGCGAAGCTCTTTGAACAAGGCTTTCATTTCAGGCGTATTAGAAATCTTTTCTTTATTATCAAATGGATTCATCTTAGACCCCTGGGAAAATAGTTTTAACCCGTTCAGCAATAGCACGGTCCAGAACTTCAGTGAATTTCTTATTCAGACGATCAACAATAAGTTGTTCCATACGAGTTTCGGACATCTTCAGAGCATTTTCGATACGGCCTTCAAGGTCTTTAACAGCCTTTTCAACCTGGTCGCTTACCGCGCCCATCACCTGAGAATAAGCAACACGATTTGCTTCTTCTTTCATGATACGTTCTAGTTCGAAAGTACCTTCAACCTTATTCCAGCCTTTAGAGACGAAGAATTTATTCAGCTGCTCTTTAACCATCGGAGTTACATCCGGCAGGCGCGCGCCTACGAGACTGATTTCTTTCTGAATAGTTTCTTGTACTTTATTTTTACTATTCTTCAGGACGAGTTCCTGCACAACATTATTGATAACGGCTTGTTGCAGTTCAACACGTGACTCTTCGTCAGAAAACAGCTTAATTACAGCATTTGTATCAAGTTTTAAATTAATCATTACGAGGCTCCTTAGGAGTAATCACAAGTGTTTTATCGCCAATAGCACTAATTACATCAGAGATAATATTATCCGGCATTGGCTGGACTTCACAAATGCTTTTAGCAAATGCCTCAATATCCAAGGCCGTCCGAGCTTTTACTTCTTTTAATTTTTCTAAATCAATCATATTGTTCTCACGAATTTTTGTTTACATGTACGACACTTGAACTGAAGTGTCGGCGTAGCCCATTGGGTAAGTTGTACCTGAATACTATCACAGAAAGGACAAGGTTTAGCATGCTTTCGAGCCCATTCACGGCGATCAGCCATTTCTAATACAGTGGCCCAGTTGATTTCAGGAACTTCGATTTCATCACAACCCTTGAAAGGAACAGGACCTTTTTCAAGGTCCACTTCAGTCCAACCTTCAGGTAAGGATAAATCTAAATCTTCAGCTAATTGGTTTTTCATTTACGCAGTTCCTGCATTGCATGAAGCAGTTTAGCACGTTGTGCACGAATCTTATCTGCTTTACCCGTGAGTTCATCGATCTGACGATCGTAATCATCAACAACAATAGTCATTTCATTCACAGACTTTTCCATTTCTTTATAGAAATGCTCTTCGACTGGGACCGATTCAGGCTTGTAGATTTTAAGGAAATTCGCTTTAGAAGTATCTACGGTCAGATTACCTTTAATAACTTCTTTTGGTTCGTCAAAATCAGGAGCTTTAACTTGTGGTGCTCGAACAGTTACTGTGAATACAACTGATGAGCCAAAACGACGGAATGTATAATGGAACAATTCCGGGTTAGTCGCATTCATGAAAGCACGAAGCTGCGCAAACGTCTTTTCTTCAGGGGCATGATTGACAATTGTAACAGTGAATTTATTATCATAGCCTGGGATCATTTTAGCGTCAAGATAAGGCAATGGCTCAGGTCCAGTTTTAAACTCAAGCTCACGGCTACTTCCTACGCACAGACGAGAACCGAGTGTCAGAATCATACGCCAATTGTAGTTAAACTCTGAACAGAAACTTTGAGTATAAGCTTTCATTGTTGGCGAACATGCTGAGGTGTAATGTCCACGAGCGTTCTTACGAGTAAACTTCATTCCTTCTTTGCGTTCACCAAACTGAGAGATACGTTTTAGTGCTCGTTCAACAGAGAAATATTTACTATCACGCAATGCTTTATAGAAGTCATATACGCACAAATAATTAAACGTTGGTGACAGAGGAGGCAGTCGATTCATGATTTCTTGAATACCAACATGTTTAAGCGCATTGATATCAAGAGATAATGCCATTTGACGAATAAAAGGTCCGATATCATCAGGATGATTCTTTATCACCATAGATGAATCAGTGAAATCATTTTTATAATGATTAGACGGATGACGGAAATGGTTTGCCGCTACACGGCACGCTTCGCGTACTACAATTCTGTTATTCATTTTCAATTCTTTTGCTACTGACATAATATTTTCCTCTATCTTTATTGGCTGATAAATAATCCCGTTTTGAAAGGACCATGATTCATTATACCATAGCCCTTTCTAAAGCGTTTTAGTCGAAAATCATTTCACAAATCCAAACGAATGGACTGATCAAGACTTTAAGGATATAAAATATCCAGAACACAGGCCACATCACAACAACCATTGCGGCTGTGTTTCCATCAAAGTCATCTAAGAACCAATCGCCGACCCAACGGAAATAGAAGGCTGAAGCAAAGCCTACAATAACGTAGGCTACTGCGAATAAAATAACTTCCATTAGGACCTCGAATCAATAATTTGTAATTGGGTTTGTTTGTAGGTATAAATTGCTTCTTTAAGTTGAGAGTTGCTCACTTTAAGATTAGTGTTATACCATTTATTCAGGTCTTGATGCTTTTTGTAAACTTCTTGAAGCTTGTTATTGGCTTCAATTAAAGCATCTTGGAGCTTATTAAACTGGGTTTCCATGACTTCACGTTTAACGCTTCCATCATAGTTCAGAGCACAAAGAACATTAGTATGGCGCCAGAGCTCTCTGAGTTCGCCTAGAACGTTTTTATCTTTACCCCAATTAAACTTATACAGTTCTTCACAAATGGCTTCAGCCTGCTTCTCGGCTTTACCTTTAGCCATTCCGGCATAGATGTGAGCAGGTGGATAAAGGGCCGTGTTATCGACCCAGTTTGAAAGAATAAACATTAAATCACCACTGAAGAAGGACGTTTGAAGAAGGAGTGAGTAGTGTCATCCTTAGCATGTTCAAACGTAGCTTTGAATTCGATATCACCACGATAGTCATGTGGCACCGCCTTTGGCAGAGAACCATAAACCGTAGCGCCATTTTCCAGTCGAACAGTCATCTTAAAGACTGGACCATATTCACCCATCCAATCTTTGACTGAAACAACCTTACCTTTTACTGTCTGTTTGCCCACAGGAGCTTCGCCTTTGGACTTATTCAGCTCAGCATAATAATTACTATACCAGGCTTCAGAGTACGCCTGAATCGCTTCCAGGATGGTTTTATGTGCGCGTACTTTACACATACCAGCCTTATGACCACCTTCCAAGTCCCATACTTTATATGGAGTTTGGATTTCTACTTTGTTCAAAGCTTTGATTTCTTTGTACATATCATAAGTAAGACGAAGCTTCCACCAACCGTGGTCACCAGTATACTCAGACTTGTCAAAGTTATCAAGCTCGGTGACATATGGAAGGTAACTACCAGCGTGATACGCTTCCACTTCACCTAATTCATTTTCCCACAGATATCCATCGAATGGCGCATGTGGACGGTCATCAACACCCCAGGTAGGAGCTACGACTTTATCGAATGATTCACGTCCGTAGAGGGACTTGCTCCAGCCTGAGTTCAACTCCTCGGCGCGTTTTTCAACTTTCGCTCGGTGCTCAAGATGGGCTTTACGATTTTCTTCAAAAAGGTCATTGATGATTTTAGTTAACATTTTATATCTCCGTGTTGGTGTAAGAACACTATACCACGTCCCTACACCAATGTAAACTACTTGTTCACACAATAGAAAATCCATACAGGCCACGCAAGGATGCAAACTAACGTTTTGAACGCGTTACTTCTACGAAGCTTAATGCCTGTGATAGAGATGCACCCAGCTCCGACAGCAAACCATGATACAGCACCAATGATGCTGGCCAAAAGTACAGGTTCCATCAGTAATAGGTCCTTTCATCATATTCCCCGCCGAACCAGGCACTCACAGGCGCTTTAGGTTGGGTAGCTTTTTTGTAATCAAGATGAGCCAGATTTTTAGCAATTTGGTAGCCACGAGTAGCATTAATCTGTTCACGGTCCATAGTAACCAAGGACTTCGTTTTCGCAATCAGAGTCACACGTCTACGTAAGTGTGGCAGTGTAATAGGATACATGCGCATCTGATGTAAAGCTGCGTTCATGAACTGGATATGCTTAACTACGGCACGTTCCATGGCTTTCTTGAAATCTTGAGAGGCGTTAAACAACGCCCATTCTAAACGATTAATCGGAGTCATTTAATCACCCATTAAGTCATTAATGTCGGAACGATAGATGTTTGCTTCGGCAACTTCTTCGCCATCAAGAGAGGCTTTAATAGAAAGCGTACCAAACAAATCATCGTAGTTAACACTCAGCTCGAGTTCTTCACGAATAACACGTTTCACTTCAAGCCGAATCATTTCTTTAATTTGTTCTGAAGTAATCATTGGTCTTCACCATTGTAGATTTCTTCTTCAGTGTAGACCTTATGTTTACGTTCCATGACGTAATCATATGGGTCATCGATGTCCATACGCTGCCAGAAGCAACCGAGCTGGATATTTTTAGGGTTGTTAGTAGGGCTACCGGTGCAACGTCCACGGTCGCGACGAGAGTAACGATGAACACCGTTTTCATCCATAATGGTTTCATAATTAGTACGTTTAAGAAGATCGAGGTCTTTGAACTTAACCATAGTGACTTTATCACCACTTAAGGTTTCATACGTACAACCTTCTTCGAAATACTTACTTTGTCCACCATTGACCATTACGATAACATCTTCAACGTTTTGATCGGGGAATGTTACACCGTTAGTTTGACCATGTTGGAATACTGCCTGGAATTCGTTTTCAGCTGAAATAGTAGCCTTACGGAATTTGCCATCCCAAACACCATCTACAAAACGTTTGAATTTGATTTCATAAGTCCAGAGTTTCATTATGCCACCTGAAGTTTAGAGTTGATTTTAGAACCGATGAACACTACACCAGCTACAGCTGCACCACACACCAGACCACCTGTAAACAGATCGGTAATGGCTTGTTGGCGATCAAGAACCCAAGTCATTTTAGCAATCATTTCATGACGCAGGGCCAGTTCAGAGTTACCAATCAGAGCATAGAATAGTGAAGCAATATAGTTAGCGAACATTTTATTTTCCTCAAATCAGATGAACGGTATTATCACGTTTGTAAATGTCAATAAGCATTTGACTTGGCTCTTCATAAGTGAATCGCTCATATGCTTTAATGACTGTTAAAGCAATCGTTGCCATTAACGCAACTTTAATAATTTCAGAGAATACTTCTTTTAAGAATTTCATTAAAAGAGCCAAGTCCCGTTTTTATCAATGTAATCTATCCAATCGTTGATACTCCATTTAGTAGTATCACCTTTTGGTGTTTTTACTTCATAAAGACCTTGTTTAAAAAGCATCTTTTTAATATTCATATTTCCGCCATGATAGTTGATAGGAAGACTATACCATGCCTTCCTATCATTGTAAACACTTACTTCAGAAGAGTAACTTCAGCAATCTCTTCCCAACCATTTGCATCGGTAGCGACGAAGTCAGCCAGGTAAAGCGCAGTACGTAAGGACACGTTACGGAGCTTAGTTACATTAGCCTTCATCCAGTTGAGCGCCATGGACGTCTGAGCGTCGCTTAAACCACGTTTCTGCATCATGTTGGTGTTCAGAATTACATCTTCAACACGAACCATGATTTCTTCGTTTGAGTGAACACCCAGGTCCAGATAAACTGAACGTGATACAAGAGCATGAAGATGTGGAGCAAGTTTAGAACCACGCTCTAATTCTTTATCGATATCAACGTTAGTGATGAACACGATAGTACCTTCGAACTCGAATTCTTTATCGATGTTTTTGTCATCGAGATAAGCAGAAGCAGTGCTCCAACAAACTTTACGAGTTTCGCCTGTATCAAGTGCTGCTTTCAGGAGGTTAAGCATATCCATATCAGAGAATACGTCAACATCATCAATAAGCAGAACGCTATTTGCATCACGGTTGTTCCAAAGTTGTTCATAAAGACCAATACCAGAGATTTTACCGTTGATGCTTTTGTAAACAATTTCGCCATATTCGTGAGCAGTTTTCAGAGCTTTATCCAAGCTGTAAGTCTTACCAATACCTGCAGCACCAGAGATGATTAATGAACGAATGTTACCAGAGATGATGCCTTTGGTCATCATGTTCATTACTGTGAAGCGCTTGTTGATACGCTGTTTCATTTCCTCGGCTGACTCAACTGTGACCAGTGGAGAAACCTCCATACCTTCCATTTCGATGTCTGATTTGAATACCCAAATCCCACGTTCTTTACCATCAACCATTACGAACACTTTACCATCACCAAGGTGTGCTTCATGAGCTGGGACTACATCTGGGAACCAGGTCTTTGTAGCGACATACTTACCAGAGAAGTCGTTACCGCGGAAAGTACCTTTGTTGATTTGAACGTTGAACATTTTATTACTCCGTGAATTTCAGTATTTGTTTCGATGCAGCTATAATAACATGTTCGCTGTAGATGTAAACACTTTTTGTGAAAATAAATGCCCGAAAGGGCCCGAAGGCCCTTAACTTATTGTTTATTAATCTGATTTTCTGCAATGCGAGTAGGAAACTTTGAAATCCACTTCGCTAAAGACCACAATCCACCTAAAACAAACAACGGTAACCATAGAATAAAGTAGAACCAATAGTCAGAAACAGATTCAATAGTATTGTTTTTGATGAATGCCTTACACACTAAGAACCCTAGTGCGAAGTAAACCAACCCGATAAAAATAGGCATAATCCACCATAACTGAGATAAAAGAATAAGACTTAAATTAATTGTCATAATCACCTGTAATATGAATTGTGGTTTGCAAGATAAACCTCTTCAAGGAACTTGTTCCAGAAGCTCATATCAACTTCTTTACGCATTCCATTCTTTTCGGCGTTCGCTGCCAGAAGTTCGACATGGTCAACGGTATCTTCCAGAAGTTCTTGGACATACTTGAACTTGAACATACCAGCTTTAATCATTCGAATCGTTTCGGCTTCACGCAGAGGGAATACCAAATCACCGGTTTGATAAATTTCACGTAACTGAATACCGGCGCGATATGCATGGCTCAGAGCTTTCCAGTCAACGCCTTCATTAGCTTCTGCCTTACGAGCACGTTCGCCATATTCTGCTTCAAGCTTAGTCAAGCTGTACTTGATTTCAGCAATAGTGATTGTGTCCTGGAATTTACGGCCAAGAACATTATAGAAATGCTGCTTACCCATTTTAGAGTCAACGAATTCAGTCCAGAACAAGAACTCACTTGTCGGCAGAAGATGGGCAATTTCACCAAGCTTCCAACGTTGGTTATGAGCCTTATCTTTAGGGCGATCTTCATATTTCCATTCAGGATAATCGTTCAGAATATTCAGAATGATTTTCAGGTCTGCCAGACGAGAACCCTTGACACCATATTTCGCTGCTTGCTTACGGACATAACCCAGATAAGATTTCATATCTGTGGTATAGAAGCGTTCACGGTTATCTTGGATAAACTTCCAGACATCAGGCAGATCAGATTTAACAATTAAATCAGCAGGAGTATGAAGCATATCAAGAGCAACAGTTTCTCCTGACTGAGCGAGTTCCAGCCAATATTTGAGAGAATAGAGTTCATGGTCAACATCATTATGTCCATTCTTAGAAGCAGTGTTATTGGTGTTCATGTTAGTATGATTCATTGCACGACCCATAAGAATATCTTTAGGGTGCGGAACGAAGATTTCTTTGAAATCAGTGTCACTTTCAGGCGTTGACGTGCCATATAAATGGCTACCGAAGTAGCCTTTCATAATTGTCTTCATCGTGTAGGATTACCCCATTCAAATCCAGAGAATGCATCGATAAGAGATTTATCGTTCAGGTTAACCATTAAGGCTTTACCATGATCACTTTCAAGGAACATATTACCACCATCTTTAGTGATAGCAAGAACTTTAAAGAAATGACCTGCTTTACCAAATACATCGCCAACTACGACCGGGATCATAACTTTAGATTTTTCACTGTGATAATGAGTAATCTTATCACCGGCAAAAGAAATTTGTTCTTGAACGCCTTGAGACATCACAGTGACTTTACTTACTTTATAAACTCTGATTGAACCTTTAGCATACTCAACCAGCTCAATCAGAGTACGGTTTGAATATACCTTCAACAACAGCCTGGTATCACGACCGCCATCAATAAAGATGGTTGCTGCACCCTGGAATTCAGAGATAAAGTCAACAATACCATCAATACGTTGACCATTATCCAGATGGATTTCTAAAGAACGGCCTGTTTCCAGGCATTTCTGACGACGACCTTCAACAATACTAGGTTTAACGAACATGGCTTATTCCTTATCTTCAGGAGTGGTGAAGTTCAGAGTAGGGCAGATTTTATTATGCTTAGCTTTAACAAAGGCCCATACGATATTTTCAGGTTTTGGTTCGATACCTTGTTCTTTCAGACGTTCGCGTTCCAATTCTTTGTCATATTTACGATCGGACCACCAATCTTGAATACGTTGAACACACCATACACCACCAAATACAACAGCACAGGCACCGCCAAGAATAAGCGTTACCATAACAATAGAAGCAAAGAAACTTGCAATATAAGCCCAGAGTCCAGAGATACCAAGACCAATCATAGGGTCAACCAACAGATTACTGAGCATGAGAATCAATCCAGTCCCGGTCACACCAAAGAACATAATACGATACAATACGGCACGCATATAAGGACAAAGTGAACGAGGAACACCCTTAGAAGTAGTGAAGGTGTTTTTAACAAGTTTATAGTGCCAAGAGTTTACATTAATATTCATTATATTTTTTCCTATTAAAGAGTTGGAGTAATTTGTACCAGGTAATCACGCAGAGCAATAATATCATTTTTATCTAAAGCAATAATATCGCTGTCCTGTTTGATGGTCATAATGGTGCCACCAAACCCAGGCTCGTTGGTCTTTTTAACCTTCAGGAAGATATCCTGAACGTCATCATCGTTGTGGATAGTCGCTGCGTAACCTACGCCTTCGTAATTCAGTCCAACTTTCATTTCAATTTACCTTTAGCTTTTGCATCATGGATTGCAGCAAGAACACCTGCATAGTTCTCTTGGTCACTTTTACGTACGATAGTCATACTATAAGGCATTCTATCACTATCTTTAATAAAACGTTCTAACTGACAAGTCAGAAGAATTTCAGGGTGAAACAGAGTATACATCAGATTACCTGTAGCGCCACGATATTGGCAAACTTCTACTGACTGTTCACCTGTATAAGTACGAGTCAGAACCAGGTCGCCTACTTCAAGCTTTGGAAAACTCATTTTAATTTCCTCATGTTGTCTGTAGGAGCATCATAACATGTCCTACAGACGTTGTAAACACTTAGCGATTGTGCTTCAGAATTTCATACAAAGCTTCGACCTGTTCTGGGTCTAAAGCAATAGTATCTTCGCCTTGATGCATAATAATACCACCAGGTACGGTTTTCCATTCATCTACTTCTACATCAAGTGAATCGTTATCAGCAATAGAATGCTCTGGCTTCAGAACAATCACGCCATCTTCAGAACTACCATATGGGTCGTACAAACTCATCGCATGCTCCTATGCCAACAATTACGTGGCTCTCGTTTAAAAATGTTATCATTCATAGCTTGACATTTGATGCAGTACATGCATCCTTTTACCGCCAGGCGACGAGCTTCAGGAATAGGTTCGTCGCACTCGTAACAGAACTCAAAACTTTCACGGTGTTCATTAATCTGGCTTCGAGCATGAACTACTGCGGCCTGTACGACTGCAGCAATTTCATCTTGTTCAGCACCGTCTTTAGCAAATCCTACAGCCATCAGAGCTCCGGAAAACTGTTCAAAAGTTGTTTAAAGCGAGACAACTCTTCAAGTTTCATCTGCCCACCACCAAAAGAAGACATACCACTAAATTTGAAGGATGCTCCAATAGCACGTCCTTCATGAATATCCATAGTGAGCAATGTGTTATCGTGTCCATTATTATATTCAATAGAACGTTGAACACTTATATGCCCGCCACCATGTTCTACAACTCGTTCAATGATTTCCATTATAATTTACTCACCATATCAGTAATTTTCTTTTGGATTTCTTCCATTCGTTCTTCTTGAGCCAAAGCAGTTCCATTTCCAGCGTATTTTGCTCCAAACAAAGCCGCAGCACTCTTGAGCTCATAAATCAATTGAATTAATTCAACTTTAGCACCAGTAGGAATCATGTTCATTTCTTCACTCCAGTTCGTTAGTGTAGGAACATCTTAACACGTTCGAAAGAGCTTGTAAACACCTTCTTTAAATGCCCGAAAGGGACCCGAAGGTCCCTTATTTCAACGAAAGCAAATACTTGGTTTGATAACAAACTCCAACAATATCGTCAAGAACACTATGAAGCGCTCTAGGAGTTTTGTCATAAATGGGCTCCGCGCATTTAATCATTTCGTCCATGAACTTAATAGTGTCTTTAGGCATTTGTGATGCACTCGGTAAAGAAGCAACATATGGCTTACCAGAGAAGCCTAAATACTGTTCGCTGAATTTATCTATTAGAGGCTGGATTTCAGCATAATAGAAATCGTAAGCTTTATGCCTGGCGTAACTATCTGTTTCAAGATGTGCCGATTTAACATAAGCAGTAGAAGCCAATAACCAACCTATGAATTGGTCTACTTCAGTCCCTTTTCCCTTTACGAAATCATTGAATTTCATTTTCTAGTTTAACCTTATGCGTGTATGCATATGCTTTTGCCGCCGATCGCCCGTCGATTTCGCAAACTCCTGATAAACAAACTTCATTATTAGCTTTCCATCGGGAATTAACAAAGCTCAAGAATTTATTAGATTCTTTTACACTGGGTTCCTTAAATTGCTTATAGACAGTTAAAGCTCCCTCGACGAATTTTGTATATTCGGCTTCATTTGATGTTGCAGAAGCGACTGGGGCCATAAAGACCCCGATTAGTGTGAGTGGAAAACAAATCTTTTTAAGGTGGTCCATAAGTGGACTCCTATCGATTTAAAATATTTTTCTTTGCTGTCAGGACAGCCTTAACTTGTTTGAGGTATTTTTCCAGTAAACGTTGGTGAGTATAATCAGCTTTGAACCCGTTTTCTTTGAAATCTTGTTTAGAGGCACCAATCATAGTACCTAATTCACGACGGATTTCATCTAAAGATTCAATAGACAGATTACGTAATTGCTTTTCAGACAAATACTGCATATACACCTCTTTAGTTAGTTATATGTATTTATTAAAGTACACATGTACTCTAAATTTTACTTTAGTCCCACATCATAGAGGAAACACCTTTCTCGTATTTACGAGCGGCCTTTTCGTCCCAGTTGTAATCAGTATCGCTTCTCAGCGAGTGTTTGATTTCCATCTTGTGAAACACCCGAGGAATTGGTGATGCATAGCGCTTCCAACGAAGAGTTTTCCAGAACGAGTCACGATGACGCTCAGCCATCAGTTTAGACAAGCGTTTTGGCTCTTCCATATTTTCAGCAATATCGCGTTCGATATAAGCTTCGTTACGTGCTTTATTATCGCTTTGGTGTTTCTTTACATAAGCAAATGGATTGTTCTTTTGTGCATGCCATTTAGCTGAAGTGGTTACGTGCCAGCCTGCACGACGGATAGTTCTTGACATAAGTACCTCGAATAGTAGTTAAACTGCATATTCGATAGTAAAAGCCTGATTTAAAGAATTTCATCCTAAAGTCACCTTACATTTGCATTTTGGACATTCAGCTTCTTTAACACGAAGCCGTTTAGTTTTGGTCTTTGGTGCAGTATCATGATCATAAACATGAAGGCACCGATAACAAATTACTAGTTTCATACACCCACCAGTTCACACCAATGTTTTCTGCACAGTGAGATATAACGGTCTTCACCGCCTAATTCTACCTGAGCGCCTTCAGTTACAGCAGAACCATCTTCTCTGATTCGTGCTACCATTGTAGCTTTACGCCCACAATGACATACGCCTTTGAGTTCGACTAATTTATCTGCTGTGGCAAGTAATGCTTTAGAACCTTCAAATAATTCACCGCGGAAATCAGTACGAAGTCCATAACACATTACAGGACAATTATACAAATCTACGATTTTGCATAACTGGAAAACCTGTTCAGATTCAAGGAACTGTGCTTCATCAACCATTACGCAATGAATGTCACGTTGGACATGGGCCCATTTAAAGAACTCAAGCAAATCCATACCAGGAGTAATAATATTTGCTTCTTGTTTAAGGCCAATACGAGATACAATTTCAGTAGATGAATCCCTTGAATCAATCGAAGGCTTCATTACTAAAGTGCCCATACCGCGTTCTTTATAGTTATTAGCATGCGAAAGCAAAGCCAGTGATTTACCGGCATTCATACTTGCATAATGAAAATAAAGTTGAGCCATTATAAATCCTTAAGCCATAATGCTTTCTAAATACCGTCGTTGCTTTTCAAGAGCGGCTTCGGCTTCTTCAAAAAGTTTCTGAGGGCCTTCTAAACGTTGATACATTACTTCTTGAGCTAACTGGATAAGTTTATCAATTTGCTCTACAATATAGCACTGTTCTTCGTCAGACATAGTCATTATAAACCGTCCCAATCCACGATAATTACATTAAGATTAGGAGTGAACATATCGATTAAGACCGATACCTTTTCCCAATCACCACCAGCAATACCGCAACCAATACGTGGCATATAAACGAGCGGAGGAACAATCTTATTAGAACCCCACTCATTTAATTCTATCATACAGTTTACTAAAGCACCATAATCGAGATTTGGGCCTGGCTCGTATTGTGTATAAAGGTTAAAGCAATATACTTCTTTATCACCCGGCCCATGAATCTTAGTTGCTTTAGTATAAGTACCAAGCTTATAAGAGTCGCCAAGCAAAGTATCTGCTTTGTCGATAGCCAGAATAGGAGGATAATATTTTGCTAGTTGTCCTGCTACTCCAGCGCCCATTTGATGGAAACAGTTACAGCCGTGAGCAACGTTATACCCAGACTTGAACAATTCCACGATATTACCGGTGATGTATTTGGTAATCATTTAGCGTTTAAACCTCTGTTATAAGCGTCGACCAATCGGTCAACCATAGACGTACACACGTCTTTAAATTGTGCATCGGATGGAATGCATTCTGTTGTCATTAATCGGTTTTCATATCTTTCAGACAAAGCTTTCTCTCTGTATCGAGAACGGGCATCCATCTGTCCGTCTTTATATGAGCTCATAACCTGATTACTGAATTCTAAAATACAATCCACATTTGTTGGTGAACAATAATCTTTAGCCGTACGCTTGGCATACTCCAATATATCTGTCATATTAGACTTAGTTACTTCTATTTCAGGATTTGCTGATACTCCCATACTTAGTGTTAAACATACCGCCAAAGCTATTTGTTTTAACATTTAATCCACCGTTTGATGTAGCATCCTTTTGGATTTAAGGTAATTTGCCTTAGCAAGAACCTGCGATGCATACTTATTTCCAGCCTTTACATTATTGCCTGCATTGTAAGAAGCAATGGCTTTCCTCATATCACCATTATGCCGTTCTAGCCAATAAGATAACTCAATATAAGCCCAGGAAGCACTGTTTTTGCGCTCCTTAACCATTTTGATTATCTCTTTATCTGACATCTTCCAACCCACCTGCACCATCCTATTACGTAGAGTAGGCAAGTAATTTTGGAACATGCCGTAAGCATGATGCTTATGCTTTTCTTCACCTGTATTTAAGCCTGCAGAACTTTCCTGCCAAGCCAAACCAGCCATTATATAACCTAAACCGTTATTATCATAACGCTTCGATGGTTCTTTGAACTTACCCGACTTTTGGAACTGTTCACCGAACGCGTAAGCGTACTGCAAATTGTCAAGTTGTTCATTACTGAAAGTAGGCTCTACGCTATGGGCAGACATACTAACTGTCAATAGTAAAGTTGCTAATACTTTTTTCATGAATTCTCTCTTAGATTAAATCAATAACTTTTGTGCTAGTTTTTCCTTCAAGACGACGATTGTTGATGAAAGCCATACGACAGCACAGAGAAGGCATTTTGCCTGGCTGAGGACGGTCTACGGTCATACCTAACCACAGATTGCGGTCAGTGATTTCAAGACGAAGAGGACGGTAATTGATACCAGGTTCTTTGTCTTCTTCAACATCAGGTAATGCCGGCATATTAAGAAATTCTACAACTTCTTTAACATGATTATGAAGACGTTTGAATAGTGCAAAGACGTACTGCTCATCAATTTCACGTTGAATAGCACGGTCCAAGAGGTGAGGGCTGTACTTGACGAAGAAGCGTTTTACGCCTGCTTCAGTACAGGATGATGCAATAGATTTGTTGATTTCGGCGAACTCGGTTTCGAAGATACGACGAAGTTTGTTGCGGCGGATGTAAACGCTTGAATCGATAGTCATTTTTATCTCCTTTTAGTGTGTATGAAGATAGTAACACAACTAAAAGGAGATGTAAACTGCTTATTCTTGGAACGGGGTGAGCTTTCCAGCAATAGAACAAATTTCAATTAAAGCAGGATAGAACTCTTTAACCTGTTCAAGACGTTGTTGGGCATACTTGAGTTCACCTTCTTCTATACAGGCTGCCTGGTCTTCTAGAAGATACTTATGATAACCAGTACAGGCATCACTAATAATGCGTTGAAACTCTTCTAAACTTTCAATGTTCATCAGTATTTCTCTTCAGGACGGAAAACCGCGCGACATGCCCACATACTTGCTTCTTTAAGACGTTCTTTAGCAATATTCAATTGAGCTGCAGCAATAAGATCTTCATTGATTTGTCCATGGGTCTGGTCAACTTTAGTTGCAAGTGCTTCATCAAGCAAGGCATCGAGAATTAACCCAAGACGGACTTCGGCGTCTTTGATAGCATTCACTTTACCGATTTTGTCTTCAGTATGTGGCTTATAACCCTTGATATCTTCAATCGACATAAGGCACCTCTTCATTAGTTTCTTTATCGTATTCGACTAAGCGAATAGGTTCATTTACACCGTAACCACTGGTGCTGATATATGTAGTAGCATCTTCCAACATCATAGTTTCTTTGTTCCAAACACCGTTCTGGTGAGCTTCCATAAAATCTTGCTCACCTTGGTTGCTGAACCAGCTACAAAATGATTCTACTAAATGTGGGGCGCATTCGATAACAATTTTCGCCATGTTGGCTCCAAACAAATAATCTTACGATCGTAAGTAATAAGGCTTGAAGTTTTAATGCCTTTACAAGGGCCAGAAATAAACTCTACTTCAAACCACGGGTGCTCATTCATCAGACGAAGGTCTGGCGCTGTGCAGGTAAATAATGAGCCTTTAAAAGGCCCATCTAAAAATCGGTGTAGCCGAGGTGTCAAATACGGTTTGCCTGAGATATTAATATGAGCCAGCTTAATCAATGTCTCAGCGTTGCATTTACCCGTGTCAATAAAGAAACGGAGCCATTCAGAAGCATTTTTAAAACCCATATAATTCATCATTGTATTCCCATCACAAAGAAAAGAGGATATTTACCATCACGCACGGTGAGGCTTACATGATCTTCATATGCCTTATAAAATTTGTAGATTTCAGGCATTTTAGAGCACGGTTCATCTATTATAACCAATACACGTTTAAGCATTAGCCCACGATAAGCATTTCCGCCTGAATCAGATAAGAAGCTACGCATTGCATTAGAAAATAGCTGGTTTGGACCAATTTCAATATTACGATGGTAACATTTGATTTTAATACGGTCTGCCGTTGATTTGGCATAAGAGCTATTATAAGCCAAACAGATTACTGAGCCACCTTCTTCAATCCAATCTGAGGCAAATAAAGAAGCCGCTTCAGTTTTACCTGTTTGTCGACCTGCATCAAGACGAAGAGTGCAATATTCTTGCATATTAGAAATACGTGAAGGTTCGTATTTTTGGTTACTTAAAACATCATCAGCATGGGCACGAAATGCATGCATCAGGGTCAAGTATGGAGCTGTTAAATATTTCATTTTTATTTCTCGGATTAGTGGGGCCATTCCTTGGCACATAGTAGTCCATCGATACCGTATGTAAACCCTTTACCGCGTTGCGCTCGACCTTATTACAGGTAGGAAAAGGTCCATCACTCAGAGGAACAATGTTCATGAGGAGAGGGCCGGTTCACCTTTATTAGAAAGAACCTCTGCCTTTGATCGTATTCTGACGACCTTTATTTTCTAATTCAGAATGGTCAATTTCATACGCTTGGGCGACACCAAAAGCCTTTTTAACTTTAGCTAAAGAGCCTTTAGACGTAACAATATTAAAAGTATTGCCTTTGGTAAAATCAACCAAATCTACTTGTACGCCTTGTTTACCAAGACTTGCCACAATAGCATCAACATATTGCTGGTCTAAAGTACCCTGAACACCAATTTGGAATGCCTTAGGTGCTTTAGCTTCAGCAATAAACTCTTGATAAGTTTTCATTTTTAATCCTTATGCAAACGGGTCGTGAAGTTTATTGCCAACTTTACGGAAGACTTTAGCAGCAAATTTGTTAGTTGGGTTATCAACCATAATTTTACGCATTTGGCTTGTAGCTGCAGTACGAGCTGCTTTATAACCAGCGATATTATCTTTGATAGTTACACGTTTGCCACCAGGACCATCAACGGTTACTTTGTATATGCCTTCATCTTCACCTGGTTTGATTTCTTCAATCCAGATATAGCCACCCTGGACACGTTGGGCCTGGGCTGTTTCAGTGAGAAACTCTTGATAAGTTTTCATTTTTAATCCTTAATTAATTAGTTGTAGATAGCCTTACCATAATGTTTATACCACTGAGGCCGTTGAGCAATTTTTTCATCCAGACGTGCTTGAGAAATTTTAAGAGCGTCTGGAGTTGGAACATAATCATTGCGAAATTCAGCTGGAATGTCGCCAATATCCTGAACAGTAGTGTCCTGGATTTTAAAACCACGTTTTAAGCATTCCGCGATTAAGTCAATTTGGCGTTTACGCAAGAACTCAAGTTTGTCATAAAAGAATGTTACATGACCAGTACCTAAAATGAAAATTGAAGAGATTTTAAAATCCTTTAGCTTTTTACCATTTTGAACATGCTTACGAACAGCACCGAATACACGAGGTAGTTCACGATACTCGGCCATCAGATGTTGGTCAGCCAGTTCAGATACTAAAGTTAAGTTAATGCGTGTCATTTTTAATCTCCGTTTGTTTGGTATGAGAGTATCATAACACGGTCAAACGGAGTTGTAAACTACTTCTTAGAATAATCTGCCATTAGTGCAGCAATATCACCAAGTTTCTTACCAAACAGATATTCGACTTCATTACCTTTCTTATCTACGATCTGCCATTGGCCTGAACCTTTGTTGCCAAAGGTATAATCGCCAACTTTATAAGAGAAGCCACCTACTTTTTTAATAGGAGTAAAAGTGAATCCACCTTTCTTGGCTAAAAATTCCATCCGGCGCAGATCGTCGGCATCTTCATTCAAAGCCTGTTCAGTAATAAACTCATTATAGGTTTTCATATGCTTTCCAAGTACCAGTTTTAAAAGTTGCAATCACGCGTTTGGCGCGATTAGGGGTTTGAGATTTGTACCAGCGAGAATCAGCTAACTCGATTGCGGCTTTGTCCCACTGTTTCGCTTTTAACAGACGCATACCTTTAGGGAAACCTGCTGTACCGGCAACACCCATCTGGAACACCATGTTAATTAACGCACAACGACGAACTTCATCTAGCACATCATAAACAGGTTTTAGAGTAGCATTAGCCAAGATACCTTTACGAGCTTTTTCTACAGAAGAATTGAAAAGATTTTCTGCTTCCTGTTGAGTGATACGACCATTACAAACCCGACCCATTAATCGATCAAGCTCATCACGTGCTACATTGTATGAAGGGTTTTTGGTAATTAATTGTCCTATGCCAATAGTCCAAAAACCTTCAGTGTCTTTGTATAATTCTAATTTACAGCCTTCGTCAATACGAAGCATACCAAAAATGTCCATAGGACCTCCTATCTAATTGATAGAAGTATTTATCAACCTACAGACTTGCTTTCTTTTGGGAACAGGCGTTGCATTACATTGAACAGACTTGGTCCCATGACATAATTCCATTGAGATGGTTTAATCAATGCGAAGGCATCGATTTCGGGGAACCGTTCACCTGTTTCATGATCTTCATGATACGCTGTACATACACAATCCTTGAACTGCTCGTGGCGGACAGGAAGCGGATAAACAAACACATGCAAATCTTTATTACTTGCATATTTCTGACGTCCTAGGTCCACCAGGAGTGCTGGATTGTAGTCAATAAATCCAGTTTCTTCTCGACATTCGCGTACTGCTGCTTCAAGAGCAGTTTCACCTTCTTCTACATGTCCTTTTGGAATGTCCCAACGAGAAGGCATCCCAGAACGAAGGCTTGAATTGGTCACACGACCCATGAATAGTTCTTTATCTTCAGTGAAGAACATAATCCCCGCTGATACTTCTTTTTTAATTACGGCCATTTCGGCATCCTTTAACGAATTTATCAAATTCTTTTTGTTTAGCTTCTGTTTTCTCACGTTTTCTGATGAACGGATAATGAATCCCATAAGCTATAATACCGGTAAGAAGAGCTAAAGCACCACCAACCAGAACAGAGAAAATTGTCCATGGTAAAATACAAACTAACGAAATAAAAATGGCGGCACCTATAGGGAGGCCTTTAGCCATTAAGATTGGCCATAATAAGAAATACACCATCGGTAAATACCCAAGCCAACCTAACGAATACATTCCTACATCGACATTACGGTCTACTTTATCATACCAATATTCTTTTTCAGCTTCAGTTTTCTTTTCAGGATAAGACACATTAGGCTGATACCCCATACAAAACTCCTCAATTAAAGCTCTTTTTAAACCGGACGGACAGTGAGACCAATCCACGTTATGAATTAAAATACCTCGATGACAATCATCGAGGTTTCGCCAATTGACACAAGCTATCATTACCAGCCTTCCATAGGGAACTCAAGATAAACCTGGGCATTCACTCGGATTTCGTTTGTGATTTTCTTAACTCGGTCAGTATTACGGGAGACTCGACCGAACCACCGCCACCCATTTTTAACAGCTTTAGAACCAGTGTGCCAGGTAGCGTGGTTGAATTGAAGTAATGTACGGTCTGGAGCTTCCCATTGCTTAAGGTTACCGTCTTCGATGTGACGTAAGACTTCTGGATGCCAGTGCTTGTAAATAGTTTTGCCTTCAGGAACTTCAGAAAACGTAGCACGTCCTGTCGCAAAATGAGTAGGACACACATCAGCGTTAACGAGCCCAATAATATGTTCAGAAAGGTAACGAGGGTTATCATAATCAGGTTGACCTGCAGTTAAGAAATGCTGACCTGCCGGAATATCAGGACGTGGAACGTCATCATGGTGGTAGCCAGGGATAGCAGGGTACCAGCCAGGCATCAGCATATGGATACGAGTATCAATTACAACTTGGTCGTTATTCCAATCATCAGGAAGATTCATGATGAAGCTACGAGTGATAGGACCGCCATTATCAAAAGCGAAAGCTAAATCACAGTTGAAGAACATCGTTTCGTTCTTGATTTTGTCATTAGAAATACGACCAGCAAAACTACCTACAGCACGAGCTTGAGAATCAAAAGTTTTTGGACCATTCATAATATTTTCCTCATTAAAGGAGGACATCTTATCATGTCCTCACTCTGTTGTAAACTACACTAACTTATGACCACCGGTTACTTTCTTGATTTCACCTGCAAAGCCTAATGCAATTTCACGTTCTCTGTTCTTAGCATTCTGCAGATTTTCTTTAGCATATTTACGAGTGTTCCACCACTTTTTGATAAAACCGTTTGTAGCTATTTCACCTGTACGGGTGTTCATGCGGTTTGTTCGTACAAGATGGACATAGCGTGAATATCGGGTCCAAAAATATATTTGTTGGGCAAAAGCTGTAATCCAAGTAAAGAACCAGACTTGCATGCTTCCCTGGAACCAAGGACCAAAAATAGAAAGTCCCCAATATGTAAATGCAGCCATGATGCCAGAACATGCAAAACTAATTAAGATAATAGCAAAGAACTTTTCTGTTTTCCAAGTCCAATCAGAGTTTTCTCGCCATAAGTATAGTTGTTTGATAATCATTTTCAGTCCTTCTTAAATGGCAGGATCATGTGCTGGTTTTTCTTGAAGCGTTCGATGTAATCATTCACACCAAGCGTTTTATACATATGGACTACTTTATGGTAGTTTTCCCAAGCGTATTCACGGAACCAACCACTCGTAATTGACGTACAGACCTTCTCTAAGGCCATCATGAAGCTGTGCTCAGCAGATACATTCTGGAAGTTATTAGGAACCTGAGAACGTTCCAGGGCTAACACACAAGTCTCTTCGTAGACACCTGCCAGTTTAATGGCTTCAGGCAGCGCTTCGAACTTTTCACGACTGGTCATTACTTCAGAACCGTCTTTCATATAGAAAGTATATGCAGGACGATCTGCCAGAGCTACGGCACGGTGGATGCTATCATGGTCCAGAGTATAGATGGTATCGTTAAAGAACGTATTTTTGCTTACATCCAGTTTAGGATGATTATAGCTCAACGTTTCTTTCTGGCGAAGAAGCATGATTTCTTCTAGCTTAGCATCGAGTTTGGTGCCTTTGTTACGAAGGAAGCGAATGTGCTGCATTGTTTTACGGAAGAACGGATTGTTCTTCTTGAAACGATGGCTCATCTTAATCGCCAGACACATTTCTGGAGTAGCCCAATAAAGCTGAGAAATATTATCTTTTTTCAAAAATGTTTGAGCATATTCAGCTAGCATAATATTAGAGCCGGATTTATCTGTCCAGTCGAAAAGATATGCTTCAAAATATGTTTCGCGGCCATTATGATGACATTTAAAAGCACGAACGTTAGGAGTATTAACTTCTACTTCAGCGCCCATCATACGACATTTGAAATCTTGCCACGCATTAGTTGAGGCAATAAAGTCCCAGTCAGAATTTTTGATATCGTCATAGCCAATCAAACCATGGTGTTCAAGAGCACGAGAACCGATAACTAATAACATAATATTTTCCTCTTAAGGTTATCCCAGTAGGGTCACTATAACATGACCCTATATGTTTGTAAACTGCTAGATTTCGTAACAATAAGTATTGTAGGTTTCGATGTAGTCTTCAAGTGAAGAACATACTAATGGGTCCGTAGTACCGCAGACATCTTCATTGTAAGGGTCGATGCCACAATGAGCATCTTCGAAACGAACCCCGTAGTCTGATTTTTTGTAGCTGATGCCGAAGATTTGTTTAAACTTCTTACGAGAGATTTTGTAGCACTCTCCGTCGCCATTAGGATGATACATCATAACATTTACCTCAACACTGATAAGATGATGATTGCCAACCGTTGATAATCATGGAGTTACCATCAACTTGAATAGCTTCACCAAGGTCTAACCCAGAACGATCATCAAAATAAATATGGACCATTTCGCGCTCGTCGGAGGCAACTTGGAACAGGTTTTCAAGAGCAGCTTTAGCCGTACGTACTGCACAATCTAATTCACGAGACATTTTGATTCCTTCTGCATTGTTTGATAAACTTATCGAGTTCGATAGATTTAAGAGTTTTGTCTGTTATGGTATTTACATATCGCCAAGTGTCTGCTGTAGGGTCCCAGACCATATCAGGGAAGTCCCAAGGTGATTCGCGGAAGTCATTATATTCATTCACTATTCGAGTCAATTCAGGCGTAGCGTAGATTGTCCCTGGAAAATAGGCTAGAGATACATGGACATAACTTCCATCTTCAAAGTCTATCTCAAGATAACAATTGACTATTCTTAGTTTGTAAAATTCCATAACACCTCCTAAACAAGTACGGGTATCTTATCACTAAGACACCCGTTTGTAAACTGCTTAGCACCGGCTCATAGAAGAACTATACCAGAAGCCTTGGTCATGTGGTAGATAATGGTCTTCACGGACCCATCTGTAGTCTTCCCATTCATCAGAAGATGCAGGAATGTATTGTTCGTTGCCGGCCCAGAAGTGCTCACCTGTGGCTTCAGCAATTTCTTCGCCTTTAGAAATCAGGGCAGAAATACCTTTAGCGATATCGTCAACGGTGTTTACGTCAAATTCAAATTTCATTTTTATTTCCTTAGCAAGAAGAAGGTTGCCAGATAGAGCCATCGGCTTCAACGTTAAATTCACGACCAACTTCTTCACCGTAGCAAGAAGAGTTGTTCCAGTCGTTAAAGCGCATGCTACCATCAGAGGTATCAAATTCGAAACCGAAACAATCAGCTTCAGCCAGTTCGCTTACTTTGTTGAACAGGATAGCCAGTTCTTTAGCAGCTTGTTCGAGTTCAATGTTACCAGATACAGACATAATGTTTCCTTAGCATTCCATAGAAGATGATACCCAACCACCTGATTCGAGGCTGGTGTAATATGAGTGTTGGTTGACGGTGGCCCAATTCGGATTGCCTTGTTCGGTATAATGCTCAAGTTCCTTTTTCAAGAATCCAGGAGAATAATACGTCCCACCCATACCATAAGCAGGGGCAATTTCAAAACTCAGGTCGTATTTGTCAGCGACTTTCTTTGCTTGATTAATAGCTTCAGAAATGGCCGCTTCAGCAGCAGCCATAGCAAGTTCAGGTTTATGTTTAGACATTAGCACATCTCACTCGAAGAAATCCAGACACCTTCTGTAAGATTACCGTTTTCGTCTAGCTCATAGTCCATAGTACGACAAGCATATTCAATATAGTTATCTTCAGCATTAGTGCCTTTAGGATAATAGGTTTCACCATTACCATAATCGCCGCGGCTCATAGAAATACCGTATTGGTCCATCAGTTGTTCTGCACGTGCTTCATCTACCGGCTCTAGAAGAGCTTCAATTGCTTTACGAGCTGAAGTTGCATCGGTTACCAGAGGGATACGAGTTTCAATAATTTCCATTGCTTCGGTTTTCTTTTTAGGGTTCATTTTCTTCTCACATTTTTAATAAAAAGTTCAGTTGATTTACGCTCATTTATTAAATCACGAGCATCTTTTTCTGCGTTATATTCTTTATTATATTTCTTCCATGGAAGATATTCTTTAAAGAAGTAAATAACACGTTCGCTTTGATAGGTCCAATACCAAGTTAATGGGAACCCACAAATCAAGTATTTTGTTACTTCTATAACCCAAGGGGCTACTTTATCTTTCATACCTTTATCAAAAATAATCATATCGACAAAACAAGCAGAAAGTGCTAATACAGCAGAAATAAAAGCCGCTATTAAAAATGAACCAAACCAATCTAAGTTACGACGAAATGTAGGCTGCATTCTATAGTACATCATAGGCTCCTTTTCTAGCTTTAATATTAGCACGGCATTGGTCTACAAAATCCAAGACAATAACAGAACGATCTTGATTACGTCCTTTAGTCTTATGGAAATATTCGTCGATTTTAGGGAACCAATATTCCTTCAAGGATTTAATCTTATCACTGGTATAAGAAAGCCTACCAATGGTTGTATCACCTGTAGTAATGATAACGCCAAACTTGGTTTTGTTGAATTCAAGGGCAATATAGTATGTGTTATCACTACGATTATTAAAAGCAGAAACAGACCTTTTAAGAGACTGCCAATTACGCTCGTCATTGTTAAAGGCAAAAATTGAATATTCTAACGAGTAGATATCAATAATTTTAAGTTGCCCATGCCCATCTACTTCTTTAAAGAACTTAATGATGTTGTTCATATCATTAAGAACAAATGCTGGGGCGAGACCTGCTTTAAAATCAGTAGAACCAATAGAAGACCTTGACGGAGCCCAGTCGCTATTAGTTATTTTTGGACTAGGGTACTTTGCAGCAATTTTAATAATATCCATTGGTAAACGAGTATTAACAGCAAAACTCTTAATCATATCTCGTTGATTGGGTTTTAAATGACGAGTTACAGCAATCAATTCATCTGTGTAATCGGCACTATTGGCACCTGATTTAGGCGAAATATCAGGCCCACAACCTTCATAAAAACTCATAATATTTTCCTCAAGATGGTTAATCTTAATTATCCCGGTAAGAGGGCCGAAGCCCTCTTCATATTATTTCAGACTTGCCAGATATTCTTCAACATCGGCTTCAGTCGTTACAGTGCCAGGTTCAGCAGTGTGGAAGGTATCAACTTTCATCAGAGTATCGTCGACGGCAACTTTAGCCAGTGCAGCGATTTCAGTTACATCTTCAGCAGTTGCAACACCAAGAGCAGCAGCGCTACGAGTTTCACGGATGAATTCGAGCTTAACAGCCAGGTCCTGACGAGCATCATCCAGCTCAACTACCTTCTGTTCGATTTCTTGACGCATACCTACATATTCGTCGGCTTTCTTAAGCAGAGCTTCAGCAGTACGACGATACAGAAGACCAAGCTTAGCATGGGTGCCTACAGGCTGACCATTTGCCAGGAGACGCTTGATTTCTTTTTCTTTGCTTTCAGCCAAAGTAGTTTTATCTGCAGCCAGAGCACGGATGCGTTTTTCTTCGTTGATAGATTTCACATGGCTGGTACGCAGCATAGTGATTTTATCGATCAGAAGGTTAGCCGCTTCAGTGTACTGGTCTTCGACAGTAGTGTTACGAGCAACGAAAGAACCCAGTTTAGCACGGATGAATTCAACCAGTTTTTTCAGAATAGCCATTGTATTTTCCTTTCATGTGATTAAGAATTAAATTATATCCCGGTAGTGTAGGAGCATACTAACACAACTCCTACACGTTGTAAACTACTTATAAGTTTCGATAATTTCTTCCATAAAATCAAGTACAATATTATCAATCACAGAGTGTTCGTCTTCGCCATGAGTTTGCATAGCAGACAGAATAATATTTTCCATTGCACGTAAAGCTGACAGACGTTCTTCACCTGACGGGAAGTTAGGTGTCTGGCCAAACAGGCGACTAAAAGAACTGAAATATGCTTGTGCAGCAGCTTTAGCTTTATCAGGATAGTGCATTATGTTTTTCTCTCATTTGTCTGTAGGAGCATCATAACACGTCCTACAGACTTTGTAAACACTCTATTTGTACCATTCTTCTTTCATAGCTTTAAGGGCTTCAATATCTGTTTCTCTATCATAACGATATTCTTTCATGCGACGTAAGCCCATGATGTCGCTACCGAAATTAGAAGAAATCTCTTCAAGCACATGGTCGAACGAATGATATAGCCGCCCAGATGGTTTGTTGTTAGCCCTGAATTTAACAAATTTGTAAAATCCAGTATCAGGGTCTTTATAGAAGCAAAACGTGCAGAAACGTAAAGCTTCAAGGCTTACAGCCCTAATAAGAAAATCCTGTTCCGAGAAAGCAATACCTTTAGAAGGCTTGGCAAAGAACAGTAAAGAACCAGCACCAAAATAAATCATGTTTTACTCGCTTAGTTTTTCTGACGGCAGATTCGACGGGCTTCTTCTTCGGCCAGGTCAATGATACTACGCAGAACAGGAGTTTTCTGATAAAGAGAATCGACACGGAGAACTACATACTTAGTGTCCCCATCATCATGCCAACCCCAAGACTTTTCACCGTGAGAACCTTTGATTACGGCCGATACTTCTACCGAACAACCATTATTGCCAATCTTAGTTTCGACGGTCCAGATTCCACGGGCGATCGCGGCTGACTTCTGACGAGCTTCTTCTGCGGCGATGGCGGCCCAATCCGTTTTCTTGAACTTTGTCATGAACGTATCCTGGAATTCCAGAGCAGCTTTTTGCTGTTCAGGGGTCAAAGATTCAAAAATCTTTTGCATTTCAGGGGTTAATTCAACTTCCTCGCTGTTTTCCATGGACAAAGGCTCGGACAGTTCCATGAGCTCATCTACAGTCAGACATTCAGTGTCATCAGTGATAGCAAAACGTTTTTGATACCACGGATAATCTAAGCAGTTATGAGACTGGGCTGTCAGCGGACTGATACGAATCAGTTGCTGACCGTTATGCAGAACAAAGCTTTCACCTACTACCACATCTTTAAAAAGTTTCATATTAGTATCCTTTACCAAAGAAATAATCGGTCAGAGCCATTTCAACTGATTCATCGAGAAATACAAGTTCATCATCAGCATCAAGCATATCTGGTGTATCTTCAAGAGCAGCTTCACCGTCACGAAGACCTTGAAGTGCTGCAGCCCAGGCAGCTTCATAATCACCGTCGGCCTGACGAGCAATCAGATTTGCATGAGTCATAATCCAAGAGGCTTGCCAGTGCATAGTTTTGTCATCGAAGATTTTGAACGATGGACATTCAAACATCTCAGCAGGATATTCCGTCGAAATCAGATTACGTCTCATTTTGTATCTCCAGTTTGTTTGTGTAGGAGTATAGTAACATGGTCTTTTGTGGATGTAAACACCTAGATGCCAAAAAGCCCTAGAAAATTTTCTAGGGCTTAAGATTAGATAGTGTAAGACAATCCGGTTTGTTTACTCAGTTCGGCCAAGTGGAAACGTAACTTGGTCATCAGAACTTTGATTTCACCGACATGTTTGTAATCACTATTAGTTGCTTTTCTGCCTTGAGATTTGTAAAAATCTTCCAGGTTATCAAGATAAGTTTCCATAGCTTTGTACAGAGTAGCATTATCACGAAGCATAGGAATTACAGCATCGATTGCTGTACGCAGCTCACTGGAACCAATAACGGTACCATATTTACCATTACTGAAAACCTTCATTCCAGGAACTTCTTTAGCAGGAGCTTTCTCTGGAGCCGGAGTAGCAGTTTTAGTAACTTTAGGTGTAGCAACAGGAATTGCTTCTTTAGTCTTAGGTGCTTTAGGAGCTTTATCAACTGCAGCACCAGTCAGAGATTTGAAAGCATTCTGGACTTTGTAATAATCTTTTGGATTGCTAGTACCGATGCCATAAAGTTTCTGTACTGAGGCTGCATACTTCATGAAATCTTTACGGTCCGCATGAGGCAGAATATCCATTGCGGACTGCCACTTGAGTTTAGTCATGCGCTCGCCGGCTTCAGTTACCAGTTCTTCGCTTTCGAGCAAAAATTCATTGAAATTTAACATCTTTGTTCCTTAGAATATGAATAGGTTGTTTACTATATTTATCATATTCGCTGGACGCACCGTCCACTCAGGTAAACCACGAATACCAAGCGCACCGCTTGCTCAGATACCCCGAAAGGGTCCCTCGGCAAAGAAGGACCCTTTCAAGTTCGGCTCTGATGACTTAGATGCACCCAGAGGTCATTCGCCAGCCTTACGTCTTTGAGTGCAATTCTAGGACGTCATTCTTTTAAGTTGATTTGTCATAGGGCTCGAACCTACACGCTTAGGTCTGTTGCACCGGCTTCCGCCTTACTCACCTGGGTACCAACCAGGGTTTCAAACAAGCTATTCCAGTCGTGTCTACCAAATTTCACCACACAAATCATAAATTGTACGGAACGCCGGGGCATGCACCCGGTTATAAAGCAGTTGACGCTACTCTATATTTTTAAGAGGCGAGCATCTCGACCATATCCGAACGTTTCGTCAAAAACGCTACTCGGCTTACGGCAAAGATGGGTCCTCGAACCGTTTATTTGGAGGCGGGTGATGGACTCGAACCATCGCATATCGGGATATGAACCCGACCTTCTACCAACTGAATGTAACCCGCATTTGTCCGGGTCCAGAGAGTACAAACAAGTAGCTTGATGTAGAACACGCTAAAGATATAATCTTCCGAATATAGAGCTTATCCCGTGGGAACAAACCGCTTCGTCCTCGGCATTATCTTACAGGACTCAAACTCATCTCTCTGGACTGCCTCGTATTGTTGCGCCCATCTTGCTGTGGCATTAGACCATGAAGCATCACCGAAATCGCCTGATTACGTTAATGTCTGGGTGCTATCCAGGGAACAGAGCTTGGACGGCTTTCCATATCGTCATATGGATTTCTATTGGGGTGACCTATGGGACTTGAACCCATGACTACAAGAATCACAATCTTGAATTCTACCAACTGAATTAAGGCCACATCAATGTCCACTCGTAAATGAACATTAATTTGGCTAGGGTATCAGGACTCGAACCTGAGCATCGTGGAATCAAAATCCACTGCCTTACCAACTTGGCTATACCCTATTTAATTGGCTGACCTACAGAGACTCGAACTCTGATAAACGGATTAACAGTCCGCCGTAATAACCGATTATACGATAGGTCATCAAATTGGTGGGTCTGGATGGACTCGAACCATCGACACCCGCATTAAAAGTGCGGTGCTCTACCAACTAAGCTACAAACCCATATTACTGTTCTTTAGTCGAGCCGACTTGTCCGTATTCTTTCAACGGTGAGCTGATAGCTGTAACAGTAATATTCTAAATTTGGTGGGGAGTGATGGAGTCGAACCACCCGAGTCGCAATGACAACAGATTTACAGTCTGCACCGCTGCCTCTACGGAATTAACTCCCCGTGATACTTTTATTTATTCAGTATATCTCTTGAACTGTAAAGCAAAATCTTCATCAACCTTAGTCAAGAAGTGTCCTGCCTTAAATCGTTTAGAGCTACCTTCAACTTCTACACCGTAACCGTTCTTACCAAGGACTCGACCGACTCGCATTTCACCAGGGTCACCCATTGAATTACAACGAACACCATATAGAACAAAATCATTTTCGAATACCGGAGTTTGTTTCCGATCTTTAATTAATTCTATCATATTCACCTTAAAGCATATTACATATCGACTTGACAGAAACCTTCAAATTTGAAATATTCATCAAAATGAAGAGCAGGTTCGCGCTGGCAATTTTCTTCGACCAGAATTAGATTCTTACGAATAAGAGGGTCTAAGAATGCAGTATTCAAACAACTGTCATTCCAATAAGATAGAACTCGTGTTGATTCGGTGTCAACCAGATAGAATACATTCATTTCTGGATGTTTGCACATATTAATCATAATCTATTCACCTTTAAGCATGTTACGTTTTAAGTTTTCACGAACTCGATAAAGATTTGAACAGAATTCCTGTTCAGTCAGGACAGTTTCGTTCTTTTTGGACTTACCCATTGAATGGGTTAATGTAGAGTTCTTCGTAGCCAGGAGTGCTCTCTTGAACCCTTCATTACGACCTAATTGATTATATGCTCGTTCGATAAGAAGCGTATAAGCGTCACTCTGGCGTTGCATAGGCACGCCTTTCCAATACAGAGTTTGTGTACGCCACCAATTCTTTTTCTTACCTTTAAACTTAGCCGCTTTACCAACTAGAGTACAAACATGTTCTTGCATCTCAACTGAACTAAATTTCAGTGATTGCAAAAATCCTTCCATCGAAGCACATTCTACACCATCAATTGTAAAAGCATGAGGTGCAAAGTTACTTAATGCAGATGAAGGATAACCTGAACCTGAACCAATATCCATTAGCAATGTCCATGAGCAATACGTGAAGGTTTCTTATTGAAATAATATTCATAAGACCCATCAAGACGACCTTTCTTGGTACGACAATATTTGTCCCACTGTTTATAGTATCGCCATTCATCATTATAACAAGGGCGACGGTCTGCTATAAGAATTTCAAGTGGCCAGCCTGGAGCATAAGACCTTAAGTCATTTATTTTAGAAATATACTTTTGCTTTAATTTACTTTTCATTATTCGCCCCACTGCTTAATCATTGCAATATCATCAATATCTGTTACGATGTTTTCAATTTCATCGATAAAATTAGACAGATAAGGAACAACATTAGGAGTATAAAGCCAATTAGCACATTGAATACACTGATTGCCTACTTTATCCTGAAAGATTACAGCTTCGGAATGGCTTCCACCTTTCCATTGTATTAAGGCAAATCCTAATGGATATTTCTGATGCATTATATTTTCCTCAATTGCCTGTGTTAATTTAAAACGATTTCCCTGCTCTATCACGATACGTTTAAGAGGCTTATTGTGAAATCGAGTCTGGTGTCCCCTGATGGATTCGAACCATCGACCCACAGCTTAGAAGGCTGTTGCTCTATCCAGCTGAGCTAAGAGGACGAAATGGTGGCCCCACCCGGATTTGAACCGGAAACCTACCAGTTATGAGCCGGGCGCTCTAACCAATTGAGCTATAGGGCCTGAATAATTTGGTGCACCGAGTGGGACTTGAACCCACAATCCATAAGGCGTATCATTTTAAGTGATATGTGTATACCAATTCCACCATCGGTGCGTTTCTATTTCGAAAGCTCTCACTGGATATAACCCACGTGATTATATCTCTTATGTTTGTCTCGACTTCACAGATCGCGTATTCCATTTGTCGTCTAGAGAACTTTCTGAATAGAGACCTCAAATTTAATAGAGGGTATAGGATTAGCTCGTGGCTATCCTTGAGGCCAAATTGGAGTCATAACTCCAGGTAGTAATAATACCACTTTATTTTAAAAGCATATTAATATATGTGTGTTGAATACGTTTAAGCTTCAGCTTATTTTCAAAGATATCATATTCACGAACTTGTTTACCATCTTCAGAAACAAAGAAGGAAAGGTTCACACTGTTGAATTCCCAACTGATATCTTTAAGGCGAACATCAGTAGAACTACGACCGATATCAACACGTTCTACTTCATACAAGTGCTCAGCACCATTTTGTTCAATATAACGTTTTGAAGCTTCTTGGTCAGGCAGATAACCATTTTCTGGCTTAGTAATTTGAGCAAACAATTTCATTAGCAGTTACCTTCTGCGACAATAACATGAGTTTTAGCATTAACAATCTGCCACCATTGGAAGCGACCGCTGCCATAACGAGCCTTGTCTTCGTTGGCCGCAATAATATCACGCAGTTCATCTTCAGTCGCCGCTTTTGCTATAAGGTCTTCATATCCACCACGTGGATAGTAGTTCTCACCCGCAAACAACAGGAAGTTAGGCACAATAGCCTTAAACTCTTCCAGAGTGATTACAGTTCCACCTGGCTGCATAATTTCAACATAACTATAAGGGCAATTCTGAGCTACGTCTACAGCCTGCAGAAGTGTATCGTACGCAAAGCCTATTTGATTATCTTTATCCTTAGAAGGATTTGCCGAATAGTCACCAAATACTTTATACATGTGCCACCTCTACGGTCATAGTACGTTTGCAGACAACATAGTCTTCACGGTTTAGCCCTTCAAAGTCAAGTTCTTTCAAAGCATCTTCAACAGCGCCAAAACCTAATGCTTCAGTCAGACCAGTTAGATACCAGCCACCATATTCAAAATCGCTATTATACGCACAGAAAGAACCAAATTCTTTGTGCTTAATAACATAATCAAAGCATTCCATATTTTTCCTCACAGGTCGTCACAAGAACCACTATAAATGGTGGTGAAAGATGAATCCATTACTTCATAACGGTCATAACATCCAGAAGTACCATTTTCTCTGGCATACTCTAAAGCTTGTTCTGGTGAGCTAAAGGTATCGATAAGGTCTCGAGACCCACCAGGATAATAACGAGACCACATAAACAGTGCGTACATATTTCCTCACTTAGCGATATTGTGCATCAGGAATGCAATACCACCAACAACTGCGGTTACTGCCAGAGAAACCATGTTCTCGGTGGTAGTCAGCAGACCAGTCAAGAATCCGGCAAACATACTGAAAGAGAAAGCGGTTACTGCTACTAAGGCGGCTACATTACGGATTGCTTCTGCACGTTTCATTTTATTCTCCAATCACTCATTTGTTTTGATAGGGCTATAGTATCATCACTAGAGCCCGTTGTAAACATTTATTTTAGATAAATTGCGTATTTTTTATAACCAGCCGTCTCGTGGCGCAGCCCTTTTTCATTAGCAAAGCGTTCAATATTATTAATTTGGTTCTGGTCGAGTTCTGAAATATCAAATACAAAAAAGTTTCGCTTATTGCCTAAAGTTACATGATTAGTCAAATCAATACTATAGAGATAATTTATATTATCAATCATAGTCTTAACAGATTTGCTAATTTTTACGTCTTCATTAAGAATAGATTCAGCGATAAATTCCTGATAAGTTTTCATTTTTGTTTCCTTAAGTTGGTATGAGAGTATAGTAACACGGGTATTTATGGATGTAAACACTTAAATGCAAAAAAGGAACCCGAAGGTTCCTCATTTAAGGTCATCGGCCCAATCTAGTTTTAATGGTTCTTTATATTCACGGTCAAGAACGACCGGAATCTGAACATCACCCTTATAGCTCACAGGACCAACGTTATAACTCAACGTGATATGCGGGGTGTAGTCAGGAAAATCATGTGTTGCGCCTAATGTACGTGCATACTGATGCCTGCAACGTAGGTACTCAGAATCAAGAACCAGTACTAAAACCGGTGTTTCACCGTGATTCCACACTTCAAGATGGCCTGAAGTAGCAACTTCAAAACTTCCACTTGAAACGGTATAAGGAATATTTACACGAGAGTAACAAATAGTAGAATGGAGTTTTTCACGAGGAACCGGATTAGGAACACGTAAAGAGCGTTGGAGTTCTTCCAACGCATCTAAAGTTAATTCTGAGAATTTAGCAGCAACATAAAGTCCTGTGCTAAAATCTTTGAAGTTCATTACTCGACTTCTACTTCCAGTTCGCCCTGAGCAGGAACCAGAGCTTTAACAGCATCGAAGATTGATTGAAGCTGAATTTCTTCACCTTCAATACCAACAAGTTTAGCAATAGCGCCCAGAGCGTCAATCAGCTGCTTGGATTGGGCTTGGATTGCTTCAGCCTGGTCTTGATAATCAAACAGACGTGCTTTCAGAAGGACTACTTGGTTCTGGAGTTCTTGTTCTTTAGTTAATTCTGACATTTAAAACCTCGTTAAATTTTTTGAATAGTTCATCAGTTGTGCCATCATTTTCAATAACAATGTCACGGTCAATAATAGGGAGACCGGCTTCAGTAATATGCTGGTCAGATGAATCGGCTGTATCAGGACGAACCACATGAATAATTGTGGCACCCATCGCCCGGAGAGCTTCGATTTCGTGTGTTTGTCTTACATCAGGAACAACGAAATAATCGAAATCTGAATAAAATTTATCATAATACTTTTCAGCAAATAATTTCATCCAGAACATGCGGTCAATACCATCTACGACAATGTCAGTTCCAAGGGTCTGCATGAAACGTCGAATAGTCCATGGTACATTGTTATTTATTGTAAGATTTTCAATCAAGCTACCAATCGTATTACCGCCATCAAATTTAAAATAATCCAGACGATGACGTCTTGAAAGCCAATCAAGAGATTCTTGGAAAAGGTCTCTAGCTTCGTAATTGTTCATTACAAATGGACGTTCACGGTCCCACTCGCCAATACCTTCCCAGTCTTCCCATTGAAGTTTTGGGTGAGCACTTTCATGATTGAACCGACGTTTCCAAGCCTGAGACAAAGTCTCTTTAATAGGCTCTGCAAGTTGATATTTGAACCCATTACATTCATTTACTACATATTCGGCCAGCGTATCTTTACCAGACCGCTTTTTGCCGACAATAGCAATTAATTTCATTTTCACCTCATAGAAGGATGCATAGCCATTTTACGTCCTTCGAGTCTGCCTTGTCCGGCATCATCAATTTGTGGACGACCTAGTACTATATTACCATCTATTTCTACTGCAAAACTCTTGAAGTTAAATGTGGCCATGCAAGGCACAGCAGGGTCAGAATCTTCACGATAGTTGAACTCAATTTCAGAAAGGTCTGAAGGCCAAGCACCGTAATAATGAATAGACATCACAATATTCTGTTTTGAGTTATCAAGGATATGAACAGTCACAGCAGAAGGCTGTCCAGAAGCGTGCCAGGCTTCGCTCTCGTGTGTCATATAGTTGTTTAATGATAACATCCATTTATAGATTTCGAGCCAACCTGAGAGCTCCCTGTCCACCAGGAAGTTGACCATAAGAGGGTCGAATTCTATAGTGCTTCCCGGAAGTTTAGCTCGAGAAATACCTTGTGTTCCACCTGGTAAATCGCCTACTGGGATATGAATCCCAGGCAAAGTTGCTGCTTGACAGTTCAACTTAAATGATTCAGTGAGGCCATTATCAGAGACCTCAAGGATAAAGTTAGTTACGTTAGTCTGGTTAAACAGACCGCCATTTTGACCACTCATATTCACACCTTATACGCTTAATTCCCGGACAGTGTATAATGGTCTTAGGTCTGTTCCATTCAATAACTGGCCGGGATAATAGATTATTATTTACTGTTAGCCCATACTTTCTGAGCAGAGAAACGCTTACCTTTAGACATGAATTGTTGTAATGGCATCATGACAACATTAGCCCAATCAGCTGGTTTTATTTCTACTAAAGGACCTTTAATATTTCCAGGGATATAAGCTTTAATCATCTGGTCAGCACCTTGGAATCCTTTCACTTTAGTCCAATCAATTTTCAGTTTAGTAGAATTCGTGATAGTAGGCGTGCTCGCATATTGCTTCAGCAATTCTTCTAAAAACTGTTGTCTAGCTTTAGGCGGAATGTAGTGTAAGTTCAAACCGTACATTAAATTATGCTTACCTAATCCAAGATATATCACAAGTGGATATTTGTCCCAGTACGGTAATGTATCTTTATGTTTAGCATCGTAGATATAAGCATAAATCTTACCAGGTTGTGGCTTGGAAACCTGATGCCCTCTGATACCTTTCTTTAATGTCTCTGTAAACCAACGAGCCGATTTGTTGTTTACAGCAGCACCTTCGTTAGCAATTTTATCTCTTATGCTTTTACGAAAGCTATTAATCATTATAAGCTGTCGTTCGGCTTTGGTCAATTTATTGCCAGGTTTCTTTTCAAGCTTTTGGACTTGGTGCGCCAGCTTGATACGCGAAGCGTATCGTGACATTGCTTTAGTGAACGTAGCATAATTCAGTCCACGTTCGTCAGCGAAGGCTTTACCTGATTGACCTTTAGCCTTTGCGTTATACCAATCAACACCGATTGCTACCCACTGCTGTTCATTTTTAGTAGGTTTAGCTGTTCGTTCTGTTGATTCATTGATGAAAGAAATAATGCTCATCCTTTCCATCCTAATTTCTTGAGTGAATTCTCTGTAATCAATCTAAAATTGATACCCATCTTATTTGCTGTAGCCTGAGCTGCGGTCCACTTATCTTTATTCACACACCATGTGTAGTATTCATTCATGAATCGCTTTTTAGAAGCTGCAGTCATATTAGCAGGTTGTTTTGGTGGTTGGGTTTCTTTAGAAGGTTTTACTTCAAAGAAGAATTGTTTGCCATCATCAAACTTAGCCCAGAAATCCATAAAGTAACGACGTTTTTTGCCGTCAGCATTGCTAAAATAAGGGATAACAACTTCTTCACTGTTCCATTGTACAACATTTGGATGGTTGTCAAGCCATCTCATGAAGTATTGCTCCCATGACGACCGATAGGTTATTTTCTTCCAATCGCCTTTATATTTCTGTTTGTTAGTTGGAATAAATTTTCCCGAGTAGGCCATAGGGACCTCCATATAAATATTGATATACTTATTTATAAATGGAGGCTTTATGCTGTTTTCATTTTTCGATCCTATAAATTATGAAGCCAAAACTATTAAGAAAAATGCGGCCTCATTAACTAATTCGGATGTTCAATCTGCTCCTATGGCAGACATCTTCCGCGACTATATGTCATATTTCAAAAAAGTTGCAGCTAACTATAAACTCAAGACTTATTATATTAGTGGTGCTCCTAGACCAGAAGAACTTGCATATCAAATTTATGGCAACACTCAGTTATACTGGGTTCTTTTGATGTGTAATACCACTTACGACCCATTCTGGGGTTGGATTACAGGTCAAGAGGCTGCATATCAAGCATCTATTCAAAGGTACAAAGACGTAGGTGGAAATAAAGTTCTTTATCATGTAAACGAAAATGGTGAGAAGTTCTGGAACTTAGTTAGTTATCCTGATGCGCCACAGACTTGGTATGATAAAGGCGATAGAAATAGAATGTACCCACAATACCAAGGGCCTCTTGCAGCCGTAGATACTTATGAAGATGCTATTCTTAAAAATGAAGCTAAGCGTGAAATAAAGATTATTGACCCTTACGATATCGAATCTTTTATTTCTAATCTTATCCGCGAAATGGAAAAAGCCGTATGATTAATATCAGTGATTCAGTTTCATGGTTCGTCGGTGTTGTTGAAGACCGAATGGACCCTTTAGAACAAGGTCGTGTACGCGTGCGTGTGTGGGGTCTTCACCCTTATGAGAAAACTCAAGGTCCTGTAAAAGGGATTAAAACTGAAGACCTTCCATGGATGTCTGTACTCCAGCCAACATCATCAGCATCTGTTTCCGGTGTTCAGCAGGCTATTACTGGAATGGTTCCGGGTACTCATGTGTATGGTCATTTCTTAGACAAGTGGAAGCTTAATGGGCTTGTATTAGGAACGTATTCTTCTAATTCAATGGTCAAGGCTAATCCTAATGAAGGTTTTGCTGACCCAACAGGACAATATCCGCTTTATCTTGGTAATGATACGAACCCATTAAACCGGGGTGGTATTCCTGGCGATGATTCTACGGTTAATATTATTCAGGATGCTAACCTTGATGTTGGTATTAACCCAGATGGAAAACCTTTATCTGAAATACCAGAAGATAACAATCCTAATTATACTATTCAAGCGATGGTTCAACATGATGAAGGTCTTCGTTTAAAAGTTTACCGTGATTTAAACGGGCGCGGGTGGACAGTAGGGTTCGGTCACTATATTAGTGATAACCCAAATTTAACTAACGACCAAATAAATTCCGAATTATCTAAACAGGTTGGGAGAGAAGTAACTGGAAATCCAGGCTCCATTTCAATGGATGAAGCTTCAAAATTATTTAAAGAAGATTTAGAAAAAGTTCAAAGAGACATGAGAAATAATGCAGCTGTTTCTCCGGTCTATATGAAAGTGAACAGATCTCGTCAAATGGCTTTAGAGAATATGGCATTCCAATTAGGTATAGGTGGATTAGCTAAATTTACAAATATGCTTGAGGCCATGTTTATCGGTGATTGGACCACTGCATATAAAGAAGCCAGAAACTCCCTTTGGTTTAATCAGACTAAAGGTCGAGCTTCTCGTGTATCTATGATTATTCTTACAGGCAATATGGAATCATATGGTATTCCAGTTAACCCTAATCAGAATCCAAATGGAAGGATGGTTAGTTTTGCAACATTAGCCGCTGAGCCAGTGGCAAGTGACCCAGCTGATCCGTGGGTCCCGGAAGATACTAGAATATTGTTTAAAGAACCTCCTTCAAGCTATAAAGGGCAATATCCTTATGTTCAGACTATGGCTACTGAAGGCGGGCATATTCAAGAATTTGACAATACGCCCGGTCAAGAACGTTATCGTTTAATTCATCCTACCGGAAGTTATGATGAAACCGCTCCTGATGGTCGTCGTACCATTAAATCAGTAGCCGATGCTTATTATATGACTCAAGCCGATTGTTCTACGATGATTGGTGGTGATAATAAAGTCAACGTTGGTGGGAATGAAGTCAAATATAATATGGCCGATGTTAGGCGTCAAACTGATGGTAATGAAACTATTTTCATCCGCGGTAATGACACTAAAACAGTAGAAGGCGATGGGACTCTTCACGTTAAAGGCAATATTAAAATTATTGTTGAAGGCGATGCTGATATTGAAGTCCAAGGTAATGCGAAATCTCATGTTGTTGGAAACCATGAGTACACCGTCGATGGTAACCTAACTTGGAAGATTGCCGGGACTGTAAATATTGATGTTGGTGGTTCTTGGACTGAGAAATTTGCTTCTATGAACTCTGTCGCATCAGGTCAATACACTATTGATGGTAGCAGGATTGATATTGGCTAATGGCTGAAATACTTCCTATGAGCACAGACCTTTCCGAAGATATGGAAGGGTCTTCTATCGACGTCACGTTCACTGCTCAATTTCTAGAAGGCGAGACGTTAGAGTCAATAAATATAATAGATTATGAAGCCACACCAGGCATTAATGTTGAAGGCAATCGATTATTTGGTACTTATAGAGATGTTTTTGCACTTGGTGGTGATGCTTTAAAATATAGAACAATTCAAGGTCAACTTCTTTCTGCTGATTCTTGGGACTCACTTCCTGGTTCACTAGATGCTCAACTTTATTACTTTAAAGCCCCTAAGGCGCTCACTAAGACATTTAATTATGTTGTAGAGTTAATCTATTGGTACCAAGCTCCGAGTACAGGAGGGAGCGCCCCTGACGACCCTGTCGTTACTCCTCCAGCAGAGAAACGAACTATCAGAAAAACTTATTTCAAAACTATCGTAGGTAATTGGTCTAGATGGGCAAATCAATTACGTTCGTATGTTTATGCGAGGCCATAATGCCAGCTTTAAGTTTTAATAATTGTATGACAACAGGCCACCAAGCGTGGCCACCTACAGAAGTTTTAGCATCTCAAGGCAAGGTATTTACTGGTGGTATAGCGGTTGTTATAGCCAGAGATAAAATAGTACCTCATACTGAAATTAAAAAGCCTTATGAGACACACGGTGGTTCTGTTGAACCAAGGACAAGTAAAGTCTTTGTTACCGGTAAGAAAGCAGCCGCAATGGCAGACCCTATTTCTTGTGGTGACACCATCGCACAGGGTTCACCAAAAGTATTCATTCACTAGGAAAATATAATGGCAGACCAACCTACTAATTTTCAGTTAACTAGACAAGTTAACGCAATCCCAAAAGTATTTGTGGGAGCAACATTTGAAGAAATTAAAAAGAACATAATTGATTGGCTGTCGGGTCAAGATGAATTTAAGGATTACGATTTTGCTGGTTCCAGAATGAACGTCCTTATTGATATGCTAGCGTATAATACTCTTTATATGCAGCAATTCTCTAATACGGCAATTTACGAATCATTTATCGGAACTGCAAACCAACGTTCTTCTGTTGTTCAGGCTGCACAGGATAAAGGATATCTTCCTTCTTCTAAATCTGCAGCAAAAACAAGTCTTCTTTTAACTGTCGAGAATGCTCGTCCTGATTACAGTATTAAAATACCTCGCGGGACTAAATTCCTTGCTTATGCACGGGAATCTCGAGTTGACCCATATCCGTTCGTAGTAACTGAAGACGTTATTGCAATCAGAGATAATGCCGGACAATATCGACCTATTATTAATCTAGCCCAAGGCCGAATTATTCGTACAGAACTTTTGTTTGACCCAACTCAGCCTATTATTATTCAAGACCCTGACATTGACCGTAAAGAAGTCAAATTGAAAGTAAATGGAGCAGAATGGACCGATTGGACTAACAAATCAATGGTTCATGCGGGTTCTACTTCTACAATTTTCTATATGCGTGAAACCGTTGATGGTTTTACTGAATTCTTCTTCGGTGAAGGTGAAAGTTCTCCATCGGTAGCTGGCGGTGTAATGGAAGCTAACTATATCGGTGGGTTAAAACCAACTAAAGAATCTTCAATCGTTATTGAATATCTTCGTACAGATGGTGAAGCCGCTAATGGTGCAACAGATTTCAGTTACGCTGATACGTTAACTAACCTGACAATTGTTGCTATTACCGAAAACTATGATAATAGCCCTGACTATGTCGGTGCAGATGGTGGTGGTGACCCAGAAGACATTGAACGTATTCGTGAACTTGCTGTTGTTAAACGTGAAGCACAGATGCGTTGTGTGACCGGTACAGACTATGACACGTTTATTTCAGAACGATTCGGTTCTATTGTTCAGGCCGTCCAGACATTTACAGACCCAGGTAAACCAGGCTATGCATTTATTGCGGTTAAACCTAAATCAGGGTTGTATTTGACGGCAGTTCAGCGTGAAGATATGCAAAATTACTTGAACGGATTTAATGTTTCAACTATTACACCAAGTGTAATTAGTCCTAACTATATGTTCTTGAAACATAATATTCGTGTAACTTATGCTCTTAATAAGCTCCAAGAATCTGAACAGTGGTTGAAAGCCCAGGTCATTGACCAAATTGATAGATATTACATAGACGAAGTTGAAATCTTTAACCGTGGATTTGCAAAGTCTAAAATGCTTACTTATGTAGATAACGCAGACCATAGTATTTTAGGTTCTTCTGCGACAGTTAGCATGGTTCGTGAAGTATTAAACTTCTTTAAAACACCAGCAGCTGGTATTAAATACTACAATCAATATACAAACCGTTCTGTAGAATCATCCGTCTTCAAATTCATTCCTACCACAGGAACAAAATACGATGTTAGAATCGTAGCAACGGATAGAAATGCTACAACAGGTAAAGGTAAAATGGTTATTGGTCCGTTCCGTAATGGAGATGTTACAGTTGGAACTCTTTATACTGGAAGCGATTTCAATAAAATGTCTGCTCCTGCAAACCAAACACGCTATTATGTGATTGGCGATATCGATTACTATAGTGATTTCATTTATTGGGATATAGCCGCTATAGGTTTAACTTCTAATAAATTTGAAGTCCAGTCTATCGAGCTTTATGCAGGGCCTTCACAAGATAATATCTTTACTAAAGACGGTTCACTAATTGTGTTTGAGAATGACCTTCGTCCTCAATACACTACAATAACAATGGAGCCAATTGCACAATGACTGTAAAAGCACCTGACGTAACTAGTTTACGAATTGACAAACTTTCTGCCAATCAGGTCAGCATTCGTTGGGATAACGTCGGTGCAAACTTCTATTATTTCGTAGAAGCATGCCAAACTCGCGATAACGGGGTCCCTTTGGACCCCTCTAGATATCGTTGGAGAAACTTAGGTTATACCGCAGAGAATGACTGGTTTGAAGATACATTTGTATCACCGAATCGCTACTATAAAATGAGGGTGGCCGTAGCTGCTAAAGGGTTCGAACAATCTAATTGGGTTGAAACCGAAGAATTCCAAATGTTTTCTCAAAACGCTTACACTTTTGAGACAATGCGAGAATTCACACTAAGTACAAAATTTATTAACGAAAAATTTGTTTTTAATCGCCCTTATATTGATTTCAACCGTGATTCTATAGTTGCATCTTTGATGGCAGAGAATTTTCAATATTCGCCTGCATTTAATGATGTTAGTTCCATTAAAAACTTTATCCTAAATTCAGATCAGTTCCATGAAATACAAGGTCCTATCGAAAAGGTGTGTATTGATGTAGAACGAACTATGCTGGCTGAAATAGGCGACGTTCTTTACTTATTCGAGCGCTTCCAGCCATTAGTAAAAGTTTCTAACGATAAAGGACAGAACTGGCAATATGTAAAATTATTTACAGACCGTGTTGGTAACCCTGTTTCAAGAATTCCTTATTACCAGTCTAATACCACAACTTATGTTTTGGGTTATGATCGTGTGTTTTATGGACGACAATCTAACGATATAAGATGGTCTTCTGATATTGTTAAATTTAGTTCTCAAGACGTGACATTTGCTAAAATAGGTGACCAACTTAAATTAGGCTTTGATGTAGAAATCTTTGGTGATTATGCAAGACTACCACTGGCCATCTCTAAGATAGCAGAGGCGATTACTGTCTCTGATGACTATATCTATGTGGTCGGGCGTGATAAAGTCTTTAAGGCTAAAACTACCAACGCTCCTGTTGATACAGACCCTAATTCGCCAACATTCGGTGAGAAGATGTTTGAAACCGGATTTTCTAATATCACCGGCAACCCTAAAGCTGTATGCTTTAAAATGGATTCTGTTGATGGTAGAGTACTGGCGCTAATCACAGGCGAAGTTAAAACTCTAGGAATGGACCCTACTGTCCCTGCTAATGTTATCGATTCTGAATCTAAAGGCGTTTATTGGCTTGACGTTGAAACTGATACGTGGACTCGTGTATTTGGTAATACCGAAGAAGAACGTCGTCGTATTGAGCATGGTTGGACTTCATTAGGCACAGACGGTAAAGAAATATTCTTCTCTAGTAGCAACTTTAAATTTGAAGTAGAAGCTGATTCTGAAATTTCTGCAAAATATCGTGAGTTGGTTAATTCTGGTGTTAGATATGAGTATTCAGATGAAAAAATTCATGATAAGCATTACTTAATGATGAGTTTTAGAACATCAGCAGAGTCGGATTTCAAAAAGTTTAAACCAGGTCGAATGACTTATTATGCTGAGCCTTTCTTTGGTTGGTGCAGAAGAGATAGTGTTCGTTCTTGGATAACTAATAGCAATAGAGCAATGGTTGTTTATTCAGACCAGCTTTATCAAAAGACTATCGACCTGTATGGTTCAGGTTCTCCGGACAGGATTGTTCATGAATACTGGGAAAAAGGCCACGTAACCGTAACAGCACCTAATATCGAATTCAAAGGGTTCAAAAAATATGCATCAGGTATTCTTCTTCATAAAAATACTGGTGAAATAATTGGCTACTTCGAATTTGACTATCGTGTTAGAGACGAAGCCTTGATTTTCTGGAAGCCAACTGAAATAATGTTTACGGCCGACCTGCAAAACCAAGAACGTGAAATACCGTGGACTCCTAAAGTAACTAATTCTGAACGAGACCCAGACCTCAGACCACTTCTTACTAAAATGGTTCCTGACAGCTATTTGCTTCAAGATACTAATTTTGAGAAGTTCTGTGAGTATTATCTCCAGTTTATATCAGATGGTTCAGGTACCCAGTATAACAACCTATTGAATCTTATTCGTAACAAATATCCAAGAGAAGAGGATGCTTGGGAATATCTGTGGTCTGAGATTTACAAACGAAATATTTACTTGTCAAAAGATAAACGTGATGAAGTGGTTCGTTTCTTTGAAGCACGTCAATCTGATTTATGGATGACAAAAGGTACAGAAGCTTCTTATAAGTTCTTGTTTAAACTTCTTTATAATGAAGATGTTGAAATTGACATTGAGTCAAAAAATACTACCGAATATGATATTATCGTGGAGTCTGATAACATCAACGAAGATGTTGTAGGAACAAGCATTTATACTCCTACCGGACGTAGTAATGTAACTTATATCGAGCGTGAATATAAAGATGGTAAGCTTAGATGGCGTATCACTATTCACAACCTTTTAGGTAGATACTTAGTTGGTCAAGAAATCAAATCCGACATAACAGGATTCAAAGGAATGATTATCCAGGGTGTGCGTGGTAAAGATTTAATGACTAACAGCATCGATTATATCGACCGTAACAGAAGTTATTATGTTATGACGATTAAATCTAATCTGCCTACTTCTAGATATCGTAATGATGTCTTAAGATTTGTCCATCCGGTAGGATTTGGCTTCATTGGCATTACACTCTTAACAATGTTTGTTAATACCGGTTTGACATTAAAACATGTTGAAACTATATTAAATAAACTTAAAAACTATCGTTGGTCCGATGGAATCCCATCAGAATGGTATGACAGAGTTGCATCTTTAAATAGCGCCGGTGAAGTTAACCGTGACCCTGTTACAGGCGAAGTTATTTACTTGATTGCTCCTAATGCAGGTTTGCCATTCCCATTACCTTCAGACTATGACTCAGAAAATGATAACTCTATTTTCCAAGGTCAGACTCCTTCTGAAAGGCGCAAAAAATTAAGTGCTCTGTTAGACCAAAGCGGAATAACATTCTGTCAATGGCGTGAACTTGTTGATAAACGTCTTAAAGATGATATAGGTAATCCTAGAGACCCACGTAATCCAACACAGGTAAAAGTAGATGAATAATAGTTCTGTAGTCTATCGTTCGATTGTTACTTCAAAATTTCGAACTGAAAAGATGTTGAACTTCTATCAATCTATTGGTGATGGTGCAAACCAAAATACGATGTATGTTACTTTCGGACGCTCAGAACCCTGGGCGTCAAACGAAAATGACCCAGGTTTTGCTCCTCCTTATCCAGTAGATGATGTTGAAGGAATTGAAGATATGTGGACCCATATGATGGGTTCTGTTAAAGTTTACAAGTCTATGCTTGATGCTATTACTCCACGTAAAGATTGGGGCGATATCAGATATCCAAACCCACGTAACTTCCAAGTCGGTGAAATAGTAGTTTCTAACAGCGCTCCATATAACCGAACAGATGCAGGTTCAGGTTGGATGGTTTATCGTTGTGTTGACATCCCAGACACCGGCACATGCTCAATTTATGAACTCACTAATAAAGAAGAGTGTATGAAATTAGGTGGTAAATGGACATCTAGTATAGATTCTATGATACCACCATCTGGGACTCGTGATACCGAAGGTGGTGAAATAATTAATTTGGGCGATGGGTATCTTTGGGAATATCTTTATGAAATTCCACCTGATGTAAGTATTAACCGTTGTACTAATGAATATATCGTAGTTCCTTGGCCTGATGAAGTTAAGGCGGACCCAGAACGTTGGGGCTATCAAAATAACTTGTCGTGGCAAACTGGCGATTATGGTGTTGTGTTTAGAGTTAAGGCAAACACTATAAGATTTAAAGCCTTCTTAGATTCAGTTTATTTCCCTAAATTCAGTTTACCTGGTAACAATGGTTTTAGACAGATTTCTATTATAAGTAATCCTTTAGAAAAACGTGTTATTCCAAGTGACCCTAATGTCAAAGCTATCAAAGAGTATTATGATGCGGTTGATTTAGATCGCCATTCAGGTGAAATGATATACATGGAAAATAGACCTCCTGTAATAAGAGCTATGGACCAGACAGAAGAAATTAACATCATCTTCGAATTCTAATAAGGGCCTTCGGGCCCTTTCGGGGCTATAAATATTGATATACAATAAAGAGGCTAAATTATGATTCCACAAGTAAATGGCAAACTTTTAATCGACGTTGGAGAGATTGGTAACGCCTCTACCGGCGATATTCTCTACGACGGTGGTGTTAAACTCAACACCGATTTAAACAACATCTATAATACATTCGGTGACCAACGTCTAGCCGATGTATATGACTCACAGAAATTACACGCAACCGGATATTATCAAAAGGTCACTAAGACTTCTGATTTCGGGCCTGGTGTAGACCCTGGCACTCAGGCCGACGTAGATACTTCAGCCGGCAATATAATTTGTGCTGTTCGAAATGGTAAAGTAGGCGAAGGCGTAGTCTTTATCAATAGTACTGGTAGTTTTAGCACAGAAAACTTTTTTGAGATTCAAGTAGTAGATAGTTTTGTTTCTATTCCTTCTGGGAACCTTCGTGTGACAACTCCTTTTAGTAGAATTACTGTTTGGTGTGTTAGTGTAGAAGGTGGTGTAGTTAAATGGGATTATAGCATCGAAAGTATGTTCGGTGATAAGTCAATTCCTTTAAACAAAACGTTCCAACTTTCTAATGTTAAACGTGATATTCAACTTTTCCCTAAAGGACAATATCAAACAGCTAAAATATTAGCAACCGCTTCTACTACGGATGGAACTAAATATAAAGTATCTGAAATCCTTTTATACGTTGATAGCGTTGCTAATAAAGTATATTCGACTGAATATGCAGTTATAAGAGGCGGGGCCGCAAACGACGAAGATGAATTATATGATTTGACGTTTAGCTCTCCTGTAGGCGATTATATAATTGCTACAGTAAATAGCTCGAGCCCAACAATGCGCTTGGCTCTTAAAATAGTAGAAACGCAATCATTTGGGGTTACTATCTAATGAAACAAAATCTTAATGTAGGTAACGTTGTGGATGACGGTACCGGCGACTACCTGAGAAAAGGTGGTCTTAAGCTTAATAATAACTTTGATGAGTTATATTATCAATTAGGCGATGGCTCATTCCCACACGCCGCCGGCGCATGGAAAACATATTCTGCTACACAAGGTGCTGTATTAGCGGCTAGCTTTGGTAAGTCGTATGCTTTGAATACTACTAGTGGACGTATTACCGTAAATCTTCCTAAAGGTAATATTGACAAATATAACTATGTTATTCGTCTGAGAGATGTATTCGGTACATGGCAGCGCAACCCGGTTCGAGTAGTTCCTGCTGCTGGTGACACCATTAAAGGCTCTCCTAACGCAGTAGAAATTAACAGAAACTTTGCCGACCTGGAATTAGTTTATTGCTCACCAGGGCGTTGGGAATATATCAAGAACAAATCAATCGACCGCATTGATAACAATGATATCGCTACAGTAGCAACTCAAGAATTTATTGCCACACAAGGACAAAGGGATTTCATGAATGTCTTTTCTGCTCATGATTACAACCCTACGAACTTGAAAGTTTTCCATCGTGGTAACTTATTGTTCTATGGTAAAGATAATGTTTTTGATCCTGTTAACGCTGAAGTAGGTTCTCCTGTTCCTGGTAATTCGACTGCACTGCAGGCATATGATGGCAAAAATATAAGACTTCGTAACGCATGTAATGAAGGCGATACTGTTATCGTTGTGTCTTATATGGATGGGTTGGGCCAATGGCGATCTTCATATAACCGTAGACAAGTCCGTGTTCTTGATTCTAAGTATACAAATAAAACTACTATAAATGGTAGTGTTATTGTTGACGATTTAGAAAATAAAAAAGTTTTCACTATGGCTGAATTGGGTGTTACTCCTGACCAACCTGTGAACCCTAATGCGGTTGAATTGTCTATAAACTCTGTTCTTCAATACCAGGCAGGTACAGCTGGTTTACCTGTATTCCGCTGTGAAGGCGCTGATACTGAAGACGCAGATGACTGTTATGCTTTAGGTGGTCAATGGGTCGAATCTGCTACTGATTTTCTTTTTGATACTGGTTCAGATGGTATTATTGTTGAAGAAGTTAGATTTGATAAACCTTTAGAACATGGCGATATCATTACTTTAGTATGGTATAACAACAATATTGGTACCACTCTAGAACTTGAAGAAATTTTGTTAGAGACTGATTCAAGATATGTTTCTGGTATGGACACAGTTAACATCACAGGCGATGTTCGTATTACCGATGTTAATAATCCATTCTGGCCTAACGTTGAACCTGTTTCTCCTACAGAATATCAGCCAAATACGGTACCAGCTATTTTTGATTTAGTATATCCGGTTGGAACTATTTACGAAAATACTGTGAACCCTAATAACCCTTCTACTTATATGGGCTTTGGTCTTTGGAAAAGATTGGAAGGAACTGTTTTAGTAGGTTGGTCTTCATCTCCTGGTACTAGGTTTAACCTGAATAATAACCACTTAGATACTACAGGAAAACAACAAAGCACTGCAGGCGGCACGGGTGGCAATGATGATTTGACTCTTAAAGCAGGTCAAATTCCTATGCTTAGAACCGACGACAAAGTTCTAGTCGTAGACCCTAATGGTCCTATTGTGGTCGGCGGATGTCAATTTGACCCGGATGCATCAGGTCCTGCTTATACAAAATATCGTGAAGCTCAAGCTACAATCAATAAAGAAAATATTATTGACCCTGCTAGTATTGATATCATGAACCCATATATAACCGTTTATCGTTGGATGAGGGTTGCTTAATGTTTAGTTTATCACGTTCTAAGGCGGGAGTAATAACTCGCCTTGCCGATTATCTTCAATTTCGGCTAAATCCTAATAAAACAGATTTTGTAGCAGGACAAAGGGCCGTAGGTGGTCCTTCAGCCTCTCAAACACAATTAGGTATTTTTTATCCTACTGTCCAGGGCGCAATTGATGATTTGGTAGGTCGTTGTGATTTACCTGTAAATACTGTAGTAATTAACACAGACGGACTTCCACCTGGCTTTACTAATCAAACAGACCAGCTTAAATTTAGTGGTGTTGTTCAAGGCGCGCCTGGCTCAGAACAAATGATTTATGTTTTAGGCTTCCCGGTTAAAGTCGCTGAAGGTGATACCGATATAGCGGTAGCTGCTAAAGCACATGCTGTCTTAACCGATGCTGTTGTTAATTCTATTGCGATTTCATCTGTAGAAATAGATAGTACTGACTCTACTGTATTAAATATTACATATAATGATTATCAGACACATATTTACCAGCCAGTGCCGCAATATGGTATTTCAATAACTCAAACTATTGTAGTAGAAGGTAAAGCCGGATACGGTAACTGGGCTAGAATGGGTACTGTGGACCAAACTTTGACAGGCGGCGAAGTCGATGGTAATATTACTTTGTACTATTTTAGAAGAGAATCATAATGACTACTAATACAATACGTCACGTCAGCGACGAATCGGTATACAAAATTTTTAAACCCGCAGGAACCGCATTTCCTTCTAATATCACAAACGTTCAGGCTGCTTTGGCGGCCTTGAACCCTATTGCGATTAATGGTATCCCTAATGCAACACAAACCGTTATAGGGATAAGTCGATTTGCGTCTCAGGCGGAGGTAGATAGCGGTACCCTTAACAACGTTAGTGTTTCTCCAGCAACATTAAAGTCCGCCATCCTGCGTCCACCTGCAACGACTACAGTAGCAGGTCTTACTAGATATGCTACTACTTCAGAAGCTTTAGCTGGAACTGTAGGTAATGCAGCAGTGGTTCCTACAGGTCTTAAAGCTTCTGTTGATGCAGCAAAAACACAAATTCTTTCCACTCAAGCCACTGAATTGGTTATGGGTCTAGCTAAAATATCTACACAAGCTGCTGCTTTAGCAGGTGCAGATGATTTAACTATAATGACTCCTAAAAAAGTAGCGTTAGCTATTGGTAAAGCTATTGCGACTGTTCCATCATATTCTAACGCGTCCGAATCAAATTATGGTTTAGTTAGAATGGCTACTGCCGGTGAAGTTCAGGCAGGTAACGTCGGCAATGCGGTTGCAATTTCCCCAGCAAATTTAAAAACTTTAACTTCTACCACTTCAAGAAATGGTTTAATTTCTATTGCTTCTGGTGCTGAAGTCGCTGCTGGTACTAATAATACCAAAGCTATTACTCCGGCTGCATTATTATCTAGAACAGGTAATGAAAGTAGAACAGGCCTTCTTAAAACAACTCGAACCGTTGGTTCAGGTGATGGAAGTACTGCATTAGCTTATAATGCCAATGTTATTTCAACCCAAGGCAACCAATCTATTAATGGTGGATTGACTCTTACAGGTCTTCAGATTAATGGACAGGCTAATATAACATCAAATGCGACAATTGGTGGTAATTTAACCGTATCAGGCGGGATTACTTCTAGAGGACAACAAGTTGTTACTATTGATATGATAGGCGACGACGTCCCTGTAGGTGTTATTGTTATGTGGATCGGTGCTGCAAATAAGGTCCCAGCAAAATGGCGTATTTGTGATGGTGGATATACTTATTCAGCGTCTTCAAACCCGGCGCTTTGGAATGTTTTACCTACCGGCCGTGTTCCTGATATGAGAGGTTTATTTGTTCGTGGTGCTGGTGTTGGTGCTGATATTCTTAACGCTCAATCACCTGATAGTAAAGGTAAGCCAGGTCTTGGCGTAGGTTGTGGTGCTGGTGCTGTCGGTACAGTTCAGGCTCAGGCTGTTAAGAAACATAAACACAACAGTGGTTGGGGTGAACACCATAACCGTTCTGATGCATATTTCGGCGCTACTAACCGTAATGGCTTCCGCGGTAATAATAGACGTGATAGTGATAACTATCTGTATTTTACTAATGATGGTGCCGAATATGAGGCCGAAGGTTCCAGAGATTCATTTGGAACAATGAACCCTAAAGACCTGATGCAAGACGAAAACCGTCCTTGGAACATCGCAGTATACTATATCATCAAAATCCAATAAGGAATTAAAATGATCGAACATTTGGAATTAAAAAATCTTCCATATGTCGATGGCTATCCTGAAGCAGACCAGAAGCGCATCCCATGGGTGCGCAATGGCGAATGTTTAGACGGTGCTACGACAAAATATGGTAATGATGGCACATTGAATGGGGCGCCGTTAGGAATTCAGCGAAACGTTGAAAGGCTTGAAGAAAACACCGAACTTACTAAAGATGCTTTAAATGTAGTTATTGACAATGTTAATAACATTAATGAAGCATTAGAAGCGGGTTCTGATGTAAGTATCATCCAACAGGTTTCTAAAAACAAAGAAAACATAGAAATTCTTCAAGTTCATATGCAATTTGCTGAAGATAATATTGGAGACCTTTATACTGACACCGAATTCCTTAAAGAAGATTTAGGTGTTTATGACCCAGCGACCGATGGATATTATCGTCCTGTTCGTGATGATATTGTATTCCTGAAAAAAGAAATTGGTCAATATCCAGACCAAGATATAAACGGTCAATCTAAACCAGGCGCAGAAGCAACTGGTATGAAGCGTCGCATTATTAACAATAGCTCGGCTATCGTTTCTCATGCTATCAGAATTAAAACTTTAGAGGATAATTACACTGATTCTGACGTAGGTTCATTAAGCATTAAAATTAATGAGCTGCGCTCTGAATTAGGCCCTAGAGCAAGTTCTATAGGTAAGCCTGACGTTTATACTCGCCTTGATTCTTTAGATTCTGCTACTGACGTTTCTAAAGAAACTATCGACGAAATTAAAGAAGCTATTGGTTTAGGTAGCGGTGCTTCTATTAACACTAGGATGAATTCTGCCGAATCTAGACTAAGTGCTATTGATGATAATCTGAATACTCCTATTACGGGATTAAACCCTAAAGTTACTAGTATAGAAAGCGCCATTGGTACTTCTTCAGAGGCGTCTACTATAAATGGTAGATTATACAGATTACGAGAAGACCATAATGCTTTAGCCTCTATTGTTGGTAATGATTCAAGCTCTGGTCTTCGTGGTCAAGTTGCATGGATGTCGGAAACAATTGGCACTTCTGTCAATCCGGCTCCGACAAGCATTCAAGGACGGTTAACTTCAGTAACCACTATGGCCTCTGCTTCTGCTTCTGATATCCAAGATATCCAAGTTGAAATCGGTACAAACCAAACTGGTTTAAAGGGCTCCGTTCTGACGTTAACACGTCAAATGAATGGTACAAACCCTAATGGTAATACTGTTGAAGAGCGTGGTGTAGTTAACAGTGTCAAAATCTTAGAAACTCGTACAGCAAACGTTATTTCTGATGCCCCTGCAGATGGTTTAATGTATGCTCGTAAAGATGCTAATTGGGTCGTAGTTCCTAGTGCAGATGACATTACTGATATCCAAGACGGATTAGCAGCGGTTAATTTAGATGTTTCTTCTCTTAAAACTAGAATGGACACTGCTGAAACAGAAACCGCTAAAATTGAACCTCTTTCTGTTTTAGTGAGCACAAACTCTGCCGATATATCAGATGCTAATTCTAAAATAGAAGTTTTAGAAACTGAATTGGAATCTAAAATAGAGCCATGTCCACAAGATGGCCAAGCTTATGTTCGTGTGAACAATGATTGGGTCCTCCTTTCAACTTTCTTAACACCATAATAAAGGGCTTCGGCCCTTTTTTGGCATAAATACTTATATCTAATATGAGGACATCTTATGGCTACAGAATCTTATAACCCTAAACAACTCAAGGATTCAATCCTTCGTCGTTTAGGAGCCCCAATTATTAATATTGAAGTTACTACTGATCAAGTGTATGATTCAATCCAGCGCGCCCTGGAGCTTTATGGCGAATACCATTATGACGGCTTTAACAAAAACTATTTCGCCTTCCATATTGGTGAAGAACAACTCGCACGTGATTTAGTATTTGACCTTTCAGGTCGTGGTGTATTTGCTGTGACCCAGATTGTTAGAACTAACGTTGGTTCTTTAACATCGATGGACGGCCAGGCTACTTATCCGTGGTTCACCGACTTTGTTCTTGGCCTAGCTGGTATTAATGGTGGCATGGGCTCGAGTTGTAATACGTTTGGTCCTAATGCTTTTGGTGCAGACCTTTCTTATTTTACCCAGCTTATGCAATATCGTTCTATGATGCAGGATATCATGGTTCCACTTCCTGATTATTGGTATAACGATGACACTGAAATGCTTAAAGTAATGGGTAATCTTCGTAAAGGCGATCTATTAATTGTCGAAGTATATACTCAAAGTTTTATTAGCGTAGACGGAATGGCAGTAGGTCAAGCTGGTATCGGATATGCTCAATCTTGTTCTACAGACCCTTGGTCTTTACAAGACAAATACGAAGCTCCTTGGAAAACAACAGGACCAGCTCGTGCTGGAGAATCTACTGCTCCTAGACAAGGCGCATATAACAACCGTTGGGTTAAAGATTATGCTACGGCATTAACAAAAGAAGTTTGGGGTAACGTTCTCGCTAAACATCAAGGAATGCAGATGCCAGGTGGTGTAACTGTAGACGGTATGCGTTTAATTGAAGAGGCTCGTCTTGAAAAAGAACGTCTCCGTGAAGAACTAGATTTACTCGACCCACCTTTCGGTATTTTGGTAGGATAATATGGCAACTTTCGATTCAAGTTTATTTGCAAAGCTCGAGAATAACACGGGCTATGATAACACGAACGAAACTGAAATATTAAACCCGTATGTAAACTGGAATCACTATTCTAATGTCCAAACGTTAGCTGATTCTATTGTGGCTGAATCTGTTCAGATGCGTGGTATTGAACTTTATTATATCCCACGTCAATATGTCAAACCAGATATTATTTTTGGTGAAGACCCACGGTCTAAGTTTGATAAAGCCTGGAAATTTGCAGGATATTTGAATAGCTTTGACGGTTACAGCGGTGACAATACTTATTACAGTAAGTTCGGTATGATGGTTAATGATGAGGTTGAAATCACTATTAACCCAAATCTCTTTAAACACCAAGTGAACAATAAAGAACCACAATCAGGTGATTTAATTTATTTCCCAATGGACAACAGTCTATTTGAAATAAATTGGGTGCAACCTTATGACCCGTTCTATCAGGTCGGCCAGAACGCAATGCGTAAACTTACGGCAACTAAATTCGTTTACTCTGGCGAGGAAATTAAACCATCACTCCAAAGAAATGAGGGGATTAATATTCCTGAATTCAGTGAACTCGATTTAATGCCGGTTCATAATCTTGATGGCTTGGCCGATACTAATATCGAGCAATATGCAGAGTCTAATGCATTTAATGAAGAAGCCGCTGAATTCGTCGAACCTTATGTAGTTATTAACGGTAAAGGTGATATGGCTCCTCCTAAGAGCTCTCCTTTTGATGATGATTTTATGTCATAAATAAAGCATATAATACCCCGGCTTCGGCCGGGAATAACTCACTGGAGGTGAACTTTGTTTGGTCATTGGTACAATTCATCTCTTCGTCGTTACATTGTTCTAATGGGTGACCTTTTTTCCCACGTTCAAATACAACGTATGCGCGAAGATACTGGGATGAAATATATTAAGGTCCCTATTACTTATGCATCTAAAGAACATTTTATGATGCAGCTTGGCAAAATAAATGCCATTCAAAATATTCCTTCGCCTGATATGTCTCCTGAAGAAAGAGCTGCTCAGATTGCGAAGATTGAAACTATTCTTCCTCGTATGAACCTTCATTTGGTTGATATGATGTACAACGCACAGTATAAAACAGCCCTTCAAAACAGGTCGATGGCACAATATAGGGATAATGACCCTAGAAAAGCAATAAGTCAATTCAGTCCTGTTCCTATGAAAATGATTTTTGAATTAGGCCTTTATACTAGAAACCAAGATGATATGTTTCAAATCATAGAACAGATTATGCCGTATTTCCAGCCACATTTTAATACGACAATAACTGAACTTTATACTAACGAAATCAAATTTGAACGTGATATCAGAATTGTATTCCAATCGTTAGCGATGGACGAAGTAATTGAAGGTGATGCCGCATCGAAGCGTCGTCTTGAATGGTCTATCATGTTTGAAGTAAATGGCTGGCTTTATCCTCCTGTTTCTAATTTAGAAGGTGAGATTAAAACAGTTTATCTAGACTTCTTTGCTAATAGCAGAGAATTAAAACCAGAAGGTAATTTTGAATCAGTGGACTCTGAAGTTGTCCCTCGTGACGTAGAACAAAGCGAGTGGGACGGCGAATTAATACAGACCTATGATTCATCAGGTAAACCTATTCCGGTCGCCCCTGAGCCACCAGGACCACGAGGTACATAATGAGCGAACTTAATATTGCAAGTCTAATGGACATCAGTGAATTGCCTGGAATTGAAGGCGAAGAAATCGAGGTCTATGCTCCATTAGAACTGGTCGAGGTAAAATCCAACCCTAATGACCGTAAACCAGACCTCGAAGATGACTATTCAGTGGTTCGTAAGAATATGCACTTCCAACAGCAGATGTTGATGGATGCCGCTAAAATATTCCTTGAAACGGCTAAGAATGCTGATTCTCCTCGCCATATGGAAGTATTCGCAACCCTGATGGGTCAGATGACCACTACAAACAAAGAAATTCTGAAGCTTCATAAAGAAATGAAAGATATCACCGACGAAAAGGTTGATACTAAAGGACAAGGTGGTCAACAGACTACTAATATTGAAAATGCGACTATTTTCATGGGCAGTCCTACAGATCTTATGGATGAGATTGGTGATTCATACGAAGCCCAAGAAAGATTAGAAAAGCAGGTTAATTAATGGAATTACCAGTCAACGTACTGAGTGATGACCATCCATTGAATGTGGGCGATATGATTGTCATTCGCCCTCCTTCTCAACTAGAAACAAAAGTTGAAGATGGGATAACATGGATGAAATCGCAATGGGATGGGAAATGGTACCCCACGAAATTTGATGATTATCTTAGAATAAACAGTATTGTAAAAATTCGTTTGCAGGGTGAAGACCCTAATTTATTCCAGACGTTCAAAGATAAAAATAATAAACGTTCTCGTTATATGGGTTTACCTAACTTAAAACGAGCTAACATTAAAACGGCTTGGACCAGAGAAATGGTTCAGGAATGGAAGAAGTGTCGAGATGATATCGTATATTTCGCAGAGAAATATTGTGCTATTACACATATCGACTACGGGACCATTAAGGTCCAACTTCGTGATTACCAGCGTGATATGCTTAAAATCATGCACTCAAAGCGTATGACTGTTTGTAACCTGTCTCGTCAGTTAGGTAAAACAACCGTAGTAGCAATTTTCCTTGCTCACTTCGTGTGCTTTAACAAAGATAAGGCTGTTGGTATTTTGGCTCACAAAGGGTCAATGTCGGCAGAAGTATTAGACCGTACTAAACAAGCGATCGAACTGTTACCTGATTTCTTACAACCAGGCATCGTAGAATGGAACAAGGGCTCAATTGAACTCGACAATGGTAGTTCCATTGGCGCTTATGCAAGTTCCCCTGACGCCGTTCGTGGTAACTCTTTCGCTATGATTTACATTGACGAATGTGCATTTATCCCGAACTTCATTGATGCATGGCTTGCTATACAGCCAGTTATTTCTTCTGGTCGTCGTTCTAAAATTATTATTACAACTACTCCTAACGGATTAAACCACTTCTATGATATCTGGTCAGCAGCTATTGAAGGTAAATCAGGCTTTGCTCCTTATACTGCGATTTGGAACTCTGTTAAAGAACGTTTATATGACGATAATGATTGCTTTGATGATGGGTGGCAATGGTCTGCACAAACTATCAGTGCTTCAAGCCTTGAACAATTCCGTCAGGAACATATGGCTGAATTCCAAGGTACTTCCGGTACGCTGATTAATGGTATGAAATTAGCCAACTTGTCTTTTATTGAGACAACTCCTGAAAATGGTTATTTCTATCGTTATAAGAAACCTGAAGAAGGGCGTAAATATATCGCTGCATTAGACTGTTCTGAAGGTCGTGGTCAGGACTACCATGCAATGCATATTATAGATGTGACAGATTCCCAATGGGAACAAGTTGCAGTACTCCATTCTAATGAAATTTCTCACTTAATCCTCCCGGATATAGTGCATAAATATCTAATGGAATATAACGAAGCTCCTGTTTATATTGAGCTGAACTCGACCGGTGTTTCTGTAGCTAAATCACTTTATATGGACCTTGAGTACGAAAACGTTATTTGTGATTCAATGGTTGATTTAGGTATGAAACAAACAACTAAAACCAAAGCGGTTGGTTGTTCTACATTAAAAGACCTTATCGAGAAAGATAAATTAATACTTCATCACAAGCCTACTATTTTTGAATTCCGTACCTTCAGCCAGAAAAAACTTTCATGGGCTGCAGAAGAAGGTTTCCATGATGACTTAGTGATGGGTTTAGTAATTTTTGCGTGGCTAACGACCCAGCAGAAATTTGCCGACTACGCAGACAAAGATGAAATGCGCCTTGCATCAGAAGTCTTTAGTCGTGAGTTGGAAGATATGAACGATGAATACGCTCCAGTTGTTTTTGTTGATTCTGGTGACTCTTCAGCCGAATATGCTCCAAGAGAACATGGCTTGTCGTTTGTATAAATAAGATAAAGCAAACTATTTGAGGAATTAAAATGGCTTTATTATCTCCGGGCGTAGAGCTCAAAGAAACCAGTGTACAGAGCACTGTGGTTCGTAATGCTACGGGTCGTGCTGCTCTGGTTGGTAAATTCCAGTGGGGTCCTGCATTCCAGGTTGTACAAGTTACTAACGAAGTAGAACTTGTTGATATGTTTGGTGGTCCTACTAATGAAGTTGCCGATTATTTCATGTCTGGTATGAACTTCCTTCAGTATGGTAATGACCTTCGTACTGTTCGTGTGGTTAACCGTGACGTTGCTAAAAATGCATCACCAGTGGCAGGGAATATTGAAACAACCATTCTCACTGCTGGTAGTAACTATAAAGTTGGTGACGCAATTCGCGTCAAATATCTCCAGACTGTTATCGAAGAAGATGGTAAAGTAACAAAAGTAGATACTGATGGTAAAATTCAGGCAGTATTCATTCCATCTGGCAAGATTATCGCTCATGCGAAATCTGTTGGCCAATATCCAGCATTAGGTTCTGCATGGACTGCTGAAATTACTTCTTCAAGTTCTGGTGTTTCTGGTACTATTTCTATCGGTAAAATCGTAACTGATTCCGGTATTCTGTTGACCGAAGCTGAATCTGCTGAATCTGAAATTACTTCTTTAGACTTCCAAGAATCTCTGGCTAAATATGCAATGCCTGGCGTTGTAGCTCTTTATCCAGGCGAAATCGGTTCTACTATTGAAGTTGAAATTGTTTCTTATGCCGATTTCCAAAAAGGTAATGCTCTGCAATTGCCTATTTACCCTACTGGCGGTACTCGTGCTTCTGTAGCCAAGGCTATTTTCAACTATGGTCCACAGACTGAAAACCAGTACGCTATTATTGTTCGTCGTGAAGGCGCAGTAGTAGAAAACGTTATTCTGTCCACTAAGCGCGGCGAAAAAGACGTTTATGGTAATAACATCTTTATGGATGATTATTTCGCTAAGGGTACTTCAAACTACATCTTTGCAACTTCTCTGAACTGGCCTGCTGGTTTCAGCGGTGTTATTCAGATGCAGGGTGGTGTTTCTGCAAACGATCAAGTTACCGCTGGTGACCTGATGCAAGGTTGGGATTTGTTCGCTGATCGTGAAGCCCTTCATATTAACCTGCTGATTGCTGGTGCTTGTGCTGGTGAAGGTGATGCAGTTGCTTCTACCGTTCAGAAACACGTCGTAAGTATTGCTGATGAACGTCAAGATTGCTTAGCATTTATTTCTCCGCCTAAAGGTCTGTTGGTTAATGTTCCACTGGCTCGTGCAGTAGATAATTTAATTGATTGGCGTGGTGGTACCGGTGCGTTTGACACCGACAACATGAATATCAGCTCTACTTATGCTGCTATTGATGGAAACTATAAATACCAGTACGACAAATATAACGATGTCAACCGTTGGGTTCCATTAGCTGCTGATATGGCAGGCTTGTGTGCTCGTACCGATGATGTTTCTCAGCCTTGGATGTCTCCGGCCGGTTATAACCGTGGCCAGATTCTGAACGTCATTAAATTGGCTATTGAGCCGCGTCAAACTCAGCGTGACCGTATGTACCAGGATGCTATTAACCCGGTTGTTGGTTTTGCTGGCGGTGATGGCTTCGTTCTGTTCGGTGATAAGACTGCAACCAAAGTCCCAAGCCCAATGGACCACATCAACGTACGCCGTCTGATGAATATGCTGAAGAAAAATATCGGCGATGCTTCTAAATACAAACTGTTCGAGTTGAACGATAACTTCACTCGCTCTAGCTTCCGTATGGAAACTTCACAGTACTTAGAAGGTATTCGTGCTCTTGGCGGTATTTACGAAGGCCGTGTAGTTTGTGACACCACGAACAACACCCCGTCCGTTATTGACCGTAACGAGTTCGTGGCTAGCATTTATGTTAAGCCAGCGCGCAGCATCAACTATATCACTCTGAACTTCGTAGCTACATCTACCGGTGCTAACTTCGATGAACTGATTGGTCCAGCCTGATAAACGCCAGGGCTCTTTAATTAGGGCCCTGATAAATCTATTGGCTGTTGAATTTAAATCAATCAGGCGCCGCCTGGCAACGTATAAATATACAAAGAGAGACTACAATGGAATTAACAGATATCACTCGCGCGTTCGAGTCAGGTGACTTTGCTCGCCCTAACTTGTTCGAAGTCGAAATTCCTTTCCTTGGTAAAAACTTCAGCTTCAAATGTAAAGCTGCTCCAATGCCTGCCGGTATTGTAGAAAAGGTTCCGGTCGGTTATATGAACCGTAAGATTAACGTCGCTGGTGACCGTACATTTGATGATTGGACTATTACCATTTACAACGATGATGCCCATGACACTCGTCAGGCTATTGTTGACTGGCAGAACCTTTGCCATGGTATGACTAATGAAATTTCTGGTGCAGCTCCAGCCGATTATAAAAAGACGGCTATTGTTCGTCAATTCCATCGTGACGGCAAACGCGTAACCAAAGAAATTACTATCACCGGTTTATGGCCTACTAATATTGGCGAAGTCCAGATGGACTGGGATTCGAACAACGAAGTAGAGACATTCGAGGCGACTTTCGCAATCGACTGGTGGGAATAAGGTAATAAATAGATATATCAAGGAGCTTCGGCTCCTTTTCCCAAAACTTCGGAGACTCTAATGGCAGGATTTAATAACGGCATTTTAAGTATTTTTGCTCCTTGGGCAAAAGCCGATGAGAACGAATATAAAGAACAAATTAATAATGACTTGGAGTCCATCACAGCACCGAAGTTTGATGATGGAGCTCGTGAAATCGAAACGAATGAACGAGAAGTTCCATATAACGCGCTTATGCAACAGATGTTCGGTAATAATGAACCGACTCTTAAAAATACGCGTGAACTTATTGACACATATCGTAATTTGATGAATAACTACGAAGTCGATAATGCTGTGGCTAATATTGTTTCAGACGCTATCGTTTATGAAGATGACCATGATGTAGTGGCTCTTAATTTAGACGGTACTGATTTTAGTCAGAATATAAAGGATCGAATTCTTGATGAATTTAGTGAAGTGTTAAATTGCCTTCACTTCCAACGTAAAGGTATTGACCATTTCCAACGTTGGTATGTCGACTCTCGTATTTTCTTCCATAAGATTGTTGACCCTAAAAACCTCAAAGCAGGTATTCAAGAACTTCGTCGTTTAGACCCTCGCCAAATGCAGTTCGTCCGTGAAGTTATCACTAAAGACGAAGCTGGCGTTAAAATTGTTAAGGGTTATAAAGAATATTTCATTTATGACACTGGCCATGAAAGCTATGCCTGTGATGGTAGAATTTACGAAGCCGGAACTAAAATTAAAATTCCAAGATCGGCCATCGTTTATGCCCATTCTGGTTTATTGTCATGCTGTGGAAAAAACATAATTGGTTATCTGCATCGAGCTATTAAGCCTGCAAACCAATTAAAGTTAATGGAAGATGCTTTAGTAATTTATCGTATTACCCGTGCTCCAGACCGTCGTGTATTCTACATTGACACTGGCAACATGCCTTCACGTAAGGCTGCAGCACACATGCAGCATATTATGAACACGATGAAAAACCGTGTCGTGTATGATGCAACGACCGGTAAAATTAAAAACCAGCAACACAATATGTCTATGACTGAGGACTATTGGCTGCAGCGTCGTGACGGTAAAGCGGTAACAGAAGTTGACACAATGCCTGGTGCAAGCGGTATGTCTGATATGGATGACGTTCGTTATTTCCGCCAGTCCTTATACCGTGCGTTACATATTCCTGAGTCTCGTATCCCTTCAGACCAAAATAGTGGTGTGATGTTTGATGCTGGTGCAACTATATCACGTGATGAGTTAGCATTTGCTAAATGGATTCGTCAGCTCCAAAATAAATTTGAGGAAATCTTCCTCGACCCTCTGAAAACCAACCTTATTCTGAAGAAAGTTATCACAGAAGATGAGTGGGACAAAGAGATAAATAATGTTAAAGTTGTGTTTAACCGTGATAGCTATTTCACTGAGATGAAAGATGCAGAAATCATGGAACGCAGAATCAATATGCTAACTATGGCTGAGCCGTTCGTTGGGAAATATATTTCTCACCAAACAGCTATGAAAGATTTCCTTCAGATGTCTGATGAGCAAATTAATCAAGAAGCTAAGCAAATTGAATTGGAGTCTACTGAGGCTCGTTTCCAAAACCCAGATGAAGAAGAAGAGGAATTCTAATGGACGATTTAATTCAAGCTATTAAATCAAACGACCTCGTCGCCGTTCGCAAAGTATTTGAAGCGCATATGGCACCTGTTGTTTCCAGTTTGATTGAAGCTGAAAAAATCAAAATCGCACGTTCTATCATGATTGAAGGCGAAGAGCCTAAAGATGAAGACGACGGCGATGATAAAGACGAAAAGAAAAAGAAAAATAAAGAAGAGTCTGATGGCAAAGGCGCTGATTCCAGCGGTGATGCTGATGAAGGTGATGACGAAGACGAAGACGAGGACGACTAAATGTATCTTCTCCCTGAAAGCTATGAATTAGTAACGGAAAATGTTGAAAACTTAATTCCAGAAGCGCAGGGTCGTTTTGATAGTCTTTCTAAAGCACTTGATAAAGCTGATATAAATAAACTTGTAGAGAACATGTTTGAGGATGGTGATATTGATTTAGCCATCGCTCTTGGTTCTATTAATGAAGAAATGGCTTTAAACGAATTTATCGTTAAACACGTTTCTTCTCGTGGTGATATTACGCGTACTAAAGACATTAAAACTCGTCAGCGTAATGCATACCAAACTACAGGTCTTTCTAAAGCTAAGCGTCGTCAAATTGCTCGTAAAGCTACTAAGACCAAGCGCTCTAACCCATCAACTCAGGTTCGTGCTGAGCGTAAGCGTAAAAAAGCTCGTGCGAAACGTAAAGCATTTGGATTAAGCTAATGAATGAACCCCAACTCTTAATCGAACATTGGGGTCAACCAGGTGAAATTATCGATGGGGTTCCTATGTTGGAATCCTACGATGGAAAAGATACAGGCTTAGCTCCTGGTCTATACATCGAAGGTATTTTCATGCAGGCGGAGAAAGTAAACCGAAATAAACGTCTTTATCCAAAGAAAATTTTGGAAAAGGCCGTAGCCAACTATATGGCAGAGCAGGTTGTTACTAAACAAGCTCTCGGCGAATTAAACCATCCACCTCGTGCGAACGTTGACCCTATGCAAGCAGCCATAATTATCGAAGATATGTGGTGGAAAGGAAACGACGTATACGGTCGTGCAAGAATTATTGAAGGTGACCACGGTCCTGGTGATAAACTAGCGGCAAATATCAGAGCTGGATGGATTCCTGGAGTGTCTAGTAGAGGCCTGGGTTCTTTGACAGAAACCAATAAAGGTTATAAGCTGGTCAATGAAGGATATCGCCTGACGGTTGGCGTAGACGCTGTATGGGGCCCTAGCGCTCCAGATGCATATGTCAAACCAAAACAAATTAATGAAAGTGCGGAAAATACTTCCGATACTAGTGCCGATGACGCCTACCTGGCTCTCGCAGAGGCCATGAAAGCGTTATAAATATTATTATCTAAACAACAGGACTACAAAATGCTTAAAGAACAACTGATGACCGAAGCGCAGAATATTGACGTTTCCGTTGCTCTTGACAGTATTTTCGAATCAGTTAATATTTCTCCAGAAGCTCGTGAGACTTTTGGCACTGTATTCGAAGCAACCGTCAAGCAGCAGGCTATTAAACTGGCCGAATCCCACATTGAATCCATCGCTGAAAAAGCGGAAGAAAAAGTTGCTAAGGCTAAAGAAGAAGCTGAAGAGAAAGCAGAGAAAGATATTCAAGAATCTGTTGCTCGCTTCTTAGACCACCTGGGTAAAGAATGGCTGGCTGAAAATAAACTGGCTGTTGACCGTGGTATTAAAGCCGATCTGTTTGAATCCGTAATGGGTGGCATGAAAGAATTGTTCGTAGAACACAACGTTGTAATTCCAGAAGAAGCTGTTGATGTTGTGGCTGAAATGGAAGAAGAACTGGCTGAACAGAAACAAGAAACTGCTCGTCTGTTCGAAGAAGTAACTAAGCGTGATGCATATATTAATTATGTACAACGCGAAACCGTTCTGGGTGAAGCAACTCGTGAGTTGACCGAATCTCAAAAAGAAAAAGTTAGTTCTCTGGTCGAAGGTATGGAATACTCAGATTCATTCCCTGCTAAGCTGGACGCTATTGTAAATATGGTAAAAGGTTCTATTACCGAATCCGGTTCTAATGAAAAACCGATTACCGAAGGTGCTATAAATACACCTGAAGATGATGCTGCAGCTCTGAACTTTGTTTCAGAACCGGTCGTCGAACAGGCTCAAAAGCCTGCAATGTCTTTAGCTGACATGGCTGCTCTTGCAGCATCACGTATTTCTTAATTTAACAAGGTTATTATCACATGAAAAAGAATGAACTCGTCCAGAAATGGCAGAATCTGTTGGAAAACGAAGCACTGCCAGAAATCGTAGGCGCTTCTAAGCAAGCTATTATTGCTAAAATCTTCGAAAACCAGGAAATGGACATCATGAATTCTCCGGAATATCGTGATGAGAAAATCGCTGAAGCATTCGGTTCCTTCCTGACTGAAGCCGAAATCGGTGGTGACCACGGTTATGACGCTACTAACATCGCTTCTGGCCAGACCTCTGGTGCAGTAACCCAGATCGGTCCAGCAGTAATGGGTATGGTTCGTCGTGCTATTCCTCATCTGATTGCTTTCGACATCTGTGGTGTTCAGCCTCTGAATAACCCAACTGGTCAGGTATTCGCCCTGCGTGCCGTTTACGGTAAAGACCCAGTTGCTCCAGGTGCTAAAGAAGCATTCCACCCAATGTACGCTCCGGATGCAATGTTCTCTGGTAAGGGTGCAGCAGGTGCTAACTTCCCAGCTCTGGCTGCAGGTACTGTGACCGAAGCAGGTAAAGTTTATCGTCATGACTTCGCACAAACCGGTACTGCTTACTTCCAGGCTACCGAAGTTGTTACTGTTGATGCTGCCGCTACCGATGCTGCTAAACTTGATGCAGAAGTTCTGAAACAAGTTGAAGCTGGTGTGTTTGCTGAAATCGCAGAAGCAATGGCTACTTCTATCGCCGAACTGCAGGAAGGCTTCAACGGTTCTAGCGATAACCCATGGAACGAAATGGGCTTCCGTATCGATAAACAAGTTATCGAAGCTAAATCCCGTCAGCTGAAAGCAAGCTACTCTATCGAACTGGCACAGGACCTGCGCGCTGTTCACGGTATGGACGCTGATGCCGAACTGAGTGGTATTCTGGCTACTGAAATCATGCTGGAAATTAACCGTGAAGTAATTGACTGGATTAACTATTCCGCACAGGTTGGTAAGTCTGGTTTTACTAACACCGTTGGTTCTAAAGCTGGTGTGTTCGACTTCCAGGACCCTATCGACATCCGTGGTGCTCGTTGGGCTGGTGAAAGCTTCAAAGCTCTGCTGTTCCAGATTGACAAAGAAGCAGCTGAAATCGCTCGTCAGACCGGTCGTGGTGCAGGTAACTTCATCATCGCTTCTCGTAACGTAGTTAACGTACTGGCTGCAGTTGATACCGGTATTTCCTACGCTGCACAAGGTCTGGGTCAAGGTTTCAACGTTGACACTACCAAAGCTGTGTTCGCTGGTGTTCTGGGTGGTAAATACCGTGTGTATATCGACCAGTATGCTCCACAGGACTACTTCACCATTGGTTATAAAGGTGCTAACGAAATGGATGCTGGTATTTACTACGCACCATACGTTGCTCTGACCCCACTGCGTGGTTCCGATCCGAAGAACTTCCAGCCAGTAATGGGCTTCAAAACTCGTTACGGTATTGGTATTAACCCGTTCGCTGATACTGCGGCTCAACAGCCTAAAGGTCGTATCGTTAATGGTATGCCTGATATCACTAACAGCCTGGGTAAAAACGGTTACTTCCGTCGCGTGTTCGTTAAAGGTATCTAATCCTTTTAAAAAATTATGGGAGACTTCGGTCTCCCATTCTTGTTTCTGTACCTTTATAAATAATATTATTATCCACTAAGGAAAAGCGCAATGGCTAAAATCAACGAACTTCTGCGCGAATCAACTACAACGAGCAGCATCCAATATGGTCGTCCGAATCTCGTTGCTTTGACACGCGCTACAACTAAATTAATTTACAGCGATATCATCGCGGAACAACGTACTACACAGCCAGTTGCGGCATTGTACGGTGTCAAATATCTTACCCCAGATAATGAATTCAGCTTCGCAACCGGTGCTACTTATGGTGGTCAAGTAGGTTCTAAAGATAGAGAATCTATTCCTAAGCTGACTTCTAAAGCCCAGAGCATTGCACAGGGCGATTATTTCGTATACGAGAACATTGTTTATAAGGCACTCGAAGCGGACC